ATTGAGGATGAAAGCAACATACTCAACTTCAGGTCTGATTCTATCTAGTTCTACTAAGATAGTTTCATTATCCATTCCGTCGTCTCCGTCAGTATCACCTACCAAATCATCACCAGAGTGATGGATTGCTCTGTCACTTGAGTCTTTATGACCAAAGTAAACAGTTTCAAGCTTACGCTTGTTAGCGTCCATAAGAACTACAGAAGCATCAAGGTCTACAGCCTCAGTACCTCCACCAAAACCTAAGAAACCACCAGATTTGATAGCTCCCCAGTTTGCTCCAAAGAATACTTTAGATAACTTATTACCGTTATCGTCCTTTGACAGATTGACTCTGCCACCCTTAGATAGATTTATCATAGCTTATAAATCCTTTGGACCAGCATCAATACCGTAACCAGCCAGAACGTCGCACAACAGCACTGACTGATAGTTACCCTTACCTTCATTCACAGCCTGGAATTTCCAGCTACCATCCTTACGGTACAGCTTACAGAATACCAATGCTCTATCCATAGAAGCATCTTCTTCCAAGTCATACTTAGCAAGGATGTTGTTGCCTTCTGCACCTTCATACAGGTTCACCTTAGCATTGTGAACCATACCGAAGTTCTGTTGACGGTTCTTAGCATCGTGAATGTTTACTAAGATAACAACTTCTTGCACCTCGGCAGGAACCTTAGTAGTGTCGATAGTGATAGTTTCATCATCACCGTCACCAGCACCAGTTCTGTTATCACCAGAATGCTTTACAGACTTAGAAGGGTCTTCCAAGTTACCGTAGAACACCATGTTGTTATCACTGAGGACTTTACCATCAGCTTTCAACATCAATGCCATAGCATCCAAGTCAAATTCTTTACCAGGTTGTGCTGCATCCCAGCCCAAACCAATTCTAAACACACTAGCTGTGGACTCCTTAGAAAGGTCAATGCGTCCACCTTTTTGCAAGTTAATTGCCATAATGTAATTAAGTTATTAAAGTTAATTGAAGGACTATCCTTCAAACACAGGCGATTTAACACCTTTTCGTTTCCAGCTAAGATAGAGTTGAGGTGTTTCAATCCTCTTATCTACTGAGCTGTCTAGGACGAAGCAATTAAACCCTAGGTTAGTATAATACTCAGATAAGTATTCTCCTAATTCGGGAATATTCTCGTCAAGGTCAAACACCAGGCTATATTCATTTCTAGCAGATTTAGCTTGCATTAAGCCAGCTATCTCTCCTATACATTTCTTATGCAAGGTGTCTTTATCAAGTTTTAATCCATATTTAGTGATTGTATAAGCATCTAAGGCACTTAGTGGCTTAGGCTTGGGAAACCACTTATCCCTAAGCTTTACTAACTTATTCATAAGAATTTAGATTTCTTGTATTGTAGTCTTACCCAGAATCGAACTGGGAACTCAAGCTTCGTAGGCTAGCGTTTTATCCATTAAACTATAAGACTAAAGAATAGAGGGTGTGCTGTTACACCAAATGCTCTAAGGGCGGTTATTGACGTTGAACGTATGTGCATTGACTTAAGGTACACATTAGCCGTGTTTCGTTCTCCTATTAGTGGCTAAGAGTATCACGTACTCTCCCAATCTTAATTCCAGGCTCCTCTCGTACTATTGGAACTTATCAATAACTGGCTCCGACACTTAATATCACATTGAGCAACGTATAGGAACCCTCGTCATTTCAGACTTGGAATACTACTCTCCGAGATTAATGCTTGCACCTCCCTGCGGCTCTACGGAAGGACCAGTAAGTTCTATACCTTCACGCTTGTCTACATCACGACAGCTAATCGTGACCTAAGGATATACCATAACTTCCGCTCGCAACTCTTTAAATGATGGCTACTCTTAAGCCCACATCCCCTCTATTATGTTAATATTCAAATTCTCTAACACTCTCTTTATAAATGTCTTTTAAGACACTAAAGGCACTGAGCCTAGACTTTGTATCGTTGTTGTCCCACCAGAAGTCTAAACCTGCATGTCGTACATCTTTAGTAGCTTTAAGGAACTCTGGATTAAATTCAGGTATATTAGTGACTAAGTCTTTGTAAGACGGATGTCCTCTCCTATTCTTCTCTTTAAAATCCAATCCTCTAGTTGCTGCCACTTTAAGACACCAACACATACCTGGATAGCATAAATGACTTATTTCATTTATATAGATATCCTCAGCAATTATTATAACATCATATACTTTCATAATCTTTAATACGTTAAATTAGTGGTCCAGGCGGGATTCAAACCCGCGACCTTTCCCTTAGGAGGGGAACGCTCTGTTCAGCTGAGCTACTAGACCATAAAAAATGCCACCTACTCTCACGAGCAAGTGACATACTACTTCTTCTTTCATTATTTCAACTTTATTGTGACCCCAGTGAGATTCGAACTCACGACCTAATGATTAAGAGTCATTAGCTCTGCCAACTGAGCTATAGGGTCATACGCAGGGCAGGATAGTAATCATGTACCTCCTGCCCCGAAACCCAGTGTAATTTTACATGGGCATTGAGAGTCACCGATACCTCTCATGGTGGGTTTAGCCTAAGCAAAGGGTTACGGACTTCCCACTTCCCTTAACCAATCGGTATTACTTACCTCTATTAACAGATTTGCATTTAACAGAACCAGGACGTGTAGTTGCCTTCTTGAATGATTCAGGTTGAGCATCCCACCATCTCTTAGCTGCTTCTAAGTTAGCTACCATTTTCTTGTATTTCATATAGAAGAATTTACAAATTATTAATTAGTAATCTCTATAGTCTTACTAGCTTCTTGCGCCAGCTTATCACAAATCTTGTTATATTGGTCTTCAGCATGACCCTTAGTCCAACTGAAGTCAACCTTAGTATGGAATGCGATTGCTGCATCAAATCTCTTCCACAAGTCCAGATTCGCCTTTCTCTTCCAGTTCTTAGTGTATGTGCAGACCACATACTGAGAATCAGAAACTATGGTAACTTCTGAAGGTGTAGTAATAGATTCAAGGGCAACTATTGCTGCCATCTGCTCCATTCTTTGGTTTGTAGTATTCTTATACATTTTACTATATCTAGCAACTTCTTTACCTTCTTTCAAAATGACAAACCCTATACCACCTTGATTTCTGGTATTGGAATATGCACCGTCAGTATAAACAATATAAGAACTCATGCCTCAGCTTGAGTAGTAAATAAGTAGTTAACATAAACACCTAATACATAGGCAACTCCATAGACATCATCCTTCTTCTCTAAAGATACTTTCTCTAGTACATCGTTAACCATATCCAGGATTATAAACCCTTCTTTACTATGTAAGTAAGGCTCCATCAATCTAGCGAGTTCTTTTAGATACTTTTTAGCCTTTACACCTGCTGTAACCATACTCTTTATAAACTGAACTCCCTCTTCGCTCTCGTTTATCTTAGGGACATACTCACTAAATTCTTCTCTTAGGAACCCTAAGTAGAAGGCATTAGATATGTCTTTGTTAACCCACTCGTTGAACGATTTGCATCCCTCAACGGTTGTGAAGTCAATAGGATGGTCAAGTAAATTCTCAACTTTCATGATTATTCAAATAATGCTTCCAACTTGGCAGCCAAGTTATTAGCCTTAGTAGATACTCCATCAAGAGCTGAACATTCAGATTCCAGCTTCTTAATTTCATCTTGCTTCTCAGCTTTAGTTGCTACTGCTTTCTCAGCTGTAGCTTTAAGCTTCGTAATAGTACTCTTAAATGTAGACATTGCGTTGTCTACTTCCTTACTAAATCCTGCTGCAGTGTTACCAAAGATATTCATATCAGTTATATTTAAGGATTAAGAGTAAATTCAAGGGTGTAGCCCGAGTGGGATTCGAACCCACACGCCCATTTCTGGACACCAGAGCTTAAATCTGGGGCGTCTACCAATTTCGCCATCGAGCCATGAAGCAGTGATTGACTATACAAGATAGTCTAAAGAGGTATTCTGCACCCACCCCATTCCTTGTACTTCGGAACGCGTCTTATTACATACGCTCAACTCTATGTAGTTGTCATCACCCAGCCTAATATTTTAACTCCTTTGACTGAGATTGGGAGTGCTGTTATTTACAGCAATACTTTCTAATTTCATCAGGGGTGAACATATCATCACGTTTATCTACAAGAAATCTCCAATCACAAATATCCCAAGGGTTTACTAATTCATAGGGTTGTGAGATATTATATTCTAGCATATCAGTTAAATTAGCTATCTGTTTAACCTCTATCTTGTTCCTCCTCCGAATAAGTTTATTATACCATCTTCCAGTCTTGTCTTTGACAATAATGTGCTTCTTTCTACTTCTACTCATATACATGAAATTAAGATGTGTGGCGACAGTCGGATTCGAACCAACCACCTTGGAGTTATGATTTCCACGCTCTAACCAAAATGAGCTATGTCGCCATTAATAAGAACATAAAGCTCATCGTGTCTATATCATCACTGATGTAACCTTAATACCTCCCGTTCGCCTCGTTGCTAGCTAGTCTGGCTTTGTCTCTTTATGTTCTTATATGGATTTATTTCTTATTACACTCACAGTCTGGATTATGTACTATGCCATCATTACCATCCCATCCTCCTGGGTGATGGAACCATATATAACTATGACCTCTGTACGTAAACTCAGCAGCAGTGACACTCTTAGCAAAGTCCTCAATAGCAAACTTCTCCTTATTAGAAGGAGCTGTCATTCTAGGTTCTGCTCCAGTACATGAAGCGAACCCCAACACTAATAATATCAATAAGTATTTCATCGACATTTATCTATATTTGTCAAACATACTATCCTCGGCTTCTTTATCCCACATAGTAACTATAACTGCCCCTATCTCACTAGCCTTAAATATAATAGGGTCTTCTATTATACGTTTCTTCATTTCTGAGTACTCAGAATATAGTTCTATAGTAGTATTATTAGTCATAGTATCTACTGGAGCTGCAATTATCCATTCATTACGCATAAGAGCATCATATGTAGCTCTAACATTAAGCCGCTTACCAACTATATTATGTAGTATATCAGAAATCTCAAGCTGACTTGGAACATATGGAAACCTTCGTAGGTATTCCACCACCATATTTAGTTCTTTCTTAGAGAGCTTATCAGTTCCAACTCTAACTCTACGGAGATATAAGAAGTCGTTAAAAGCAATATTAGATGTACTCAACGCATGGGATGCCTTCTCCACATCTCTAGTATTCTCCTCGGGTATGATTCCTTCATAAGCACTTATAGGTCCACACGCTAGATTATACTTTGCCAATATTTCAAAGAAAGCTTTCCAGGGTACTACTATAGAATCTGGCAATATAAGCTTAGCTTTTGTTAAGGTGTTAATTACTTTGTCAATGTTTATTCTAACCCCAAATGGGTCAGCTTCAGATGTACTATCAATAATAGAGGCAAGCTTCTTAGCATTCAAAGAACCTCCTAAGCCGGACTCTCTAAGCTTTGCTAACTCAACTCTAGCCTTGCTGGTATCTACTTTAGCGTGATACCGTCTTACATACTCTGCAGCTACAAGAGCTAATTCTGCTCTCACGTCTGCAACTTTTAATAATTCTTGTTTAACCATGATACCTTTTAACTAATTCAACAATGTAATGATATACATTAAATATAGCAAGACCTCCACCAGCCATACAAGCAGCAGCCAGAAGGAACACAGGCAAAAGCCATCCAGTGGACATATACTCATTACCATAAAGGTCAAAATACAACCTCTGGTACTTACCCTTCTTTCTAGCCTCATCGTATGTACTCTCAGTGACCTTAATTGTACAATCACCTACACCTGGAACAGTCCCTGTTACATAACAGTCCATTCCATTAGAAGTTGCCTTTTTATATCTATTATTAATGTCTACTGGGACTGTACGATGTCCGTTAAATTCTCCCAACTTGCCTGAATGGCATCCTTTGAAAGAAGCAGTACACACGAGTATACCTATAAAGATGTAAAGAAGTCTTATATGCTTCAATTGAGGTCTTAAATCTATAAATATTGCCATAGCTTAAAGTTTAATGATTTCTTTCAACCTAAGTTCTCCAAAATCTCTATTTAAGGCATTAACATTACAGAAGGGTTCTGTACCATCTTCTCCATATGTGTATTCCCTAAATACCATATCAGCAATGATGTAATCATCATCACCTCCATTGGCAGGATTTGGAATATATTTAAAGTCAGCCACCTTATTAATATCTGACTTCTCAAATCGCCTAAACTTATGTTTACTCTTTATTTCATGGTCTTGAAAGTTCATACCAGCAGCAAACGCCTCGGACACAATTCTGGTAGCAGCATCGAGGGGTACTAACATACCAGTGTAGCCAGAAGTTGCACTATCGTACAATTCTTGAATAAATTCTTTAATCTCTTTCATACTTCCTGTTGTTTAAAAGTTTGTAGGGTAGGAGAGACTCGAACTCTCACGCCCGAAGACACATGGTCCTAAGCCATGCGCGTCTACCGTTCCGCCACTACCCCATTGCTATTCTTTTTTCTTTATCTTTACTTTAGTTGGTTTTAGCATTCCTAAATTCTTTCCAGATGGAGTCAAGAAATCTATCTTATTATAGTGTCTCTTGTGCATCTTATCCATCACTACCCATTTACCTCTAAGCTTAGGGTTATTAGATACTACTATAATAGTATCTCCATAATCATAATGCTTTAATAAGTTATGTGATAGCGCTACCCATCTTAACTTACCAGCATTTAGTTTCTTAACACTAATTCTATTCCCACTGGCTGTGTGCCATGATAAACCATGTTTTGGTCCTGCATGATAATACGTTGCCGTTACATTATGCTGACCTGACATAGACATGGGAATAAGTAATAAAAGTAAAAGTATATTCTTCATTCAATCATCTATTAACTTAAATATTCCCAGTGTTCCTAAAAATACTGCAAGTGGGATAAATACTCCAATTGCTTCTGGAACTACTGTAGACAGTAATCCTATACAGATACCTAGGATAATTAATATAATACCTTTCGTAAAATTACTCATATTTAATAGTTTAATATTACTTGCAACCTAGAGTGGATTCGAACCACTGACCTCTCCCTTAGCTAGGGAGTGCTCTATCCAGCTGAGCTACTAAGTTCCCACCAAATTCTCATTGATTTGCCATTAATTTCAGTAATGGCTAACTATATTCCGTCAATTAGGTATGGAATTACCTACTACTATACGTCACTTCACTCAAGTAGCCTAGCTGGTTGCTTTGTTTCTCTATCCCAGCATAGATAAGTCCTGCAGAACTGGAGTGGACCTAGAGGGCTTTGAACCCCCGACCTCCTGATTATGAGTCTTTCTTTCTTATTCCTTGAATAACTCTGCGAGTTAATCCAAAATGCTGAGCAACTTTCTCCCAATTCTTAAGTATTTCGTACTGCTCATTTACTTCTTCTAGAGAAGGATAATGTTTATCAGCATCTCTGCATTCCTTAGAACAGTATATCTTACCCTTAGATTTAGGAAATCTTTTGCCGCATACTGGGCATACAGACCCAGTCATATTTTCAAAAGACGTCTTATCTTTAGCTTCAGTATTAACTAAATCTTCAACTTCGTCCATTCCCAAGTGAGGGTTATGTACTTCTCTATGACAATTAGCGCATAGAAGTTGACATTTATCTGCTTCCTCTTTAAGCCTTTCTAGACTTGTATTAGATAAATGTCTCATATCTAACTGAAACTCTTTCTCATCTGGATTGATATGGTGAAATTCTAGAACAGCTATGTTTCTATCATAGCCGCATAGTTCACATTTACCACCACGAGATTTTACTAGCTCTAATTTGCGCTTTAAACCTCTTAACTTCTGTGTATTATAATCATTGTAATTCATATACAAATATATATGAAAATAATCATAATACCAAATGTTTTGGTGCAAAACTAAAAATTCAATCCAGAAGTTGTAGGGACGGTGGGGCTTGAACCCACGTGCGACCGACTACCCTTTCTACAAGGTATAAGCTTGAGGGGATACGTCCCTATCTGACTCATAATTAGTTGCTCTGACCTGGCTGAGCTATAGGTCCGTAAATACGCAATTACTTAGTCTTTACCCAGTTTGTTCTTACCGTCTCAGACTCCAAACCCTCAGTATGTTGTAGAACTCTACACACCTGCCCTCTTCAGTAATCTGAACAGTTCTTTGAATTGCTTCCAAAGATTTAGTCTTAGAAGTTATTACGGCTAAGTTAGCTTGCTTTTGGGCATCAATCTGAGATTGAGTAGCTCCATCATATTTAATATCCAAAATAGATACCAATCCACAGGTAATACCATACTGACTGAACGGTGATGTTTCTTGACGTTTATAACCACTTGGAGAGTTAGCATCAGCAACAATCTGTGCCTTAGCTCTCAATTCCTTCTCACCAGTAATTTCATTGGTAACGGAATCACGTATTACAACCGTCTTGTATACTCCGTTATTAAGCTGGTCAGTGATGTAGGCAATAAGGTCAGTTCTTGTCTCAGATACAGATTCCAATGATGACATCAGAGGACCACAAGATGTTACAACCTTATATAGAGTAGGTTTAATTAAGTTAGCTATTAATGCCTTTTCAGAACCAAAGTCCTGCTGAATCTTCTTCATATTAGCTTCATCATTAGGCATAACAACTCGGAAAGAACCGATAATAAATCCCTTACCCTTATCATTAAAGGTAAGTGAAGCTGCTGGATTTGCGCCAGATGCAACATAATTACCTTCACTAACTTCCGTTAAATCTACGAACTCTATTTGAGAAGTTTTGAAGTACTCGTGCTTGTTACCAAGGCCTTGCCATTGAAGACCACCATCTGTCCATACAACGTATTTACCAGACATAGGCATCTGACAAACATAGTTCTTAGACTTATCAGCATCTTCAAAGAGTGAACCTGCCATGCAGACTAACAGTACTACGATTACTCCTGCCAAAATAGCAAAGATTGAACTTTTACTTACTTTAGGTTGATTCATTTTTCTACTTATTTACATTAAAACATTATCATTAATCCTGATGTATCCAATAATAAAACGGAATACACAGTTTGGCGAAGGTTACTTTCCTGCTCGTAAGGTATATAATACCAGAGAGGTGTGCAACCACCATAGCATAGTATACTAATATTAGTATGATAAGCACTACTAGAATTACTCTTGCATAAATCATGTTACGTTATTTAATTTTTTGTACACTTGCTCAACCCATCTTTCATAATAGCCTACGCCATCCCACACATAAGGAACACCAAGTTCAGAAAGGTTCATATATGGATTACTCCACGCTTTCTGAATCTCTTCCCTACTGATAGGTAGATGCATAAGTACTTTATGAGCCATACGTTTAGCTTCAATCCTCCAGATTCTTCTTGTTTCCTTATCATAACTCCAGCCGAATTTCTTACAGCTATGATTCTTAGATGTTAAGGAACATCCTCCGAATTTCTTCTTATCCTTCATTGCCTTCATAAGATTATCTCTTAGTTGGGCTACCAGGATTCGAACCTGGACTACAACAGTCAAAGTGTTGTGTGCTAGCCGTTACACTATAGCCCAATAAAACAAACGACATTCCCATTCAACTCTTTAACCTCCACAATGGGCAGCAGAGGGTTTTACTATTTGAAAGTCAGTATGATTACTTGCTGTATGTCGTTTTATAATATACTATGTCAAACAGTGAGTTTGTCATAATAAGATGTTCGTATGCTGTTGAATTGTTCCTCCCAATCACCAGATAGAAGTTCATCATTAAACTGAGATGTGATTTCATCTCTATGAGTAATAACTAATACTCTTCTGTGAGTGTAATGGTGTGGAATGAAAGTAGAATCAACTAATAAAGAGTGCTGGAATAAATTCACATCAAACTCTACAGCTCTAAGAGTCTTTTGAAACTCGTTGAACTTATTATTAGGGTCATTTACTTCTCTAACAGGTTTAGTAGAAGGAATTGGACCATTACCATGTCTAGTGATATATGGTCTGATAACATACACATGGTCTGTTATCTCTTCCGTCATTCTATCTAAGTGGTTCTTAGATTCTTTTCTAATCCTATTAATAATCTCCACAGCATTTTGACAAGTGGTGTTGCTTGGAGTGCAATAAGGCATTATACCAAACCTCTGGTCTAATAATATACCTTGTGAGCCTTCAAATACCTTGTACTCATAACGAGTTAAAATACTCTCGTCATGTACAATTACGGACTTGAAATACTCATACACTTTAACACACCATTCATCAATATTGTACATTGGAAGGTTGGAACTAAAATCATAATAGTTCTTGATAAGTGATGCTATCTTGGTTCTTAAAACCATGATATTAGCACAATCTCGAACTGTAATATGATAACCAGCAGCTACTCTATCAAGAGCAGATTTGAAACCAGTCCCTACAGTACCATGTCTAAGGTTGTCCTCATTATTCCATTGACTAATAACGTCAAAGGGAGTAACAACCTCGCAGAGTGGGTGATAAATAATCTCAGGGTTTGCTCCCATTTTATTTAAATCAACCAACTCCTTCATAGTAGTAATAGGGTCTACTGTACAGTAACTAGACCAGTACGTTGGTATCCCTAGTAAAGTACCACTACCATAATTACTAAATGTGTGTTCAAGCTTTCCATGCCTTACAGTATGTCCTACTTGGTGTCCACCACTGAATCGTATAACTATTGTCTCTTCTTTAGGATGTGCCTTACATAAATTATGGATAGTTTGTCCTTTACCCTCGTCACCAAAGAACGAACCTAATACAATTTCATTCATCTACTATTAATAGGTATAAGTTCCGTTTTCTTCACCTGCACTGGTACTATTAGGAGTGTAAGCAGGGATATCAACCACTGCTTGTGCCTCATAAGGTATTCCAGTAAGGTCTTCGTGTTGCTTGATAGCTTCTGCAATAACATTGTGAATGTTATGCGAATCGCAAGTTAATACATTCTGTCCAAGTAAATCCTTCCAACCTGGAGCGATTCTTGTACCATAGCTACCATTAGTAACGTGAATATGATAGACATTATATTGCTCTTGAGCCTTCTTAACAGCTTCATCCGCACTAATAGGATTAGCAGGATGTTGATAGCCTAAGAAATCTTCTAAAGCATGTCCACTGATGTTACGCAAGTTAGGTTCATCACCAATGGTGAATAAGTAACCTTTCTTGTGTCTCTTAAACCATGAATCTGTTTCAGTGTGATACCCAGCAATTATATGTGCTAGTAAGTAGCTTTCGCCAGCATTACCACCACCTCCACCTTCGAGTACAAACTCTTCTAGTGAATTTACAATCTTCTCAGTATCAGACTCAAACTGCCCAACTTGAATTGGATAGCGGTCATATTCATGGTCTCCTACAGCCATAAATAGCAGCTGCGGGTCTTTGACTCCCAGTTGCATTAGAGCATCCATGAGTTTAGGGAAGTTATCCTTAATCATTTCATGAGGTGTTCTACGCATTGAACCAGTAACATCAAGAGCAATGATAATTGGAGTTGTCTCTGGGTGTTCGTTGCTATCTCTACTTTCTCTAACACCAGTATCAACCATTTCTGGTTTAATCTGAGTGTTATAAGTTCTTGCATTTATATTAGACAATTTAATGTCTGATTTAGCTGATAGAGAATGATTAGTGAAGACAGCATCGGCTGACTTAGTTGCATATCCTCTATCACTAGCTAAGCTTGCATAAGCTGCAAAAGAATAACTTCCACTTCCCATAGATTAATTCAATTTAGCATCGTTTTCTAGCACTGCTGCTACGTTAAGTTGTTCCTCAGTTTCGTCAGCTGGAAACTCTTCTCCGTCTACTTTAAGAGCCAAAGCATATTCAATGTTAGCAACCCTCAGGTCACGTTCCAATTGATGTCTTTTAGCTACCCAAGCCTTCGGGTCAAAGCCGTTACCAACCTCTAACGAAGTAGTGGACTTTACAGATAGGTCTCTGTGTTTGTTCAACTCATTCTTGATACGAAGAACCTTCATTTTACATTCCTGAATGAAACGTTCCTCTTCAATTTTAGTCATTTCATACAAGTTCTGCGCCCTTGCATCCAATACACTCTGACCACTTCTTCTCAATCCGTCTTTAAAGCTACTCATAAATCATTTTACATAAAAACATTTGCAAATGCTAATCTTTGTAATACTTAACTGACAACCTTCTCATTACAAGTGAGTTGCTCTACCATTAAAGCTAAGGAGGCGAATTAGCGTACATACTTAGATGTACGCTCAGAAGACTATTGCCTGTTTCTAATACGTTCTAACCATTTAAACTACTATACCCATCAGGACTTTAGCGGTATAGGCAAGGAATCGAACCCTGCACCTTTCACTTACCAATTGATTCTTAGTAGTTTTGATTTGCTGTAAGTCTTCTTTCAATAAAGTAATTCTTACTACGTTCAGCCGAGAACGTGGGACTCGAACCCCTCTACCTCCGTGACAGGGAGGCGTGCTGACCATTACACTACGCCCTCGATTAGTTATCTATTCTCACGAACTGATAACTCTGTTATAAGATGATTTTCATAATGGTACCCCATTATCGTACTCCCAACGGGATTCGAACCCGTATTTTCGGCTTGAGAGACCGATTACCTAACCATTAGTAGATAGGAGTATTTTAACTGTTCTAACCCCCGCTAGGCGTTTAACTAGTATTATAAGAACAGTTAAGGTGGGTGCTAGCCGTTCCTATCCCACCATTGTGTACTACGTTGCTAGCCAACGTGTGAACTCCTCTCCTCTGTTCGTTCACAGTGTAGCCTAACTATCCTATTAAGGATTAAGGAGGACTACAAGGTACTGGGTAGGGGAATCGAACCCCTATCTTCACATCGAAAGTGTGAGGAACTAGCCGTTATTCGAACCCAGCATTTAGAGACTTCTTCCTAAACTCATAATATGAGGGGAAGGATTCATTACCCTGGGACTCATGGTAAGTTACTTCATATCCATTTTCTCTGTAGAGAGGTTCTACATCTAACCAATGGTTTTGTATGATAGTATCCTTACTAGCACCAGTCAGAAACTTTATAAACTCAACAGCTTCATTAGTAAACACTATTGATTTGTCTTTGTTCCAGTTTCTTGCAATCAGTTCGTTGAAAACCCTAATAACTTGGTCAGGTATTATCTTTACCTTCTCGCTGATTATTTCATTAGGATTTATAGGCTGAATCTTTGTCATAGTAATCATAATTAATCATTATTATACAAAAATTCCAAATATACTTGCGGAGAGTGCTAGATTCGAACTAGCGGAACCCTTTTGAGGTTCGGAGTCTTAGCAGGACTCTGGTTTCGACCGCTCACCCAACTCTCCATACAGAGTTTCTTTAACCTGTAACTCTGTAAAACAGCTGAGAACTATTTGTTTATGAGGCTGTTGCTCTACCACTGAGCTACATTAGCCTAAGCTAACGTGAGGATTCGAACCTCAGACCAACTGCTTGGGAAACAATGCTAATGCTGTTAGTTCTCGTCTACTAATCGACGTGGGGCGAGGAGGAATCGAACCTCCAACGCCAGGCTCTTCAGACCTGCGCTCTACCATTGAGCTACCGCCCCAGAGGAAGGATTTATTTTCGTGCAATCCTTCTAAACCACGTTAAGGCAATAGTAAACAAACAGGAAGATTTTATTTTAAAACCTACTGCCATAAGGGTGTTTAGTGGTAGTCGAAACCACATCTACTGAACCACAATCAGTTATTCTAACCGTTGAACTATAAACACCATGTTAGACCTACACTCGTACCCACTTCCATTTATGATTAGTGATGCATCACCAATAAGGTACGACCTCATCCACATAAGGCACTACCCCTACCACAACCTCGGTCTATAAGTCAACCTTGCCAAGTTAGTACCCCGACTAGGAATCGAACCTAGATATGTAGCTTAGAAGGCTACTGTTCTATCCGTTGAACTATCGAGGCATCATCAGAAGTCATTTGTTTGCATATACTGTGCTAACCGTTACACTACAACCTCCATATAGTACTAATAATTTGGGAGGTTGCTGGGAGTTGAACCCAGGCTAGTCGAACCATAATCGAATTGCTAATGTTGTTGCTGTAAGACTTCTTATAAATTAAATAACTTAAAACATTGCTATTTCAAGTCTAGTTTCCTTTTTAAACTTTCGTCTATTATATCGTTCTCCTTTACATAACCAACAACTACATGGAGTACTTGTTGATTTATAAGGCAAAGTCCAATGTTGATTATAGTTATCACACCACAATCCATAATTACTAGCAGGAAACTTCTTTAACCTAGTAATATATTTCTGGACTAACTTCTGCTTGCGCCAATACCTGTTGCGTGGACTCATCCACTTCGTTTGATTCTTTCTTTCCATCGTCTCTTTCAATTAAGGGTTTTAGGAAAGTCCAATCAAATACAATGTCTGCTAATAATACGTCAATCATGCCTTTATTTCTTTAAATTCATCCCAATGTTGTAATATAATCAGACAAAGGTTATACCTTGCTGAAAGTTCTCTTATAAATGCCTTCTTCATTTTACGAGGCATTTTCTCTAAGTGACCAGTAGAGATTAAGGATTCGAGGTAATCAAATCTCTTAGTTACTACTTGTTTGCTCTCTTCACTAAATCCTTTATTAATAGCATTGACCACTGCATACTCCTTTGTAAGTACTGCAAATGCTCTATCCCATAATAAGGACATCTTGTGTTTACTAATCTTGTTAATTGCTCTAAATCTTCCTGTCATAATACTTTGTTGTTGATAGTTGAGGAAGTGGTGGGACTCCAACCCACACATCGCTGTTACACGATTACTGGCGGTTTTCAAGACCGCTGCCTTAGCAATTAGGCTTACACTTCCATAGTTTGTTGATTTACATATTCACTTCAGCAGCATAGGAACTTACTCCTTTATAATAGGGAGAGTTCCAGTAGGGTAGATGTAAGAATTAGCAGTTCTGTCCAAATACCACTTAACAGCCTTCTTAATTAGTCTAATTGCTTTCATAATAAGATAGTGTTACTGAATAAATATGTCAATCTTGTTAGTTAAAATAAACCTATCCAAAACTCCAGAAACAGAAATTCGATGGATAGGTTTAACAGAGGACATGGGTTTTACATTTAATGTCTCCCACTCTCCCAATTCAGAATGGGTAGACACTATACTTACCTAGCATAGTCAGGGCTAATTCTCATAGCTTAGTACATTTACTTCAAGCGTCCTACTCTAGTCTTGCCTGCACCCTTACGGGATTACTTCGGAGACAGTCATTGAATTTAATAATTAGTTGTATCAGACTTTGCTGTATGTCCTCTTACAGTAGTTGAAAGGAGGTGTTATGAAAAACACCTTGTCACCCCGCCGAGACTCGAACTCGGACTCTCTGCATTAAAAGTGCAAGGCTTTAACCAATTAAGCTACGGGGTGAGAAAACCCACATTATTGAATTAACAATAGATGTGGGTACAGAAACCATTTTTAATACGTTGCTCTATCCAATTGAGCTAAAGTGGACGTATCCACCTATGGGACTCGAACCCATAACCTACGGCTTACAAGGCATAGAGGTATTGCTGTAAGGTTTCTTTTCGTTAAACTCAAAATAGAGTAGGGTAACGGAGTCGAACCGTTCTAACTGGTTTTGCAGACCAGCCCCTAAACCGCTCGGGCAACCCTACATAAACACTACTTTACGTGTATTTATGTTTCTCTATCTGGGTCTAATTTAAATAAAGAGTTGTTGAAACATGAATCTCTAAGATTCGTGGAGCAGGTGGGACTCGAACCCAATCCTCCAGATTGCAAATCTAGTGCATTAGCCAATTATGCTACCTCCCCATAGACAGAATACTTCTTTTCGCCCTTTCGGACTACCCCAACATTTCAACCTTCCCATTTAAATAGTCACACAATGGTGGGAAGGGTAGGAATCGAACCTACGTTTAAGACAAAATTACGATTTGTTTGAATTTGCTTTAAGTTTTGCTGTAAGTATTCTTATATAACTTAACCATAAATGTGTTGGGAGGACGAGATTCGAACTCGCAACCTCTACATCCCAAATGTAGTAGACTAGCCCATTGTCCTACCTCCCAATTTAACAGAAGACTATTGTTGATATTTGCGGTCCAAAATACTGCTATAATCATAATTGTTTGCTGTAAGTCTTCTTATTGATAACTAATCGCTGCACGCCGTGAGGGATTCGAACCCCCATATCACGCTTTTGGAGAGCGTTGCTTCCCAGTCATGCCACCGACGCATATAGTAGACTTGTTTCACAACAAATCTACGTAGAAGTTCTCTTTTGTGTACATATTAGTACGTGAAACCTCGCTAGGTTGAGGGGAGTGTCGGGTTCGAACCGACAACCTACGGGTTAACAGCCCGTCGCTCTAACCAATTATAGCTAACTCCCCAATTACTACAGATAACACTACCCTTGCTGTAGTACCAACGCCACCCTACGATGTGGATTCCATATTTGCTGTCAGGGATAGGAATGTCTACGTCACGCTAGCCTCACGTGCATTACGTAGTCCCTGTAGGGTTCGAACCTACGACCCTCTGGATGTAAGCCAGATACTCTCACCAACTGAGCTAAGGGACTATTTACAGAAGTCGCTGTAATCATTAATTTGAATAGCAATCAAATGTTGGATTAGTAATTTGCTGTTAGACTTCTTATTCTATCATCAAGATGTTGGGTGACTGGGACTTGAACCCAGAACCTCCTCCTTATCAGAGAGGTGCGCTAACCAATTGCGCCATCACCCAATCTAAACAGAAAGCAGTTTTAGCGGTGTCAAATTGAAAGTTTGATGCTGAAATAGTTGCTGTATGCTTTCTTATAGTGAGTTATGAGTTTCACCCCTCATACTCTTCGTAACTACAACAGTCCTAATAACAGAGAAATTCTCTGCATTGCCTGGAGTAATATCATTACAATTCTAAAAGCCCATTATCATATTCCCAGTGGTGATTAGGACATAAGGCTATTAGATTATTTATATCATTTATCTCAGAAACTAAAGTACCATCATCAAAATCGGCTACGGCTTTAATGTGTGCTATCTCAATGTGTTTATCATATCCACATACAGCACAACATCTTGGGATATTAGATTTATCAAATACGGCTTGGGCATCTTTCCTAATTGCTGTTCTAGCAGTTTGCCAATTCTTTAATGTAGTAAACAACTCTCCTTTAGTTCTTTGGTTTGCAGGTATCTTCTTAGCAATCTCTAAGCAAGGAATGCCTAGGGACTTACATCTTTGAATAATCTTAGCTTTAAGGTTTGAGGACAAGGTACTTTCATATCCAAATCTCTCCGCTAGTTCTTTCCAAGTTGATGAAGAACTAACTATCTCCTTAAATGTAGAATCATTAAATGTATCAATCCTGCTCTTCATAGTAGCGGGAGGTGGATTCGAACCACCACAAGCATTACTGTCTCTAGGTTATGAGCCTAGAATGTTACCCTTACACCATCCCACATATTAATTTCCTTATCTGCTACCAGTAAAACCTTGCATTAAGACATCGCCAGTAACATCACCTAATACATTTAGAAGATATTCAGATGCATTATTCTCAATAGATGGCTCTGTATCTTTATGAATACGTTTTGCTAATACAAGCAATTCATCTAATTTTTGAATAATTAAGTCTAATTTCTCTTCCATAATACATTAAGTTAGTTGCGGATACAAGATTCGAACTTGTGACACCTTATGAGTGTTCCAGCTTATGAGACTGGCGAGATAGACCACTTCTCTAATCCGCGATGTTGAATAAAGGAATTTAGTTGGACATAAGGAAGACTTCAATCCTCACTTCATTGGTTTCCATCTATTATGGACTAAATTCCTGTCATTAGGCTATGCTAGCTTTACCTAACCTCACTAAAAATATTTAAGAGAGCCTTATTAGCGAATGCTCTCCATGCTTTCAAGTTAGCATGATACTAAGGTCTCTCTATCGTGATGCCCTCAACATAACGCTTCCGTCTCACCCTTTGGAAGATTGGGGAAGAATGCGGTGCATACGAGAATCGAACTCGTACCCCAAGATAGACAGTCTAGTATCCTGACCATTAGACCAATGCACCATTATAAATAGTGGACCGACTGGGATTCGAACCTAGACTCTCTGCGTGCAAAGCAGAAGTGCTTACCGTTATCACTATCAGCCCATAAGAAGAGCGGGTAATGGGATTCGAACCCACAACTTCCACCTTGGCAAGGTGGTACTCTAGCCGATTGAGCTATACCCGCAAATTTGAGCAGGATAAGAGAATCGAACTCTCATATTCAGATTGGAAGTCTGACATACTAACCATTGTACTAATCCTGCAAGATGAAATGTGCCCATCTTCACAGACGAGCACACTTTTCACCAAAGCACTTGACTTTAGCAGATATTGTTGTGGGAGTGGTAGGATTCGAACCTACTCAGCCCGAAGGCAACGGATTTACAGTCCGCCCCAGCTCTCCAACTCTGGCGCACTCCCCTCAACAATGGGATAAATAAAACACAAACACAATCACGTTCTCTCAACGTTTCTGAGTACAAAGATAGTGTAATCTTTAGACTCTACAAAGTGAATAATGTTAAATTTTGTAACAATCAAATTTATTACTATATCCCATTATAGAAACCATTTCTTAATGCTCTACTAATAGTTATCTATCTTCACAGACCAATAACTGCTGACAAATGTAATTTTTACAAAGAATTGTAAGGAGAGAGGGAATCGAACCCTCAATGTATACACCTAGAATATTATACCACAGTCCCTAATGACTGCCGCTTTACCATTTGCGTATCCCCTTATATTACTACCTATCTTCACAGACAAGTAGTTTATTCTACTATTATTTCTTATTATGTCGAAAAGAAGCAGAGGGTGGGAGAGTCGAACTCCCACTCCCAAGAATTAAACGTTCTTGTGCTTTAACCATTAAGCTAACCCCCCTAAGGACTAACTCGAAAATCCTCGATGATAGCCCCTAGTTGTGAGATAACGTTCAGTAGTTTCATGCTAATGCTGTTTATTAGTCTGACGTGTTAATCCACTTCACCAACGCGCCATGTTAGTAGAAAGGTGAGAATCATACACATAAGAGTCATACTGATTGCTGCTTACTTGCAATACTGCTTATCTAGTATGTTGATTCTTATGCTTCTATCTCACCTTTTAAAACAAAGGATTATGTTTAGAGGCGCGTACAGGATTCGAACCTGCGAATGGTCAGATTTATAATCAATTGATTATTTAAGCTACTGGTTTCTCACTATAAGGCTAAAGCTAAAGCTCTTGACTCAATGCTTATGCTAAATATCTAGGATTTAGTAATGCTGAGGCTTAAGCTAAAGCTTTAGTCAATATTTTATTTCTTACTTACCATGATGCAAGAAGTTAATGAGTTTCTCTACACTGAGGTTCGGACTCTGTGCTTCGTTATCATTAACAACCTTCAATGCTTCAATCACTGCTGCAAGAATCTTACTTCTTCTTTGCAGTAATTCAGCACGTTGTCTCTGTGTCCAGGCGCCAGTAAACTTCTGCAATGTATAATCGCCAGTTTCTACTGTTTTCTTCTTAACAGTAACCTTAGCGTTATAGTTAGCAGGTAACTTAGCTGGGTCAAGATTCGGGTCTTTAAGGATAACTTCCTCAGATTCAGTAGTACGAGTTATACCTTTCAACATTTCTGTCTCATGTACATCACGTCCCTGATATTCTGCATCAGTTCCTTCAAGCCAAACCTCAGAATCTGAACGCACTGGTACATTGGCGTACATATCTTCCAGCTGCTTACTGGTTAGGATAGTTTTAAGCCTCATAAGGTCAAGAGCAGTCAACTTACCAAATGAAATACCATCTACTATCAATTCAACTCTCGGTGCACCAGCAGAGTTAGTTGCCTCAACAGAGAATAGGTCTTTCAAATAAGGAATTGCATTCTGTTCGAACCATGCGAGCTTCTCCTCTACAGTTGTAGCTACCTTAGTAGTGCCCATATAACGAGCATCTTCTGCGTAGCCATCTCTCGGTTTGAAGGTCTTCTTGATACCCTCAAACATACCTTGCTTATTCTTAAAGAACACAGCATAATCACCAATCATTCTATTGAATGTTGATGTACCATGTTCTACTTTAGCAAGTAAAGTGTTAAGCTTAATCATACTTATTTCTTATTCTTTTTAAAGTTTGTATTCTTCTTAGTTTTGTTGACCACCTTTCGTTCAGACACAACAAGGCGATTTAACAATTCTTGGTCCATAGCTGCATTGAACAACTCTGTTGCATTCTTAGGTGTAGCCTTGAATGGTTTAGTTCCCAAGATAAATGCTACAGCAGCAGGGTCATAGCCACTGATATAGAAATTGTTCGGAGCATCTGCAAAGTCTTCAAACTTAGGACGAAGACCTCCACCATAATAACCGTTAGGTAAATCCCAAAGGATTAACTTAAAGTTATCCACATACTCCTTACTGAAACCACCTCTAAGTAGTCTTTGTCTGAATGCAGTAAAATTAGTAACGGATGCACCTGAGCCACCCCAACTACGAGCTGCATCAAATTCACCATCACTAACCAACAATGCTCCTGTTGGGAACTCGTTCTCAGAAATCTTCATTGTGCTTCTCAGCTTAACGAACATATCTGCCACAGATAGTAAATTGGTATTACCAAAGTTACCATCTGTGTCGTTAGCCCATTTCTCAATAGGAGTCTTACCCTTCCATGTACAGAGCTTACAAGTACTACTAAATGTAGCATAGGCATCTTTAAATGGACCATCCAACAGAGCAGAGAAATATAATGCCATTGCTTTACCAATAGCATAAGAAGACATATTGGTTCCAACTGCCTTAGAGGTCATAGAACCAGAAATATCTCTAACCACTAACAGCTTGCTGTTCTGGTTAAGATTCTGTCTTCCAGTCTCAACTAGCCCATTAAACTGAGCATTGATAGTCTGTTCTCTATACTCTTCAAGCCTATTAGTACGGTAGCTTTCACCAAGCGGTTGGAACAACTCGAACACAAATCCAGTGTATTTAGCCACTTTGCGACCACTTATCCACTTAGAATACTTCTCTACTAATCCCTGATTTTTCAAGAACTTAGAGCCTACCAATAGGCTCAGAGCGCGTCCATGAATGGTATTGAAGTCCAGTTCGAGCAACTTCTTCTGACTTATTAATTGCTGCCAAGTATGAGCAGTTCCACTCTGTTTAAGTTTCCTGTATCTACGTTGTGCAGCACGGCTATCCGCAGTCTCTTTATCTGCCTTCTTGTCTTTCTTTTTACCATAGATGCAAGAAGCAAGATACTGACCGATAATAGTACGAGCTTGTGATTCAACAGTTTTACATTCTTTCATTGAACGAATAGTTGGCAGGTATTTCTTTACCAATTCACTTGTATGACCATTAGCTAATCCAGCTAAGATAACCTTACGCATGAAATTCCAATCCAACTTCCTTCCTTCCCAGCCATGATATTGTAAATCAAGGCTCATCATTTCAAATACATCCTTCCAACTACCAGCAGCGATGAAATAAGGCATGTTAGCCATGAATGTAGGTTTGTGATGCATAGCTAACCATAGCATACGCATAATACCTTCATTCTTTAAGCCTTGTCCTCTCTGAACATCCAGAGTGATAGTTTCATTAGGAAGAACAATCTGAGTCTCACGAGTAATCAACCGAATATATACAGCGAGTTGCAGACACTTCTTCGGATTAATACTCCACAATTTATACATATCTTTAGATACCTCAGCATAATCACGAGGTGCCTTAAAGTTTGCAATCATTGAGAAGTTGTCTACGAATGCATCGTTACTGGTGCTATACTTCTTAGCACCGTTTCCACTCACAGTTTCAGCCGATAGCTTCAATCCCTCCTTCACAAAGTTGTTCTCCTGCGTTGGAGTTTCAGTCTTAAAAAGACTTTTCTTTTTCTTACTAAATTCCATTGTTTTATATCTTATTTATACATAAATAAGATAATTATATAGCGTACTTTACCTACATAATCTATCTTTTAATAATTTCACTGACGACCTACTCTTGTTATGCTGACTATTAATCAAGTTATACATAGATACTACAAGAGATATAAGGATTCTCTCCTTATATATTACATTGAGGAGTTGCACCTCATCCACCCGCAGAGGGCAGAATACAATCTATACGTAATAGGTTCCAACTTTTATTTATACACGTTTAAGTCAACCACATAGTGCGCACTATGTAGCCTAACTCATCAGGTCAGTTTCGTGTTTCGCAGTAGGAGTTATCCTACAACAGTTATATTTACTAGTTTGGAAGTATCATTTACCAACCCTTGATACAATGAGTATTTGGGCATTCCAGGAACCTCCTTACCGATATTAGACACAGTTTTAAGTGTACAATCTGAGCTACGTATGCCATACTGTCTTAGAGTAGACTCTACGACTTGCATATGTGCATTGAGGTATTCATGGCGTGCATTTATATATGTACCATTAATCGGGTCAATAATTTGAATATATACTCTTCTCATATTATTTCACTGTTACTTCTTCGTATATTAAGACTGGTCTAGAGACTCTATAACCATTCTCGGTTAATAATTTAATAGCCTTATTAATAGCCTTATCAACTGGTACAAGCTCTTTACGTTCATGAACTGGAACTTCTTCAAGTACCTGTTCAATCTCTGTAGTTTCTTTAGGTTGTTCAACCCATGTACCTTGTTGTATAGCTTTCTTCTTTTGACTATACTTTCTTGCCTGTGCAGCTACTTTCTTACGAGTAATAGTCATAAGCTCTACTACCTTATTTATATGAATAGGCTCTGTACTAGACCAACTAAATCCATCTTGATATGTCAGTCCTGCCTGTACGAGAACACCTTGTTGAACCAATGTTGTAGCAAACTCGCTATACATGGGCACACCTAGGTCTTTAAATGCACTTCTAATGTCCTTAACTCCGAATACTCCAGAGTTCTCAGACTTCACTAGATTTACAGCAGCTGACAACTCTTCAGCTGTCATCTTACCGTAATTTCGTTTCTTTTTCTGTTCCATTTCAAATTGTCGATTAGTTAAACATAATGTTTGTGGACTTGGGCGGAGTCGAACCGCCGTCCAAACAACCCTTATTACAAGGATAACGTGTGTCTCATTTTTATTACATCAGCTAGTGAGTTCTAGCATGTAGATAGTTTTATTAGTCTTACTCAGAACCAGACTTATCATAGATGAAGTCAGTACACTTAAAGCTAATTTACAAACTACCAAACCTGGGCTGACCGAAGTCGGCTCTCCACCACTCCATTTACGTTGGAGAACGAGTAGTACTTTTAGGCATAGCCCTTGCGTCTCTACCATACACATTGTGGAGAATCTCAGCTCTACTAACCTTTGGCGTTCAAGTTAAGTGGGCTGCCCTATATGCTTCTTCCCACACCTCTTCTGTTTCTAGGTCTTCTCCGTTAACCCGACTATACTAATACGTTAATATTAATAAGCCACAGCTTAAGCTGCCATTCTTACTTCAGTGTTGCCACTTAAAATTGTGTATCATTTTATAAGAGTTGGTACGAACTCTACACGTCCTTATAACTTGTAATCGCCTGTCAAAACCATGCAAGCCCAGTTAGTGCAGTTATACTCCTGCACTATGAGTTATTTCTCTACTACTAATTCTAACTATTATACCACTAGGTGTACACTCTTCCCAATATCGTATGTTACCTTTTACATATGTCTTAACTATAGTAATTGGTTCAACTCCTGGTCGTTTGTACGATGAGTATTTCTCCTTAGCTATCTGACGTTCCTCTATAGGGTCATCAGCAACTATTTGGGTACTTAGAGGTACTAACATTAGAACGGTAAGTCAGTTATGTGTTTATACTTACAAAACTCATAGACACGCACATTGCTAATCTGTGCATCTTCTACAGCTTTGAGAGTTCTCTCGTAATCCCAACAAGTAGTTATTATCCTCTCAGGTTCACAGAAGAACCATTCCTTAATAATATCTTTGTCAGGTATTGGTTCATCAATAGTCCATTCCCATTCTTTCTGTAATCGTAAATCGTAGTGGTGTAATATCTTGTATTCACCTCTACCAAACAATTCATCAAGTAGGTAATGCATTAATAAACCGCTTATAGCATCGCATCCACAGAAGATGATTTTCTCTTCTTTAGAGTGTAACTTTCTTAGAGCGTAATCCTTTGGCATATTATTTATACTTTTTAGCAAGTTCCCAAGCAGCTGGAGATGTTAGTTTATTGATAGCAGATTTATATCCAGCCAATACAGACTCTCTTTGTTCTTCTGGAACTAAGAATGAGCAAGTCAATAATGGTTCAGTACCATTACCAAACTTCTTACATATTGGTGGTCTTCTATCATAAATATTACATCTACAATTCTCAGTTAAGAATGGACATTTGTTCTTATCAGGGTTATGGTCTGTGATTGGATAACACATTACCTCACCTTTCATATTCTCATCATCAATAACGAGAATCTCCTTAACTGGAGTAACAATCCTATTCTTTAATGCAAATATGTATTTCTTAGGCAATGGAGCGTTATAACAACAACTCGCATGGCATTTAGATATATCACACTTAATCATAAGAAGTAATAATCTCCACATTCAAATGCCCAAATAACATGCTGTAATTCCCAATTCTCATGCCATCTTGTGCCATCCTTATCACATATGACATTCAGAGTATCTCCACTTATTGATTGCGGTTCAACTCTTCCAGTAAAAGCACCATTTCTACCAGAGAAAGGTTTGCCTTCTTCTAATTGCTTCAGTATATCCATTTCATTATTAGCTTTAAAAGTTGGCGGAGCTAGCTCACTTCACAGTGGACTAACCCCTTGATATTTGTCTTCAAAAACCTTCTTTAGTTGTTTCCTCCCTTGCGGAGTTTAGATGCTATGATAGCTGCCCCAAGAAGAGGTTTGAGTTCTCTAGGTATATTCTCAAGAATTCCCTCAAGAGGGTCTTCATCATCCTCTTCTTTACAGTTATGTAATGCTGTTAGTGTATTAGTTACGGACTTAACATCCTCAGCGGAGATGGCGAATGTTTTACCTCCAAACACAGATGCTTCTGCCTTCTCAGTATCAACATGGGCAACATCCTTACCATTAATGCCAAATACATAAACACTCTCTCCGCTCTGCTTAACTGTAAGTTGCTCAACTTCAAGCCCAACATATACTGGAGGTAAGCCTACAGCACGTAGAGCGAAGGGTTCAATAATGTCAGATAGTTTGTTTATTAATACTGGATACTGTTCTTTAGTTGAGTTGCTCAGGATTGCGTTAATCTTTCTCATAATTCTTTGTTTTTAAGTTGAATAATAAAAGTAAATAATAATATGCATAATATCAGAGGAATCCATAAGGATGCTCTGATACATTGTAGTCCTAAATATCCTGCTAATAGCAGGAATATTGTTTTAGTCGTTCTTGCTTTCCACATCTGTGTACTGTTTAAGTGAGGAACGAGACAGTAGGATACATACAGACCAGTCAAGGCCATTCTCGTCACAGAACTCTTTTGCTGAGCGAATATACTCCTTGCAGTCCTTAAAGACAGCTTTATCTTCTTCCTCTGTAATTTTACCTGCATTTCGTTTCTCTAGACTCTGAGCAGCAATAGATGCCATTTCAGCTACAGAGTATGCAATAATTCCCAGCTGAATGTCTTTGTTTAACACTTGTGCACGATTCACCAATTTGTTCTTTTCAATCTTCATATTACGATTAGTTTTAATTGTTAAAAGAACACTTAAAACCTATGTCATGTTTCACAGGGCTAGCACATGATTACTCTTTTCATAGGAAACTAGTGTTCAAACTAAGTTTTTACAAATATGGAAACTACAGACAAGGGTAGAGATTTGCCTCCAACCAATCATTGTTCTTAAAGTTCTGTTTCATCTCTTCTATTTTGGCTTCAAGCTCTTCTTCACTATTAGCCTCAACTAGTTGAGATGCAGGGCATCTTGTCTCTGAATATAAACTAAGAGCTACCAATGAATCAGTAGTTCTGACTATATTTCCGAGAACAAAGTCACTATCTTTTGGTCTTTCATCCATAACTTCAGACCAATGCCAAAATGGCATAAATGCATAATACTTCATATTGCGATTAGTTTTAATTAGTTATGACTAATTAGTTTCAGCTTATAGCTTACTTATAGCATCGCCACGTAAAGGCTTAGTCATGATGCCGACCCCATCACGGGGTATAGTAGAAATATCTACCTATATATAAAATTTTAATTTATGGAACGCAAGACCTTCCTGTGCCTACAGTCTCTTTAATAACCGCTGTTATTAAGGTGCGCATGACTGTCTTTGATTGCCAGTGCAATCTCACGATACTTTGCCTTATCTCTCGATAAGACATCTCTCCAGTATCAAGGTCATACTGTTTGGTATAAGAGATGCTCTGCATTAGTCTCAGGGCGTACCCATTATGGTCTCGGAATTTACCAAGTTAAATCTTAAATCAAGAATACACAAATGCATTTTACACCTAAAACTTTATAAGTCGCAACTCACATTCTAGTTGGAATAGTTTGCTTACATTTTATAATAAAGAAACTGGTGCCCTCAATGTCTTGGGAAGTTATTGAGTTTTTTAATTTTTACCTACAACCATACTTGGTGCTCTGAGTATCCACGCTTTTATGTACACTATTAAACGCTTCTTCTTATACCAAGTGAGCACAGGTCTTGGGTTACTCAACTCACAGTAATTAACTATCTAAGCTTTTAGATGTTACACTTGTGCTTTCACTTATTCTCCTCACGGAGAACCTGCCTTAATTATGGGTGAGCGGTGCTAGCTATTAAACTAGCACCCATTACGTAGGTTTATTCAAATGTTCCAGACACATAGGTGATACATATTCTTACTTTCTCCTTGTTGGTCTTGAACTTATTCCATATATCACATATAGCTTTCTGCTTATCAAATCCTCTACAACTCTTAAGTTTCATCCTTCCAGTAGCATAGATACTTAATCCACTTGTAGCTAGTCTGTCTACAAACTCTTCCAGCTTTGAGAACTTATAGCCTTTTTGTATGTACAGATAAGCAATTATACCTCCGAGCATAGATGGAGTAATTATACCTTTCAAAGTAGCAGAATACTTACCAATAAGGCTAATTACTTTATCAAAGTCCTCCTCGTGCTCTCTATATAACTTTAACAGGTCTTCGCGAGTAATACTTGAACTACGAAGTCTGTGCAAACTACCAGTATCAGCAATACCATTCAGTCCTTGAACTAGGGCAGAGAACTTAGCAACTAAAGTAGCCTTAGCAATGCCATTCTTAATTCCATCTATCTGGAAGACATCTCCAGCACTACGAACCTTGCCAGTATCTACTGTAGTCCAAGTCTCGTGAGGTACTCCAGTTACTAATAAAGTTCTAAATGGAACTCCTGCTTCAATGCAGGCAGAAAGCCTATGGTAGCCATTCACACAACATCCCTGATCATCAACGATGATTGGTTCACCGTTTAGTCTCCACTTCCCATCTTTCATCTGTTTGGCATACTTGCGTATATTATCGTTATAAGTACGTCTATTGTCCTGGAATGTGTTTCTGAGAGCTTCAGCTTCTCTAGGATTGATTTCTACAGTTTCAGCCTTAATATTAGTTTTGATTACTTTCATGTCGATTAGTTATTTAAATTGTTACTTATTTTATTAGTTGTCAAAGGTAAATAATACTACTTATTTAATAGAATCATAATATTCTTCTTTTAGAACATTAGCAATTCCATTTAATACATAGTGAGGAACGTTGCCAGATAGCTGGAACCAAGGTTCTCCCACCTCATTAGTAGTATATATTATAGTCAACACAATCTTGTGAACTTTAATAATACCAGGTCTCCAATTAGATGGGCATGCAGCATTATAGTGTCTTAAATGAGCATAGAACGCATCATCGTCATCTGGAATGTCATTCCATTTAGAGGTTTTAGACTCCTTTAAGAATGGCTGACAAGGGATGAGCTTAGCAGGTTTCTCTATCTCTTCTGCGTTGGGCAATGAGACAAACTTGTTGTTGTACTTTGCAACTATTGCCTTAGTATCAGGCAAATAAAATAATTTCATAATTTTAATCCTCCAATTATAGGTTTATACGATTAGTTAATTATACCCTCTGCACATAACCTTAGATATAGGTCATATATTTTTGTATTATAGTCCTTGTGTGGATGGAAGTTATGTTCCCTACAGAACTTTATCCACTTCTTATCCTTTCTATAATTATATGCATGAGTGTCCTTCTCTCCAAGAGTAACTATCTTAATCTCTAAAATAGTTACTTCCTCTTTATCAATATGAATTATCATTTTGTGGGATTGTAGATGAAACTTTCCTGTTCTTCAAATGTGATTTTAATGTGTTGCACACGCCAGTTTGCTGTTGAATGCATTACATCTTGTTGATATTTCACATGAGAGATTGCCTCTTCTCTAGTGTTATAACAACGCACAAATCTTTCATCTGTAGATACCCACCAACCCGATTGAATATTTAATGGATTCATAATCTTTACACTTACCTAATCAGTGTGAGGTCTTTAGAATTAGTTATTGTCATCTGCATTTGTAGAGGCTTTGAACTCTATATAGGTGTTAATACATCTATATGCTGCATTACAATAAATAAAGGTATATATGTACACACATTTAGAACCAAACCCTTAATTTGGGTATATTTGGAATTTAATTCTTTAGAGCTTGTGTCTAAATGTGTGTACAGTTACAAATGTCCCTCAAAGAGGAATCCATTTTAGGACTGCCCAGTTACAAAAGTCGAGCGGAGTTATTAGTGCCCAGAAGCTTTTGTCTTGGGGTAATGAACTCGTATCAAGAACTTGATATATATTATCATTAGTCCTAATACGATACTTATCCATTACCCAAGCTTTAACTGTCTTTGTCCTTCGAGGTCTATTCGAGGACATTGATTTTCAGTACAGATGTTTCAGTCGGTCTGTCAGGTTGTCCGTTGAATCCTCTTCGGATGATAGGAACCATCTGAACACCAACGACTTCCAGAGTCTTACCGAACAGCTTCTGCCATACTTCTTTCTTCGTAATACAATTCGAAGTGAAGTTGGTGATTGAGCCAGTAACGCTGACATTCTGTTTAGTCTCTCTGTTCTGTACGGACTTCATGAGTGTACCGAGGAACAACTCCTTAACACTCTTCGTGCCGTCAGATGCAGTGACTTCACACAGTGCACGAGTAACAGGATTCTGTCCTCTAGTCAGCGGAGTACAAATCCATTGTTCTGAATCAGCAGTAGCAGGAATGACAATCTTATCCCCAATATTGAACTGGGTTTCCGACAAGTCACGTCTTACTGGAGCGTCTTCAACTTCGAATGCTGCTGCACCCTTAACAATGTTACCACCAAGAGCTTTAGCTCTAGCTTCTGCATAATTAGTTGCAAAAGCGAAAAGGCTTTCGTTTGCCATAATCTTTAAAATTTATTTGAGTTTAACAATGCAATACACCAATACATAAAAGTATTTAGTATATTATTTTATTCAAATACATATCGAGGATGTGAGGAGTACTAGTATAAGGATGTAGCATTAGAAAGTTTTAAAGGGAGATTGTTAGTCTCCCTTCTGTCTATCTATTCATTTCGATTATTTCATCTAAATCCTGCAAAGCCCACTTATCAATAGTGTCTTCGAACTCTTTAGGGTTAGATGTGAATTTGCTGCCATTGAAATATAGAACAGTTTTGCCGTCCAAATCATAGCAATAGAACGTTACATCATTTCTACTAAACTTGAACTTGATTACTGGAAGTTGAACTGCTCCATATTTATGTTCAACAGTCAGAATGTTGTGACTGTAATGGAATGTGACTTGCTGATTGGGCTTAGCATTTCCTGCAACTAACAGATGAATAGTTTTCTCATCTTTTAATGTAATTCCTGATATTGTAACTTTCATAATATAATGTATTTAATTGTTTTAAGAAGAAAGGAGAGTGCTGTCACCACTCTCCTCTGTGTTACTCAACCACGTCTATGCTGTAGACTGTGGTTGTGGTAGCTCTGTCTGGCTGCCCATTCCACCCTCTTCGGATGATTGGCACCTCGACTGCATTGGTCACCTTGAGCTTCTTGCCGCACAATTTCAACCAACCTTCCTTCTGCATGATGCAGTTACGAAGTTCGTCGACAATCGTGCCAGTAACAGCTACAGTCTGCTTCGTCTCACGATTCTGCACCGATTTGGTGAGTGTACCGTAAAACAGCTCGCGTGCTGTAACTGTCCCGTCTGATGCAGTGACCTTGCAGACTGGACGAACCACTGCATTGCCTCCTTTAGCTACGGGACACGAAACCCATTGGTCACTATCCTTTGCAGGTATTTCCACGATGTCACCAACGTGAAACATTGCGTCCTCTAAGGAACGCCGCACAACTGTGTCGTTAGACTCGAAGGCATCTAAGCCAGTCTTAATCTCAACACCTAACTTGGCACAGAATGCCTTGTTGTACTCGATTGCAAAGCTGAATAATGTATCCATATGCTTCTAACGGTTTTACCCACACCGTAAAAGGGAAAGTTAATAATTCAAGGATATTCTGAAGATATTAATTAAGTAATAGTATATTATTCAAAAACTAAAACAGGGATTAACCCTGTCTTAGTCTTAACTGAATGAGAGTGTTAGCATGTTCCCACACCTCCTGAGAGACCTTTCCATAATATGGGTCAAGAAGGTCATAAGCTTTAATAGATGGTTGTTGCCCAACCATAACCATTAATGATAGTAAGTCATTAAGTTCCTTGTCTGTTAACGTATTCATAAGATAAGTATTAATGATTAGAAAAAATAAGGGAGTGTCGCCACTCCCATTAATGCTACTGTTCAGCGATGATTGCTTTGTATTCAGCTAAAGTAATCAATGCACCACAATAAAGAACGTATGTCGTATTCATAATTCTGATAACGGTTACACACAACCGCAAAGCCTAAGTTAATAATCAAAACCATAATGAAGATATATAACAAGTAATAGTATATAAAAGAAAAGAATTAAAGGGAGACAATCTCCTTTTGAAAGCAGAGCACTATTGTTGCTCTGCAATCATTTCTTTGTACTCTTGTAAAGTAACCAAAACGCCATTGAATAAAACGTATGTAGTTTGCATGACTGTATTGCGGTTAGCCTCTACACCGCAAGGTTTTAAGTTCAACAATTCAAGCAAAGACTGATGAAATATATTAGTAATAGTGCATCGGCAACTTCAATTTTAATTCAATTTTTCTTGAGCAACCCAGAGGGGGCGTTTTGTAGTACACTACCCTCCCTCTCACAACATAGCTCCTACTCACATATCCCATGACAAACTCAGACTAAAGAATTTGCAATTCGCGAATTGCAAATCTAACAATTATCTACCAATAAAACTCAAATATTTATTGACTGGTCACCTCAATGGGGAGGGGCGTATTTTTGGAGTACCTAGTAATTGAGTTCGCCTATATTAAGTATATTTAAGTATAACTCATTAGGTAATCTATTTAGAATGTATTATCTTTGTATTACCAAACAATAAGGAAGAAATAACGTATTAATTATAAAATTTTGAATTATGGCTAAAGAAGTAAAAGAAATTGTAACAACAGAAGAAGGTTGTAAATGTCAGTGTGGTTCTTGCGAACCTAAAGAGGATTCTATTGTATGGGGTAAGGCTATGGTAGCTAAACTGACAGTATTAGATAAAATCATATCAGGACTAGAGAATGGTGCTAATATTGAGCATTGTCTAACACTATCTAATATTTACAGAAATCTATGCAATTAAAATCTATACTTGATAAGTACGATGTTATAGAGGCACAAGTACTCTATAATAAGGCAGTAGAATTACTGCAACTAATTAGTGATGAGGAATTAGAAGAGATATTTACTAGACACCCAGCATTGTTCTCTAAGATTACTAATGTTCATCTAACACATGAACAGCTACTAAGAGACAAACAAGCTATTAAAGATGCTATTGATGTATTTATAGAGACAATTGAATCACGTAATTTATCTAAAGATGAATTTGATGCAATGACTCTGGATGATATTAAAGATTACTTGGATAGTATTATTACAAGTAAGATTCCAAGTCTTCACAGAATTATTAATGAACTAGAGGATAAGTTTAACAATGATTCCAGAAATCAGACAAATTAAAATGAATCTAACTCTGTTTGAGCAGGGTGTAGAAGAGTTTATGAAGAAAGCAGAACAGGTTAAGAATGATAATATAGCACTAGCTAAGGAGAACTCCGAATTAAAGGCTAAGATTCTTGAGCTAGAAAATAAACTAAAGAAATAATGACTATTGATGAAATTGAATTATATGATGTAGAGGCTGTTGATGAAATATTATCACACCTATCCGATGAAGATGCTAATGTTGTACAAAGAGCAATATCATCTTTATGCGGGATGATTACTATTAGAGATAAATATATTAAAGAGCTAAGGGAAAAGATACTACAAGCTGGCAACATTCTAGGTGCTAAGACTATCACAGAATATGAAACTAAACGTATTCCAGGCTGCATTCAAGACATTGCTCCAAATAAGAAGTGGTCTAATATACTATGATATATTATAATGGTGGAGTGTGCTATATACTCCTTAAAGAGGGGAAGTATACTGTAAAAATCTCTCATGTGGTTCCAACTAATCCTCAGATTGCAGAGGAGTTATTACTTATGAATATAGCAAAAGCCCATGAAGAGATGGTCAGACTAATAAAGACAGGGAGAAGATGAGCATTAGAAATATAAGTATAAATATATGGTAAGAGTAACCGATGATAAAGAAGTGAAGGAAGCTGTATTAGCAGGCTTACAAAGGAACAAGGAGAAGTATGGTAAAAGATACTGCCCTTGCTCCTTAGTAAGGGACGATGATACAGTATGTATGTGTAAAGAGTTTAGAGAAATGGAAGAGGGTATGTGCCACTGTCAATTATATGTAAAGACTAAGGATGTAGACTTTCCATCTCATGTTGATAATAGTTCATTAAGTTATACATCTAAGAGTTTTAAAATAAATTTCAATGAGTTACAATAACCTAACCTGGGAAACCTTTAAGGATACTATTAATAAGCTAAATGCTATTAAAGAAGATAATGACTTCACATTTATAACTGGTGAGAAGGGTGCAGCATTATTTAATTTAGCTGTTCTTAATTATGCTAATCCAATGCCTCCTGCACTATATAATCTAAAGTGTAGAGCTATACAAGAAAGAGCTTATGTACATCCAGGCTGGGACTATCTTAAATACCCAGCAGTAGAGCTAGAAGTATGCTACTCTAACTTGACATCTAATAAGATGTATGATGAAGAATTAGATGAAGATGGCTATCCAATTCTTGTATTTGTAGGAAGATGCAATCCACAATAGTAGTAAAAATTTAAAGGCGACTTTAGCAATTAAGCTAGAGCCGCCTTTTTGTTTATTTCTGATACTCATGTATATTATTGAATTTTACACAAATACCACTTTTCATATATACTTCTACATCTTCATCTTTAGTAAACCAATGCCAACATTCCTTCTCAGTAGGAAAATGGTCTTGCTCAAATCTAATTGTCTTTAATGGCTTAGAGTGCTTATCCTCTGTCCAAATCCAAACGTCCATCATAAAATGTCTCATAATTGTGTTGTGTTTAATTGTTAATAAAACTTAGGTAATATAATACCAATCATTCCTATCTCTAATGTTCATATCTCGTAATTGCTTCCCATCTAAATGATAATCGCCATCTCTAAAGTTTAGTTCCTTAGTACTATAGTTCCAATAAAAGTATCCGTGCCAACCTGGAAGCATTAATATCTTACCAGTAGCAGCGTGAAGTGTAGCTTGATTATAATTCATAGTACTAAGATTCCTAAAACTATTCCTAATAAATCTGCTAGCAAATCATCCCAGCTCCAACCTTTGTATTTTACTTCATCATAAGTTTCTTTACCAAATGAAGCTATTAGAGCTAGAGCAATTCCACTAACTATATTTAAGATTAATCCAAATATTACTACAATAGCAAAGCAGCATATCATATGTAATATTTTATCACCCTTCAGGAATTTCTTTATTTGGTCTATCATGTTTATCAAATTTCTTCCAGATACCAGTTATTGAATCTATACCAAGTAATGCCATACAGCATACTAAGAATGTATCTATCATTAATGGGGCTTGGATAACATGAATAGTACAATATAGTAACACTATTATAGCAACTATCCATCCTAATACTCCACACACTCTCTTACTACTAATACCAGAATGTGAAGTAACCATCCCCTTTATAAAGGTTATAAATTTCATGTTCTTAGAAATTAAACATCTGTATTCTACTAGCTACATCCGTTCCACTTCCAGATTTACTCCAATGTTTATCAGATGGGTTAGCCAATCCTTGTAGATATTTTCTAACTCCACCATTACCAGCCAACCATGCCCCACCTAACAATCCAAATTTAGTATATCCTTTTTGTGCAGCTAGCTCTAAATCTTGTTTATTAAACCCTCTTTCAAATTGCTTAGCTAATTTAATAGCGGCTTTAATCTGTAGTTTAGGATTATTCCTAAATGTATCTACATCTGTTCCAGCATAAGCAGAAATATTATTATATTTTTTACCATCTTGCATGAATTGGAAGTAGCCATAGGCAGGAGCGCCAGCTCTATTTTGTATTGCACTATTAAATCCTGATTCCTGTTCAGCCATCTTAGTAAGGAATTGTCTATAGTTCTTAGCTTCTGGGTCTTCTTGTTCTACCTCATCGTACCACTTATTAAACTCATCTAATCCTTTAGATGGTTTGATGTTGAATAACTCTCTCTTCATAATAGGTGTTTCTTCTTCTTTAATAATGGGTTGCTGTACATCTACTGGAGTTTCCTCTCTCTTAATAGTATAAGTTGGAGTATTATCAACTGGGAATCTGTATTCTTCAAATGTATTATCCATATTAAGAGTAGGTCTTTCTATAACATCATACCTAGTAAATCGTAATCCTTCTTGTCCCTTCCTAACTCTATTGTTACTATATGTAGGTCTGTCAGATTTCATGAATTTCTTCCTCATATCTCTCTTATTGTTAAGAGTCTTAGAGTTCTTTACTAGTGTAGAATCTTTAAACTTGAATCTTCTACCATCAGATACTAGACTACCACCTTTCTTCATAGTTAATAATGCACCTTGCATCATAGGTTGTCTTCTTATATATGGATTCTTAGGAATACTCTTAATGCTATCCCATACTCTTCTTCCACCTATATAGATAGGATTCTCTTGCTGTAATATAAATGGAGTTCCCACCTTATCCATAAGTGCAGCTTGTTTAGTAGCCCTAACTCCCTCTGCTACACTCTTGCCAGACCATCTCTTAGCATAGTCAGCTGGATTAAACTTCCACATATCTTGAGATATTTGGGTTAGCTTTCCCTTATTGTTGTAATCAATCTTTATAACATGACCTCCTACATCATCTATAGGTCCTACATAATTAGTTCCAGGCTGTCTAAAGGTTTGAAATCCATCTGGCATCTCTATAACCATATCACCTTCTTTACCTTGTAATTTACCTATACCATTAGAGTATTCATTAAACTCTTCTATATTTCTAAACCTTAAAGGTCTTGAATCTTTAACTACAGATTGCATTTGGTATCTTCTATTCTCAATACCAGGATATAGTTGATTATATCTATCTCCATGACTGAACCCTTTTCCTTTAGCAGGTTTAAATGATTTAGCTACCTTCTGAAACCAAGGACTCTTACTTATTAATGGGTCATTCTGAAATAGATACATTCCTAATAAGTCCCTATCACCATTATTACCTTCTGGTGTTGCTGAACCTGTGTATGTAGACTCATTATTCTTTATATCCTTTAAAGATACAGAAGCATTACCTTTGGTTCTTCTACCTACTTTATAAGCTGCAATTCTTGCTGGAGTCTTCTCTACATTAGATAAGAATGGCATTGCTCTATTAGCAGTAGCCATAGCAATATTAGTAGGTGTACGAGCCTCTCTATTAAATATCCAATGATTTCTATTAAGAGCATTCCAACCTAAGTCAGCATCCCCTTTAATAAACTTAGAAACTAATTTGTTCTTAGTAACATTAAGACCTTTGCCTCCTCCATATACTGCACCAGGGTTTAGATATTCTCCAACTTCAGCTGGTATTCCAACCTTACCTTCCAACCATTGACCAAATCCACCAGTAGCATTATTAACAGCTTCACTTCCTAATAAACCTCCTACTGTAGCTGGAGTTGTTACTAATGTTGCACCAGCCATAGCAGGCATTATAGTTCTTTCTATACCTACTAGTGGGTTAGTCTCATTCTTCATAGAAGATTTAAACCTTTCTTTAGCTCCTTTAATGGGATGCCAATAGTCTCTATTCCTTTCAGCAGCTGTTCTTGTATCAGTAGAAGGCCCTCCCCCTAGGTCAACAAATTGATACTGTCTTGGGGTTGCCTTAATAATTTCTGGGATGATTGGTTTAGATACTCTAGTATTGTCTTGTTTAACTACATTACCCTTCTGTAATTTGTTTATTATCTCCATATTTAATATTATTATGTATTTTCTTGTGGCAATTTGAGCAAACACAACAAGTTAATTTCAGTTCATCTATCAATTGTTTCGGGGTTATATATTTAAGTGATTTAGATATATTAAAATGCTTCTCTTGATTATGATGAAATTCTAAACAACACTTATTTGACTCACCACATAAACAACACTTTGTTTTAGCATTATTAAATATTTTTCTATTCTCTTTATAGTATTTACTTTTCATTGTAATATTCTTTAGCCCAGTCAGCCCAATCCCTTATATTTTCTTTAGTAAAGATTTCTTTTTCATTAAGTGGGGGATTTGAATAGTAAATTTCTTTCTTAATCATAGGTTCAAATATTTTATGGGTTTCGTATTCCATCCCTGAAGGATTATTATACCAAGAAACTCCATTGATTCCCTTATCAGCATTATATGGTTTAAGGTGAATCCAGCTATTAATTTTATTTAATATTTCATAGTTATTTCCATATTTCGACTGCAAGGGATGTGCTAATTCACTAATTATATCTTCAATACCATGTGCACTATGAATATTATTAACTACAGGAACCCAATAGGGTCTAGGAATACTATCTTTAGGATTGTTGTTTAACCTATCAGTGGAAGTTATTCTAGGCTTTCCTGACATTTTATGAATATCTGCTAAAGCAGCCATAATCTCATCACCATATTTTAGTCTGTCTCTATCAAAATCATGAGCTAAAGCAGTAGCTACTTTTTTATCTAAATAGGGCCGCATTTCTTTAAAATATTGATTTTGGTATTTGCTAGGAGTTACTGTAATTTCTGGAAGAGTTCCATTATAAAGTATCCCTCCTTCCTGGTGTTTCCACTTGGCAGCATTCCTAGCAAAGTTAGCTCTCTTTTTCTGTAGAGGAGTAGCATTTGGGTTATTAAGTACAGAACGAGCATGCTCCTGAACTCCCTGACCTGCCCTCTTAGCTGATGCTGTAAACTTACCTCTATTCTCCTTCTTAATATGAATACCACTTCCATTCTTACATCTTGGTATTAACTTACTTCCCTGTCTAAACATAGGAATACTATCACAATCCACATTACTACACATCTCCTTTAAAGAGATATACAATGCCTTCAATTCTCTCTGATTTAGTTCCATAATTAAATAAGTTTATGTTTCATTTTTTTATTTACAAAATTAATCATTTTCATTATGTAAAACAACTAAATTGCACCACTTAATAAATTCCTCATCTGATAGGGAGTTCCTCATTATATTTACAGTTTTACATACCAGTCTAATATTGTCAATGGAATAGTCTTTACCTGGGTTTATCCTATCTATTGACAGATTAGTGTGAGTATCATCTTTAGAATATGTTAATTCAAGTCCTGTTAAAGCACATCTATGATTTTGTTCTTCATACAAATTTAATATGTCCTCTATATTTATCAGCACCTCATATTCTCTCTTATATTTAGATTTTGTATAATTACACTCGTATATTATTTTAGATATATGTGACTTTAATGGATTGGATTTTAATTGCATACAGTCATTACAATTAATATGATATTCTCCTCTTTTTGGGTTATGTCCTGGAGTTTTACTAAATTCAGATAATGGTTTATATGTTTTACAACTTAAACAGTATAGATTTCCATTACTGTCAATTTCTTTATATCTAGTATACTCTGACCTTAATAATTTCTTACATTCCTTACAGTATGAGTCATATCCAGTAGACAAGTTTTTATTTTTATGAAAGAATTCATCAGTCATTGGTTTGTACTTTTTACACTTTGGGCAGTGCTTATAATGTGCTCCATTTATCTCTTTTACCTTTAAATCCTCTTTACCATTAATCAATTTACGTTCTCCCATGATTCATTTTATATTAAGTTTAAACTTTACTTTTTTATGTCGCAAGTTATCACTAAATTTGCACATTATCAAATGAAAGGTGGTAAATTATAAATAATGGATTGATGAAAATGAATTAGAGTTTATTTTTAGGCGGACTAACATTCAACATTTAAAGGAAATAGATTAATGTCGTTAAGTAGACTAGAAGCAATTTATGGCTGGATTAATAACTTAGGTCCAAATGTTAAGACTATCATTATTATAGTTTTATCAATAATAGTATTGGAAACAGGTTTTAGAGGTCATACGAAACTTATCTTACAAGATTATACTGAACAAGTCCGGCAGGAAAAGTACCTCGCTGAGGAATACACAAAGATAATCTCCCCTTCTATTAATGAGTACATTGAAAGAATACTAGTACAAGACAAAGAGGCATCTAATGTTATCCTAATGAATTACCACAATTCCTTGGTTAGTACTCATGGATTATCGTATAGGTATCTTACAGCACTAACTGAGAAGAAGAGAGGTCTAAACACTAGGAGCTGTCTAAGGATATGGAAGGAGTTAGAATATACAAACTATGGAGATGAGATTGAAAAGGTAAATGAAAGTAAGTCTTTAAGAATGGATAGCATTCAACAGTACAGTATAAGTCTTCCGAATTTAACTGAACTGTTGCAACGTAGCAAAGCTAAGTCGGCTGCGTTCTACACGTTATCAGGTGTAGATGGACCTGTAGGAATGTTAATAGTTATCTATCCTGTGAAGAAGGAGTACTACCTGGGATATTATCAATCTATAATAGCCCCATCTCTTCAACCTCTTACAACATGGTTAGATTATAATTCAGTAAAGGATAAATTTAAAAGGCTATATGAAAGTGGACAAGCAGAACCAGAACGTTTGCTACAACGATGAGAAGCATATGTACTGGGATGAAAATGGAGTATATGTATCAGTAACAACATTAATTGGCAAATTCTGCCAAGATTTTGATAAGGATTTCTGGTCAGGTTATAAGGCATTGGAGAAGTTATTATCAGCAGACGAATTTAAGGCTGAGAAGTCTCAGTTACTAAACACACATAAGATAGATGTTAAATACTTCTGTGATATGTATGGGTTTACTGTTAATGATTACAATAAAGCTCAGCAGGATATTTTAGATGAGTGGCAGAAGACTAATGCTGAATCCTGTGAAAGAGGTTCTAAAATTCATGCAGAACTAGAAGGTAAATACACTTCTAAGAAGCAATGTGAAATAAAGAAGTTTGGGCTTGGGGGTAAATTTGAAGTGAACACCAATGATTCTTTAATGAAGCATAACAAGGATTTACTTGACATTGATAAGGGGGTATTCCCTGAGTATATGATATATAGGAAGTCAGAAGATGGTAAATTTAGGTTGGCAGGTCAGATTGACTTACTAATTAAGGATGGCAACGACATCTACATCATAGACTATAAGACCAATAAGAAATTGGATGATAAGTCATTCTTTGATAAGAGAACAAAGAAATGTCAAATGATGAAGTATCCTATGAATAATATTATGGATTGTAACAAGATGCACTATGCATTACAATTATCAACCTATGCTTGGATGCTTCAGAAACTAAACCCTAAGTTCGTAGTTAAAAAATTAATACTTATACATTACGACCATCAAGGCAATGTCTCCGAGCATGAGCTAGATTACCTAAGAGATGATGTAGAAAGAATGTGTAGGTTCTATAAGAAGGAAGCTATATTAGAAGCCAGAAAGAATAGCAGAAGACCTATAGAATTCTAATATTACCTATATGAGTATCTTTCAAACATTTAGGTTTGAGATATTAGCAACTTATGAATTAAAAAGAATAATATGGGTCTTGGTGCTATTTTAAATGGGCACACTAACGAGATGTTCGGGCTTAATAAGAATATATCAGAAGTCCGCATCCGTTTGTGTAAAGGATGTAAACTCTACAAGAAGAGTGTAGTATTGGGGGAGATATGTAACAGTAAGTTATGGGTAAACCCCGATAATGAAGATGTAAGTACAGAGAAGAAAGATGGTTATATTAATGGATGTGGGTGTAGGTTAAGAGCTAAAACAACTCTACCTAACGCAACGTGTCCTATAGGGAAATGGTAATTTAATTAAATGAGTATGGATAATTTAAGTACAGTAGAAGCAGTATTAAGAACAAAGAATCAATTAGTCAAAGGAGATGGTAATGGCAAGAATAATTTAATGGGCAATGGTGATGTATTTATTATGTCTCCTACTGTAGCTGAAATGGCTAAACAGGATGCTAAAGTAAAGTTCAATGAACAAGTTGAAGAGGCTAGAGCAGAATGGAATGCTAAAATTGAAGAGCAGGAAAGACACGCTAAGATGATGGATGAGAAGATGAAGGACTTACAGATTGTCCCTATCAACAGTTATATATTAGTACAACCTTATGCTAAGAACCCATTCCAGAAGATGAAGGTAACTGAGTCGGGGTTGATACTTCCAGAATATACAGGTACATTTAAAAATCCAGACTCTGGTGAAATGGACCAAGAAGAGAACTTATCAGTTCAAGCATTAGTAATAGAAGCTAGTCCTTTATGTAAATTTGTGAAGGAGGGCGATATTATTTACTATAGAAGAGCTTGTGGAGTTCCTATCCCATTCTTCGGACAAGGATTTGAAGTTGTAGCTGAACCTCAAGTTCAAGTAGTAGTTAATTCTGGATTAAAAGATAGATATACAAAGGAATTTAAAAGTGATAATGTATAATGGAAGAGAAAGTTTATTTTATGCCAGGTGAGGTAGTAACTCTTAAGCAAGATATACCTAACAAACCTGTAATGATTGTGGTTAAGAAAGAGACTATGAGCATTAGGACTCATGGTGTTTCAAATATGGCAGAAGATTATTTTAAAGGTATTAGATGTAGGTGGTTCTCTACAGAAGGAGTTTTGCAGGAAGCTATTTTTAATACCAAAGACCTTTTGAAGGTATAATTGATTTAGTTAAAGTATGATAAGTATGTTTCAACAGGGTGGGCAGATGAACGAAGAACAAAAAGCGTTCACTGCCTATCTTATTAAAGTCCTAAACCCTAAAGATGCAGCGGACTTTGAAAACAAAGTAGCACAGCTATCAGAGAACGAATTAAAAGAGTTTTATAAACAATACAAAGCAATGGAAGGTAATCAAATTTCAATGGCTAAATTAGGAGCCAAATTAAGTTATGTTCAAACCCTTAGAGGTGAGTGCCCAGAAGGATACGAGGTTGAGAAGTATATGGCTGGAGGTTGTGTTAAGTGCAAGAAGAAAGCTGAGGGTGCTAAAGTAGTAGATATATTTAAGGATAAATGTGGAGGTAAAGCTAAGAAGAGAGTTAAGAAAGACCAAAAAGGTGCTGTAGTTAATAAGGCTGATACTGTACACACAAATAAGGGAGTATATAATGTTAGTAATAAGAAGCTTCCTTATAAAAAGATGACTCCTGCTGATTATAGAAAACTATCTGATAGGGATAAAGTTAAGGTTGATATGAAAGACCAAGCTAATGGTAGAGGTGCTGGCGGGGCAGGAGCTGTAAAGAATAAAGGAATTGGTAAGAATTACTTCGGAGGAACAGTCCAAAGACGTATAATTAAACAGTAATTATTATGACAATATTTCTATATGATAATGTAAATCATGAATTGCGATTAAACGAGCCAGAGATTCTCCTTATTAAGGAGTTTGCTGAGTTATGGACTAATGATAGAAATATCAGTAAGGAAGACCCAAAGGGTATTAAAAAGCTAAGAGCATTTAAAGAGTTTACCTATATGTATCTAATGATTGACTGGCAATCACACTATTCACAATTTACTGAAGCAGAACGTAATGAGGCTGCTAAACAGGATAGTGGTATTACAGAAGAGGAGTTTAATGACCCTCTGTTTAGAGCTGCATGTAGGAAATATAGAGAGATACAAGAATCAGCAAGAGACATTAAGTTAATAAGGGCAGCTCAGAATAAGGTAGATGAACTAATTGATTATTTCAATGAAGGTTCAGATTTACAAGAAAGAGACCCAATCACTGGCAAGCCAATCTTTAAGGCTAAAGATGTTATTGGTGAAATGTCATCTATATCTAAGGTATTAGACGAATTAGATGCCTTAGAAGCCCGTATTAAGAAGAAACAGAAAGCTGCTACAGGTCTTCGTGCTGGTGCTGTTGAGGGATATGTACCAAAACTGAAGTAATATGGCACGTGGAAGGAAACCTAAGAATAAATTACCAGAATCCCCTACCGTCCAAGCCTTAGTTGAAAAGATTACTGAGGTAGGGGAGAATACTGGAGTACTAGAACAGAAGCCTACAGAATTTGAATGGGATGTTAAAATTGGGGACCCAGTAGACTATTTTGACTCTAATCTATCTTATGAACTTACTGGCTATAGACCCATTGATGGTACGAGAGGATTAGACTTTGACCCAGAATGGTTTATGGAAGCTAGACGAACTAAGGCTGCTACTGGTAAGTACTGTAATGAACCAATGTTTGGTAAGGCTTATGGTGAGTTCTGGGACCAAGAATATGATAGATGTAGAAATGGTATGACTGTTAATGGTTATACTATTACTGGTGATAATTATTATTTTATAAATTACTACCAGTTACCTAATCTATCTTCTGCTACTAAAGCTGGTGGTGGTCGTTCAGTAGACTTCCCAAATTTCTTTGTAAAACAATATGAGTACTTCCATTACATAGAATTATGTAAAGTATTGAGAAAGAATGCCATTGGATTAAAAGCCAGAGGTGTTGGATTCTCAGAAATAGCTGCCGCTATCCTTATTAATGGTTATATAACAAGGCCACACTTTAGAGGAGTAGTAGCTGCACAACAAGAAGGTTATGTTGACGATACCCTTAGTAAGTGCTGGATGCAATTATCATACTTAGATGATAATACAGAAGATGGTATGAGAAAACTAAGGCAGGTTCACAATACAGCTAAATGGAAGAGAGCTTCTAGTAAGAATGTAGATGGTGTAGAATCTGGATGGATGTCAGAAATTGAAGGTATTACAGCTGATAAGCCTAATAAGATTAGAGGTGACCGTACTGATATTTTGATGTATGAAGAAAGCGGTTCATGGCCCAATTGGAAGAAAGCTTTCATTCAGGGTGATGCTTTGATTGATATTCAAGGACAGAGATTCGGCATTAAACTAGCTTGGGGTACAGGTGGTGATAGTGGTCCTGCATTGGAGGGTGTGGCTGCTGCATTCCATGACCCTAGAGGATATGATGTTCTTCCCTATAAACATAACTATACTAAGGAAGGTACTTATGTAGAGACTGCATATTTCATTCCCGCATATACTATTGTTACTGCTCCAGGATATGTAGACCACAGAGGATGGACAGACCCAGAGAAGGGTAAGGAGTTCTACATGGCTAAGAGGGCTACCAAGATAGCTGACCCCAAAGGATTAATGTTATACTCTGCTGAGTATTGCTTCACTCCTGATGAAGCATTAGCTTTGGAAGGTGATAACCAGTTTAATACTGTATTACTAACAGAACAGTTAGCTGCAATTAAATTACACAAAGTTACTCCTCCGGAGTTAAAACCTAAATGGGGACAACTAGAATATATATTTCAAAACAATGTACATTCTGAAGAAGCTAAGAATGGAGTGAGGTTTATCCCTAGTGATAAAGGTAAAGTTTGCATTATTGAACATCCTATTAAGAGCGAGAATGGTGTAGACTTTAGAAACCTATATGTAGCTGGTATTGACGGTATTGATATGGGTATGAATGATACATCAGATAATACAAGGGACCCATCAGACTTCTGTGTAGTAGTTAAAAAGAGATGCTTTGGTTTACAAGAGCCAATGTATGTTTGTGTCTATAAAGACAGACCTAACAACCTTGAAGAGGCATATAGAACTACCCTAAAGATATTAGAATACTATAACTGTAAAGCTTGTTTGGAATCTACCCGTATTAGTATCTTAACATGGTTTAGAACTAAGCATAAGGAAGAGAGATTCTTAATGAGAAGACCAAGAGCTACTCAATCTGATATACAGGGTGGTAGGAGTAAACAGTTTGGTGCTCCTGCAACTGAAGCAGTTATTCAACATCAGTTAGACCTTATTGATTGCTACATCAATGACTATTGTCACAATATGTGGTTTGAACCAATGATTAACGAGCTTATCACTTATTCATATGAGAATAAAAGAAAGTTCGATATTGTAGCAGCAATGGGTATGGCTGAATTAGGAGATGAGGAGTTAAGTGGTATTCCACCACAGGAAGCTGATAATGGGGGTAGGAAGTTGAAGCTATTTGGCTACTGGACTGATGAATATGGCATAAAACATAAAGGAGTTATTCCAGACAAACAGTCTATAGTACCTAAGTTTAACTTATTCCCTACACAATATTATGACGACACAGGACATCGAACAAGCAATCCGAGATTTAATTAAATCTTTATATTGCGTAGAATATCAAGGAGTCCTAAAGGTTTATGAAACCACTTATAAATTTCCAGGCGAAGAATCTGAGCACGTGGGATACAGAATGGACCTTGGACTTAATAAAGATGAGAAGCCATTGTCCATTGCATGTGATGGTACGGCTGAGGAGTTTATAAAGTTTATTGAGAAAGAATTAAGGGAGAGAAGCTTAGTGAGAACTAAGTACTTCACTGCTATACAATTATATGATTACGAAGATGAGTGCAAAGCAAAGAAGTGATGATTATTTGATAGAGAAGATTGACAAAGCTGTAAATGAGTTAGTCTTCAACAAATGGAAGTTACAGAAGGCATACAACTATTATAACGGTAAGAGAGACGCCGAACAATTTAGGTATCTTGAAGAAAACTTTGGAATAGGTAATCCTACTTCTATTGAGTTCACTCCCCTTATAAAGAAACACGTTGATGCTTTAATTGGAGAGTATTTAGACATTCCAATTCTTCCAAAGGTATCTTGTAAAGATAAGGAAACAATCTCCAAGATTACTAGGCAGAAGGAGTTAGAAATAAGCCAGCAAGTCTATACATTCTTACAGAGGCATTTGAACAATCAGATTCTAGCCTTTATAGGAGGAGGTAATGTTAGTGATGCTTCAGTTGAGGCCGACATAGAGAAGCTAATTGAGGATATTAATAATAACTTTATTAGTGACTACGAAATAGCTGCCCAGAATGTTATTGAGTACGTAATTCAATCAAGGAACACTGACTTGGCTAATAAGCTAAAGGCATTACTATTAGACTTACTTGTTACTGGATGCTCATTCTATAAGGTTAAACCATCAGCTAGTGGAACTAATATTAGTATTGATGTTCTTAATCCCTTAAATACATTTGTTGATAGGAACCCTGAATCTCCTTATGTAAAGGATAGTTATAGGGTCGTAATTAGGAAATGGATGACTAAACAGCAAATTCTTATTGAGTATGGTAAAGACCTAAATGATGAGAGTAGAGCTGAATTAGAAGATATGTATGAGCATTACTCTGATAGTTCCTATATGTATATTAGAGCTATGGAGAACCAAGTAGGATGTAGACCTATTATGGAAGGTGAGGGTGCTGGATTAGATGCAGGTAAAGGTATTGTCCCAGGATTTCCTGCTGATACTTATGAGTCATTTAACTATAAGCTATTACCTGTTTATGAAACAGAATGGATTGACATAGACAAAGAAGGTAATGAATACGTTCAGAATAGGTACGAGGGAGTTAGGATAGGACAGTCTATATATGTTCTTACTGGTAAATCAGAGAATGTAATTAGAACTAAGGATGCCCCTACTAAGTGTGGATTATCTGTTAATGGTATATATCTGGTTAATAGAGACAATGTTCCACAGTCTTTAGTATTACAATGTGCTCACCTACAGGATAAGTATGACTTAATTACTTACTTTAGAGATAATATCTTAGCTAATAGTGGTACTGATGGTGATTGGCTAGACTTATCTATGCTTCCAACAATATTAGGTGATGACCTTACTGAAAGAATACAGAAATGGATTGCATTTAAAAAGACTGGAGTAGCTTTAGTAGATACCAGTCAGGAAGGTAGGGCATTTAATAACAATACTTCATTTGCTGGATTTACTGATACTATTAAAGTGCAGACTATTCAAGCCTTTGATTTAGCACTACAAAGAGTGGAAGACCAAACATCATCTATCACTGGTGTATTTAGAGAAAGACTTAATGGTATTCAGCAAAAGGATGCAGTTAGTAATGTAGAGGCTGGAGCTAGAAACTCATATACTATTACTAAACCATTCTATCAGACTATGGATACATTATCAATAGACATTCTTAGAGATTGTCTTGATATAGCTAAGATAGTGTGGAAGAAAGGATTAACTGGAACTCTAATTCTTGGAGATAAACTACAGAAAGTATTTACCGCACTACCAGAGCATTTTACTCATACTGATTACGATGTGCATATTGTGCCGAGTACTCAGATTATGAAGGAGATGCAGAATGTTCAGCAAATCATTATTGAGCTTATAAAGAGTGGTCAATTAGACCCAGATATGATTGTTGATGCTTTAACTGCTAGAAGTCTTACTGAACTTAAGGCTAAGGTTACCAAAGCCTTTGCTAAGAAGAAGAAGGAGATGAATGAGGTAGGTCAAATGCAACAACAGCTTGAACAATTACAGCAAGAGAATCAGAAGTTACAACAACAACTACAACAAGCTCAAGGCAAGATTGAAAGTCTTAATGAGGCTAAGTTGGACATTGAGAGACAGAAGGTTCAGAATGAGGCTGATATTAACTGGTATAATGCTAGGACTCAAAGAGACAAATCTCAGAGTGATGCTGAGAACGATACTAAGAGAACAGACATTGAATATGCTCAATTATTCGATGGTAACCAAATGAATAACGAAGTTAAAAACGCATAGAAATGATAAATCTCAATCAGAATGAAAGACCAACCTCCCTACAAGTAAGTAGATTATCTCTACTGCCCGCAGGTAACTTTGAGTTGCCTTATGGAAGTAATGCAGTTCTTGTTAAGAATATTACTGAAGATAATGTAACTGTAGAGGTGTTATTAAAAGATGCAGAGGGTCAGTATATATCTACCGTGTTCTATCCTGGATGGAACCCTGAGTTAGTTATAGGGATTAAGGCCGTACCTGAGAATACATTACAAGTAGGTAATTAATATGGGAATATTTGTAGGTATTGGTAATTATATAGGTAGAGTTAGGCAGATTGGTGATGGCGGAGGGCAACCAATTGGGCCTAACGATTACTATATAATTACAGAAGATGAAATCGCTGTACTTACTGAAAGAGGTAAGCATATATTATTAGATAAATATGTTACAGAAGATGAAATCGCTACCTGGGTGAAAGAACACATGGTGTTTTGGTATGATATGTCAAAGCCTGTGGATGTTTATGCGGAAAACTTTAATGATTGGACGAAATTCACAGGAGCAAAATATACCGTGACAAATAAGAGCGTCAATATAACAAATTTTGATGCCGTAAATAATGCGTCTATATATATCGCCAAATCTAAAAAGTTTAATGGCATAACGATTACGGTAGATGGATTATTGGACGGTCAAGAAATAGCATGGGGATATAATAACGATCCATTGGTAAGGATGCCTAAAAATGGAACTTATACACTAGAACCTATTAATAGTGTAACAGGAAATATAGGTTTTAGGAGTATAAACATAGTCGGTGCTTGTAATATCACCATTACCCAGCTCCCGTCAGGACAATCCGTTCCCACAAACGAAATACTAAAAGCTAATCCTTATTTGCAGGATTTCAGTGGAAACAACAGACGATTGAAACTTAACAATTTCCTGTTCGCTGCAATGAGCGGTGTGGGAGGGTATGACATTTCTAGCACCAATATTCTACCCGATAGAGCAAATGTTACTGTTACAGATAACAGAATTATTCATATTACTAAAAAACTATCCACTACGGATAACATGGTAAACATAGTTCCGGCAAACTCTAACCCAACGCATAAGTTTAAGGTTACAGGTCTTTCTGATGGCAGACAAGTTAGTTTGGTAAACAGAAATGGCGGATTTTATACTTTTGACAACGGAGAACATGAGGTGACATTAACCTATCCCGAAGGAACCACTTCATTGTATAACGCCATAGGAGTTACAGGGGATATAGGAGATATGGACGTAACAATAGAGTTCCTGCCTAAATATCCCAACTCACTAGTAACTGATGGAGCGGATGATTACGGTGTTGTGGAGAACTTTAAATCACTGCAAAATTACATGATGTTCTTCCAATGTGCTATCATAAGACCTACCGCTCTTAAAGGTATGTTCTCGACAACTTCAATAGCGACAAGTAATCGAGGATGGATGTTATTGCAAGGACGAAGTGCAAATTCTGTAAAGTTCGGTAACTACGTTTATACAGACTTTAAGTTTACGCCTAGTGTAGAGGATAAAATCAGTTATGTTCTCTCGGCAAATAATGAATTAATGACTTGCTATGTAGGTGAAGAGAAGGCAACTCTAGCAGGTACTTATGGACAAACTGGTACAAATATGTCATTATTCTTGTCGGATAGCAACAATAAGACTAGATTTGGCTCTATGGCGTTTTATAAATCTATCTTATTCGATTCAGTTCCTACCAAGGAAACTGACGGATTCACCGAACAGGATTTGATTGATTATGTACTTAAAAATATAATAACACAATGAGATACGTTATAGTAACAATAGAATGGTGTATGGAACATGGGATTGTTCCTCCCATCCACGCAAGAAGGAGCTTAGATAGCTCAGAAGTAATTCTACATGAAGATTTCATTAAACCAGTTATTAATAATGATGAAGAGATTATATTCTACCCATACGACAGTGTAGAATTAAATGAAATATTAAATAGTGAAACATGGCAGCAACAGGAGTAAAAATATCTCAAATGGATGCTACTAACACCCTTGCTGGAGATGAGTTAGTTCCTATAGTACAGAACGGAAGTAATAAGTCAGCTACTATTTCTAAAATCAAAGAAGGGTTAGCAACAGAGGCATGGGTTATAGAAGCAATTAATAATGCTGGCGGTAAGACAGTAGTTGTTACTGAATTACCTGCAAAGGGAGATGTAAATAAAATCTACCTAATTCCTAACGAAAGCTCAAGAACAAATGATGTATATGATGAATATATTTATCTTATTACAGAACAAAAGACTGGCTGGGAGTTCTTAGGAAATAAACACGTAGACGTAAACTTAAAAGATTATTATACTAAGGCCGAGGTTAATGAAGCAATTGAAGGAGTAGAAGGTAGAACTACTAGTGCACTTGCTCTAAAGGTTGATAAGGTTGATGGTAAGCAATTATCTACCAATGATTATACAACAAGTGAGAAGAATAAATTGCAAGGTATTGCTGCCAATGCTAATAACTATACCCATCCAACTACAGCTGGAAATAAACATCTACCTGCTGGTGGTACAGTAGGGCAGGTGTTAGTCAACAGTGGCGATGGTACTGGAGAATGGAAAGATGTAGAGCCTGGTATTGATTTAACTGGATTGGAAGATATTTACTCCTATGGAGTTGAATGGGATTCTACAGTAGCAGACCCCACATTAACTAGAATTGGTAATCCATTGCTACATAAGTCATTACCAGTGCAATCTCAATATAAGGGTTGTGTAGCTAATGGTGCTAAAGTTAATTATTATTTAGACCCTAACGATTGGTCTAAGAAAGCTGATGGAACCCCTTCTGTCCTTGATGGGACTGATGGTACTGTAAGAGTACACATTCCCAAATTCTATGGTAAGTCTGGAGTTGAAGGTAATAAGAGATGGGTTAGAATTTCTACAGTTAAATGTGATGATACATGGGTAGAGATTCCAGAAATGCTGTTAGATGCCTATAGGAGTACGGTGAACCAGACTGGTAATAAGGCTGTATCAGTAGTTAACACTACAGCTCAATTTAGAGGTGGTGGTAATAGAACAGCTAACGATACATATCTATCATCTGATAAATTTAGAAGTGACTTAGGTAAACCAAGAACTAATATTTCAAGAGCAAACATGAGAACTTATGCCACTAATGCTGGTTCAGAAATGCTATGCTATGAATATTACAAGTGGATATTCTACTGGGCTTGGGTTATTGAATATGCAACATTTAATTCACAAGCTACTTATAACGCTGAGTTAACAGCTGATGGTTATCATCAAGGAGGACTTGGTCCCGGAATTACTGATTGGAACAACAATGCTAATGGGTGGTCTGGATATAATGGGACTTATCCAATAACACCATGCGGATATTGTAATGATATTGGTAACTTCACTGGAATTAAGGAGTTAGTTATTCCAGAGACCATAGTGAATGAATCTGCAACAGTCCCCACTAAGACATTTAAAGTTCCAAGGTGGAGGGGATTTGACAATCCATTCGGAGACATTTGGACAAACCTAGATGGTATTATCTTAGAAAGAACAGCAGCTAATCAACCAAGTAGTGTGTATACTACATCTAATCCGAGTGCATTTGGAGATGATAATACTGCTAAAGGTAAAATGACTGTTGCAGGTAAAGAAATAGTGTCTGATGGATATACAAAGGATTTTGACCTTGGAAGTAAGGGTGAAATTATACCTTCAGTAGTCGGTGGTTCAGCTACTACTTATATGTGTGACTATCATTGGTGCAATGCTGCTAGTACATCTTTAAGAACTCTCATCGTTGGCGGCGGCGCTTCTAATGGTGGTGATGCCGGTCTTAGTCACTTCCATTCTAACAATGGGGTCGGCAATGTCGGTTCCAATGTGGGCTTCAGAACATTAAACAGAATAACTCAATAATACATAAACAGATAAAATACGAGATTAGGGGTGCTATTTACCTACACTTCTGTTGGTGCTGATTAATTCAAATTACTACAAACACTCATCGTTAGCAGCAACGCTAATAATGGTAGTAATGCCAGTCTTAGTAACTTCAATTCTAACAATGGAGTCAGCAATGTCAATTCCAATGTAGGCTTATTATATATTTCTTTATTTAGGTAATTTGGTTTCATTTTACAGTCTAAATAGTACCCTTGCCTCTTGGCAAAAGACAACGTAGTATTTAATAACTGGGTGTTAGTAGGTTAAGTCTCGAACGCTTCCATAATAAATATATAAGACTTGAAACGTATAGGTTATTTACATGAACAGGTTTATGATATAGAGAATATCGAAATAGCTGATGATAAGGCTAGAAAGAATAAATCAATTAGATGGGGAATCGTTAAGCACGATAGAAATAGACAAAATGAGAATGAGAGGTTATCTGAGCAGCTAAGGGACTTGGTATATGAAACCTCTGAATATAGTACCTTTAAAGTATATGAACCTAAAGAAAGGTTGATATTTAGACTACCATACTATCCAGATAGAATAACACATCACGCTATAATGAACGTGATGGAACCTATTTGGACTAAAATATTTATTAAGCAGACTTACTCTTGTATTAAGAATAGAGGTATTCATAATGTAGCTCATGACTTAAAGACTGCATTAATTGAACATCCAGAAGAAACTATATATTGTTTGAAGATGGATGTTAGGAAGTTTTACCCATCTGTAAACCACGATATATTATGTGATATAATTAAAAAGAAGATAAAGGACAAATATCTTCTAACATTACTTATTGGGATTATCTATTCAGCCGATGGGGTTCCTATAGGTAATTACTTATCTCAGTTCTTTGCTAATCTATATTTAGCTTACTTTGACCATTGGGTCAAGGAGGAGTTAAAGTGTAAATTCTATTTCAGGTATGCTGATGATATTGTAATTCTCAGCAGTGATAAGAACTTCTTGAGAAACATACTTATAGCAATTAAGATGTACTTAAAGGAGGTTCTAAATTTAAGGTTAAAATCAAATTACCAAATATTCCCAGTAGATGATAGAGGTGTAGACTTTGTAGGTTATAGGTTCTATCATACCCATGTATTATTAAGGAAGTCAATTAAGATTAGATTATTCAAGCTTATTAGAAGGTATCAATCAGGCAAGATTGATAAACAAGAATTAAGAAGGAGAATGCAATCATATTTTGGTTGGCTAAAGTTTTGTAATTCTAAGAATCTACTAAGGAAGATTCAAAGAGATACAGGTTTGAGATTCTCTAATTGGGATGGGAAGAAATCTAATATTTCAAGATTTTATAACAAGTACATTCATATTGTAGATATAGTTGGCTATAGTAAGTGTTCTAGAGTTAACCTTGTATACAATAATAAATCCTATTACTTTGAGAGTAAGAGTAGGAATCTATTCTACTCTCTAACCAGATATTCATTCCCAGTAAATTTTAAAATAAGACCTTATGTTAGAACCAAGAAGAATAGAAATGGATGTGCAGCCAGACTTAATAGAGAAATTAGGTAATGGTACATATTACTATAACTATGATATTAAATCAAAAGAGGTTAATGTTACAGACCCAGAAACAGAAGATGTAACGAAGGAAACAAGGTGGACATATATACAAGTTCATCTACATGGTCAACCAGACCACAAAGAATGCATTAAAGCTATTATTAGACAGTATGTAGACCAAGATGAAGAGTTTGATTTAATTAACAGCTCCAATAGTATTGTTTTAGGTTTATCTGATAATCAAACTGATAGACAGAAATACCTAGATTATCTTACACTGGTAGGAGAAATCAAAACTAAAGTAAGAGCTGACTTCAACGTATAATTATGGATTCAGTATTTAAAATATGCAAGAAGGGAGCCTGCGGTATTACAATCACTGGGCTAGAGAAAGACAATGATGAATACTTAAATGAGGATGGAGAAGTTGCAGTAAGTACTCGTAATTATACCTACAGTCAAACTGTAACTATTAATGCTATAACAAGTATTAAATCTTCTGGAGAAGAAATAACACAGAAGTATGACATTGTTGAACACGTTATAGATTGTATTGATGAATCTGAAATGGAAATGCCTATTGACGGTTTATATGAAGTTACACATATAATACTACCCACTGATGCATGGTTGGATTATGTGTTAGAGAGGAATGCAACTGCTTTAACAGCTTATAACTCTATTTACTACTATGATACCAAATCTGAAGTATTTATGAAGTATGTTGATGAAGAGTCTGTTGAGGTAACTATAGAAGAGGTATTAGAGGTGAATGCTACACCCCCATCTACTGTCACTGAGAAAACTACTACGATTATCAGAGGTGATAAGAATACGTTCTGTATATGCCATATTAATGAATGCTTTTACAGACTATGTAAAAATCTTTTAGGAGATTTACCTGGAAGGTGCAAGAATAGGCTTGATGATGTTAAATCACTAATCTACAATAGAGATATTATATGGATGGCTATCAATATTATTAAATATCTAATTGAGCTGGGACAGTATTACGAAGCTCAGAGAGTATTAGAGGATGTTACTCAGTGCGGAGGAATTTGTAGAGATGTTATGATTGATAAGAATACTATAGGAGGAGGTGGTTGTGGATGCAATAACTAACCTGAAGCTTAAAGTGATTAAGGACTTTAATAAGTTCCTTAACAGACTAAATAAAGGCTATATAGATAATTATGACATGATTCTACATCAAATATCCTTTATTCAGACTTGTCAATACTTTGATAAAATAGATGGAATATACGAATTTCTAATGAATAATTAACATGGCAATAGAAAGGGATACAAGACGTTATGCCTGTATTCATGATTTGAATAATTATTTCAAGAAGAAAGACTTACTAGGAGGTTTAACCGAACTAGAGCAGGAACAGTTAAGGAAGAATATAGGTATTATTGATTATAGCGGAGAAGGCGGACAAGCTAAGCCATTGGAAGTGACATATACGCTACTTAATGATTACATAAGTAAGAATAGCTTAATAACAGGAGCAAGGTATGTTATTACAGACTTTCAAACTATTTACTCTTCTAATGTTACTAATAATTCAGGTCAAAAGGTTACGTGGGGTACTGAAGACTCCACTAACCCTTCTCCTGTTTGGAAGTTAATTGTAACAGCTATTACTAATAACAGATTAGACCCAAGGATTGTTATTGATGATAATAAAATGAAGGATTGGGTTATTGAATATGACCCTACTAAAGAAACTCTCGAAGATGGGGCTACCACTAAAGGTAGGATAACATTTATGAGAGACAATCATTTCAATTCAGCTCACTATGATTTCAAGAATATTAAATTCAGAAGAACTGCGGAGGAGTTAGATAATACTAATCTTAATCTTGGGGCAGCATATGGAGATTTCTATACATTCTCAGACTTAACTGGAGGAGTTATCACTGACAGCTCTGAATTACATAATACTAAGCATAATGAATTAAAACAAGGATGTACTAATAATATCTTTCTAGGTGATACTTACGATAATGTGCTAGAAGCAGACTGTAGAGGTAATACCTTCCTAAGAGGTTGTCATGATACAACTTTAAGATGGAATTCCGTTAATAATATGTTCAATGAGAACGTATGTTATATGGAAGGTTCATTATATAATAAAGTATTTCCTATTGGAGATACTAGCTTATCAATGACCATTACTAAAACAATTCATAAGGTTAATGAGGCTACAATTATATCCTTCTTAGACCCTATGACATATGCTTATCAAATTATTCAAATCTAAATATGGCAGAGTTTATACGTCTTGATGAACAAGAACAGGATGCCCCCATTTTACCCGATTATCCTCATTCTATTTCCAATATAAAGCCCGATACTAAAATAATTGACGGAGTTATTGAGAAGGAAGAGGTAGAAGGAATCTGTGCTGACTATGGTGTTATTACAATAGACAAGATAGACAGTGTAAAAGTAGAAGAGGAAGGAGTAGACCACATCTGTATTAAGGATGATTGTGATACTTCTAAATATTATGGGTGTACTGGCGGGGATGATGGATTCCAAAAGGAGAATCTATTCTCAGAGTTAACTGATGAGTATCAGAGAACTATAGCCAGAATTAATCTTGGTATAGCAGATGAATATGCTCTAAAGTGGGGAAACATCAAAGGTAACTTGTCTAATCAAAAAGATTTATATACCTTTGTGACTGATTCAATAGCCTTTGATATTAATAAGGTAATTGATGAAATAAATCTAAAACTTGCTCAATGGGCGTGTGAAATTGAAATAAGATTAAATAACAAAGCTGACATATACTCACCTAAGTTTACTGGAACTCCAACTACTACATTACCATTAATGACAGATAGTTCTAATAGGATTGCATCTACTGAATGGGTTAATGCTAGAATTGAAGCAGCAGCTATAGATGAAAATATTAAAGCCATATCAGTAGACCCAGAGTATATGAGTTATGGTGATGAGCCTACTGATGTAACTGTAACTTGGGAATACTACAAAGATGTAACTGAGCAGACAATTAATGGTGTAACTCTTAAGCCTGAAGCTAGGCAGTATACATTTGCTGGAATGACTACTTCTATGGTTATTACGTTACGATATAAATATGAGGATATTACTGCTGTAAAGGTAGTAACATTTGACATTAAATATCCTAACTACTATGGAACCTCACCAGACTATACTAAGTTAAACAAGACTATTGACAATATATTTACTACTACTGCAAATGGCAGTGAGTACATATACGTTATGATTCCAAATGGCTCCAGTGCAGTGTTGGCAGTTAGTAATATTATTGGTGGATTTAGACTCTTAGGTACACAGGAAATATTTGGTAATATATACTATATATTCAAGAGTGCTAATGCAGGGCTTGGGGAAACAACAATAGAAATATTAAGTCAAGCTGGATTTGATTCTAAAGGGTTTGACACTACTACAATTAAAGAGCTTTTAGCATCTAAAGTTGATAAGTATACTGTCTACACTAAGGAAGAAATTGATAAGAAGTTGCAGGACATAGAATCAGGAGACATTCAGCTTAATAATTATTATACTAAGGATGAAGTTAAAGCACTAATTCCAGATGTATCAGGTAAGGCAGACATAGAAGACGTACCTACTAAGGTATCTCAACTAGAGAATGACTCTCACTACATTACAGATATTCCAGACGAATATGTTACAAAGCATGAGCTTGATAGCCGAGGGTATTTAACAGAAGAGATTGAGCCGGCATTTATAGCTAGTGCAGCTGCAACTATAAACACTACTGATATACAAAATTGGAACAACAAGGTAGACAAAGTCCAAGGAATGGGCTTATCTGAGCAAAGCTTTACATTAGAAGAGAAGAATAAACTAAAAGGGCTAACTAACTATAGTGATACTAGTGTTAGAGAACTGATTAAAGAAGTTGATGAGAAGGTTAACACAAAAGCAGATAGGAGTGAAATCCCTGATGTTAGTAATAAAGCCGATATAGAGGATGTACCTACTAAAGTATCTCAGTTAGAGAATGATAAACATTACTTAACAACAATTCCAAATAACTTAGTTACTGAAGAAGAATTGAATAGTAAAGGGTTTCTAACTAGCTATACTGAAACTGACCCAACTGTTCCTGAGTGGGCTAAACAACCTAATAAACCTACATATACCCTCGAAGAGTTAGGTGCAGAAAGGGCTGGGACAGCAGCAGAAATACTTGAGATAGCTAACAACTTTACTAGACAGCAGTTTGACATACTTACTCAAGATTCTGACCCTTCTTATAACACATTCAAAGAGGTCGGAGATGCAATTATAAAGAATAATAAAGACATCGCTGCAATAAATACTACATTAGGTGGCAAAGCAGATAGAAGTGAATTATTCTCCGGTGAGTATCAAGACTTAGTTGGGAAACCTGAAATTCCTAGTATAGTAGGCTTAGCTACTGAAGAGTATGTCAAGCAAGCTATAGCTAATATTCCAGAAACTGATTTAAGTAATTATGCTCTAAAGAGTGAACTTCCAGACATTAGTACTAAGGTTGATAAGGTTGAAGGTAAAGGATTGTCTACTAATGACTTTACTAATGAGAACAAAGCTAAGTTACAATCACTCGAGAATTATAATGATACATACGTAAAAGAACAGATAGGACTACTTAATGTATTTAAGTCAGATGTGCAGGGCTATGTCATGCATATTGAGAAGGCTCTTTATCTGTCTGAGAACCTATCTGATTATTATACTGAGGCTGAAGATGCACACGATTTTATAGTAGCTTTATCCAAGGCTAGATTAGTAACATTAGAATATGCAACTTTAAAATTTGTAACGGCTTATAGAAAGACAGCTACAGATACCAAAGACACTGATGATGTTAGAACTGTAGAAGTGGTAATGATGTTTCACTATGATGAACTTCAGGACTTGAAGTTAACATTTACATTAGTAGTAGGAACTAAAACGACATATACATTTAATAAGGAATTTATAACATCTTCTTCCACTGGAACTGAAGCCTTAGTTGAAAGACTTACAGCATTAGAGAAGTTGGTGCAAGGTCTTGATTTAAGTAAAACGATAGTATTAGAATAGAATGGCAAATGAAATGGTAAATAACAAGCAGGTAAATTTCTGGAGGGGTGACCAAATCCCTCCAACCATTTACCACATTTGGATTAAAGATAACAGTAAGATGCTCTTATTTGATGGGGAACAATGGGTTGTATTCCTTGATAATAAAGAGATTATCGACATTGTGAATAAGATTCAAGAGAAGCTTGATAATATGCAAAAAGAAATCGAGAACCTGGGCAATAAGACTGTAAATAAGAAGGCTATTAAGAATAATCCAGTACTAGACGGTACTGACTTACTTATTGGGTGGTCAGGTAACTTTATAGATAAAGGTCTAACTGTTGCTCAAACAGCTCAGAGGTTTGATGAATTATTAACAACTCAAATCATATAGGAATGATAATAAATAAGAAGATTGTATATGCTAGAAAGAAAGAAGAGTTTGAGCCACTAATACCCACAATACCAGAAGGGCTTAATCCAGTAGTGTTCATTGAGGATACTAGAGAGATGTGGACTTGTGGTACTTACTTTAGTATTGGCTATCCAAGTATAGAAGTATCAGAAGTTAGCGGCTCTGTTAAGGTTCAAATAGGAAATAGCTTCTTCCTGCTAACTCCTACAGGTGACAGTATTAGCCTTAGAAAAGGTGATGGTAATAGAATTATTATCAGCAGTAATGCACTTAATAGAGTGGATACTGAACCTCCTTTGAAGTGGGATGCTTCTAATAGGAAGTTATTACACATGGAGAGCGGTGTAGCTTCAGGCTCTTATGGACAATCAACTAATCTAGGAAATGCTAGTGTGTTTGTTGTTCCAAACTTTATAGTAGATGCTACAGGACATATAACATTTGCAGAGAATCATAATATTGAGATTAGGGACTATGTTGAACAGGTAGCTCCATCTAATCAGATGGCTGAGAGGAACGTATTATTATCCTATAATGAAGCTAATAATAATATGGACACATCTCAAGTTAGAAAGGCTAATGGTTTGACATTTAATGATGCTACACAGAGAATAACTATAGCAGGAGGAATGACTTCCGATGGAGCAGTAACAGTTAATCATGGAGACGTTTCTGTATTAGATGGTTATATTATTGGTAAGCTAAAGGGAGATGTAGAAGGACAAGCTACTCCTAAGATTCACTTATCTCTAAAACCAGAATATGGTGGTGCTTCTACTAAATTATATGGTCACGTAAAACTGCAGGACATATTAAGTAGAAAGCCGGACCCATCAAGTGATAATGAGAATATAAATGACACTAACGTAGTTGCAGCTATTGCAGCATCCCCATTAATGGTATGGAACGCTATAGAAACTGCTAAGAGTTATGCTGATAGTATCCTCGGCTCTAATAATGCTATGCTATTTAAGGGAGCATTAGAGGCTGGTATATCTTCTCCAGGTACTTATACACCAATGGCAGATGTAGGTAATACTTATGTTGTAACCTTTGGTAATGGTGCTTATAGGGATAGTGTGGGGTATATAAACGGAGTGTCGGTAGAGGTTGGTGACTTACTTATATGTAAGGAAGCTACTGCTGCTTCTGATGGTACTAACTGGGAAGAGGTTTCTAAGAAGTGGACATATGTTCAGACTAATACTACTGGAGTTGTTAGTGGACCTTCATCCTCTACAATAGGACAACTGGCAGTGTTTGATAGTATAACGGGTAAGTTGATAAAAGGTCTACCAAACGGTTCAGTAGGGCAAATGCTAGTAATCAATGAGTCTGGCACACCTACATGGGCCAATAAACCTGATAGATTGAATCATGCATTATCATTCCAAGTAAAGGGAGTCGAGTTTACATCGTTTGATGGCTATGAAGCTAAGAAAGTAAATTTCATTGCTGGAGACAATATGTTTATTACTCCAGATAACCAAGGTAATTTAACTTTAGCTGCAGACCCTGGAAATGATACTGTAAATACAGCTGGAGCTACTGATTTAATAAACACAAAGTTATTCTTAATCGGAGCAGAATCACAGACTGAAAGTCCTCAAACATACAGTAATAGATACGTATACGTTGGTGCTGATAACTGTCTATATAGTGATGGTAAAAAAGTATCAACAACAGACCATACACACCCTATATATGTAACATTAGATACTGAACAGACTATTAATGGTAGCAAGACGTTTACAACTCCTATCATATCTACAGTAGCTAGTGGAACTGCACCATTAGTTGTAGCTAGTAATACCTTAGTAAGTAATCTTAACGCTGATTTACTTGATGGGTTACACGCTAAAAGCTTTATATTCTACAAGGAAGAAGACTTTGACCCAGCCACTTACGATGGTTATTACATGGGAATGACTACAAAGTCAGGTATAAACGGCAACTGGTGGCATATCATATCTATGAACTGGGGTGGTTCTAATATGGGAATTGTAGGAAACAAGACCTGGGTTACACAACTTGCATTACCAACAAAAGGCATACGTGGGCTAAAGTATCGTACAGGTAATGATTCTACTTCCTATGGTTCTTGGGTAGATATATTAGATGTTACTAATTATGCAGGAACTCTCGATGGACGTTACCTTAAGAAGACTGGCGATACTATGACTGGAACACTTACATCCGCATCTACTTCCAGCTCAATCGTATTCAAGGGATTGGAAAATTGTGATATTACCAATATCTATAAAGATAACGAAGTTATCAGGAACGATGATGGTGGGTTAACTTCTATAAGAAACGGATTAAGGTTCAACTGGTATGACACATACTGGTATATAGGAAACCTTAGAGGAGGTAGTACGGATAGTGCAGGATTTGGTGTCGTAGACCATAACAACAAGCTAGTTTTACGTGTCACTCCAAATGATGTGAGAGCACCTAGGTTTATGTCAACTGTTGCCACAGGGTTATCACCGTTGATAGTTTCAAGCAATACGCTTGTTAATAATTTAAATGCAGATTTGCTTGATGGAGTACATTTGGCAGGATTTAGTGGAAGAGAGGGTGTTATGCGTTCTTGGCTTAGAGGTAGATACACTACTGTAAACCAATATTTTGGAAATGGAAACGTAGTTACTATTGACCCTAAACCTACGGATGATGTTACCCTATCTGCAAATACTACTGTGCTAAGTCTAGGTGACGTTCCAACAAGAAATACTCAGTTAGCTTTCCATTATGATACAAACACGATTAAATACAGAAGGCATGATGATTCAAAGTGGAATGATTGGGTTGTGTTAATACATAGTGGAAACTACGCCAGCTATTCTGACGGACGTTACGTAAAGAAAGCAGGTGATACCATGACTGGTACTCTTGGAATGGGTGCTAATACTATATATTGGAAAGAGAATGGCTTTGGTGATAAATTTGGATTAACCCCATACTTTAGTGGTACTAATGATAATAATTACCTAGCCTTTATGAGTTCTGTTGGAGAGGCTGGAACAGACCCGGCTATGAGTGCTAAAATGGTATTAACTGGATTAGGAAATGTAGGAATTGGCACTACAACTCCAACACAGAAGCTTCATGTTATTGGTGGAGGTTTATTTACTGCATTACTTACCACTACTGGTATTACTAACAATGGAACCTTAACCCAGAACGGAGATATTATAATAAACCAAGCTAGCACTACTGGAACTAGGCAAGTTAGATTCCAAGGTGGGGATAACGATTATGGTAGAATAGCTTTTGGGGGAACTGCAAGTAATGCAGGATGGATGGAGATAGCTTCTTGTGATGATGGAGATGAACCTATATATGTAAGACAATACACGGGCGTATTTACTACCATAAAGAGGACAGCAACATTATTGGATGCTAATGGAAATACAATATTCCCTGGCACAGTCACAGCTCCAACATTTACTGGTGCTTTAAATGGTACTGCTGAATGGTCTAAGAGATTGGCTACTAATAGTCAGTTAACATTTGGACTAAATGGATTAACTTACTTCAATGCAAATCTAGGTGCTGGTACTGCTGCTAATCAGAATGTTGGACCAACAGCTCAATGGTGGCATATATTAAGAATGAATCATGGAAATGGTTCTGGGTATTTCGCTGATATAGCAGTCCCTTTAAATACATCTGATGGTATTTACTGGAGAAGAATACAAGGGGGTACTAACTATGGATGGTATAGAGTGTTAGATACTAATAACTATGCTGGAATTATAGACGGTAGGTATGTTAATGTTACTGGTGATACTATGACTGGTGCATTACATCTAGCTAATGGTACTAGAAACAATGCTGGAGATGATTGCGGTTTCGGTGACTGTAATATCGGAGGCTGCCTTGGATTACAAGGATTAAACGGAGCAACTGGACTAGCATTTATCCAACAGGGTGCTTCATGGAGAGGTGGAAACAACTATAGATTTACTTGGAATGGTTCTAACATGACATCTAGTAGTACAGCACAATGGAATAATTTAAATGCGGATTTATTAGATGGCTACCACCAAGCAGCATTCAGTATGGGCTGGACTACTTCAACTAAATACAGGGTTGATAGATGGGGAGGTGGTACAGACAAGAACTGGAAGAAGATAGTAACCTATGTTTGTACAGGTGGAGGGCAATATCAAAGCTGTAAAGTCAAAGGTACAATCTACTATATAACAGGTAATCACAATCAAGGGCACGTAATAGATATACCATTTGAAGCGATAATGTATGCTTATAGCGGTACTGCAGACTCAATGTTAAATCAAAGTTATCTATACCTTCCTCCTTATTGTACTTGGGATATGATTAGGATAGTACGATATAATAACAACAGTTGGGAGGTACAAGTAAGGCAACCTAGCGATTGGACTAATATAAGCCTTGAATATACAGTAACTAATAATGGTGGTAGTATATCGGCAGGTCAGTTTACTAATACTTCTTATTCAAGCACTGTGGCTAATAATTATAACACTAATGTTAGTAGACCTAATTCAAGTTATACCAATCATGCTGCTAGTGCAGACAGACTTACAATAGCCCGCTCTATTAATGGAACTAACTTCGACGGTACTGCAAATATTACTACCTCTTATTGGGGAACAGCTAGGAACTTTACTATTGGTAATACTACTAAGTCAGTAAATGGTTCTGCCAATGTTTCATGGTCTTTTGCTGATATTGGAGGCGCTCCTGCAGACCATTCACATAACTATATAAATTCTAGAGGAAACCTCAATCCACAAACAGGAAGAACCCAAAACCTAGGTAATGTGTACTCCTATAATACAGTTAGTGGAACTAGTAATGGTGCACCAACTACATATACATCCGTTATAGGATTTGGAAGAAGTACTGGAGGTACGGTTGAAATTGCTGGAGGATGGACTGCTGGTATGGGATTGTGGTACAGAGCGTTAAGAGATACTACTGACAATTGGTATGGATGGGTAAAAGTATGGGATACCAAGAACTTTGACCCTAACTCTAAAGCAAACAGTAACCATAACCACGATGGTTCATATATAACTAAAGGTGGTAGTAATAATAATGTAGTACTTGGTGCTGGTGGGTATAAAGCATTGTCAGACTTTACACTGAACTCAAATTGGGCAGCTTCTAAAGACGCTTCTGGATATGTTAAATTCCCTAACGGATTTATAATTCAATGGGGTGAAGCATATGTAGGTGCAAATTCTACGGGACATAAATCCTTCCCGATTGCATTCCCAACAGCTTGTATATCGGTACAAGTAACACATAAAACAACTGCAACTAACTGGGACAAGGTTTGTGTAGCAGGTAATTACACTAGAACAAGTTGTACTATAGCCAATTGTGAAACGGTTAACTCTATGATTAATTGGATGGCTTTAGGTTATTAGTTTATATGTTTTTATTTAATATTAATTTTTTTAACTATGAAATTTACTAGAATGATTAATTTATCTGGTTCAGTAACAGTAGATACTATCGAGGTTTATGTAACAATGAACTACGAAGAGACTCAAGCCCCTTCCGAGGCTTCCTTTAACTTTACTACAGAAGGTATGTCTGTAAGTGGTTCTTGCTCTAAGAATGAGATTACATACTATACCACATCTCAAGGGATAGTGACAGATGAGCTTATGAAGAAAGTAGAAACAAAGGTAAAGGAATGCATAGCAAATTATGAGTCAATTTGATTGTCTCATAGCTAATTTTATAATTTTAACTAACTATACTTTGTTTCATACTCAATAATGTGTATATTTGCACAGAATTAACAAAATTAGAAAAGGACTATGACAGTAAACGAAATGATGATTAGGCACAACTTTATTACTAAGATTATACTTAGGGATAAGGACAAGGAACTCAGTAAAGATTTAAAGGTAAAGATTATGTCAATGCGTATTGAATTAGGTAAACTTCGTAGACAAGTGGAGGATGATTTACAAGAAGCTATCTCACAATTAACTCCGAGTGAATATAGAGAGTTAGCTAGTAAAAGTGACCTAACTCAAGATGAGAGAGAGAAGATAAAGGAATGGAATAAGCAAATAACTGAGGAATACAACACCTACCTTGACCAAAGGAGTAAGGATGAAGTAGCTGACTGTGCCCACTTCAACGAAGATGAGTATGCTCAGATTGTTGAAGTAAATGCAGCCAATGATGTTGAAATAAATGGACAGAAGTTATGTGCTGCTGATTTTCTAGAAGTGCTTCATAGCTTATTCGTAGAACAGTAATATAAAACGAGGGCTGTGTGAATAACATAGCCCTTTATTTTTATCAGCATGAATGAATATATTGAGGTAATTGGTCAATTAAAACCCAAGAACAATGCTAGCTTTGCACTAGCAGATGTTAATGATTTACGTGGTGGTTACATCCAAGTTACCAATATGAGTGATATGGAAGCCTTTCTCAACACAAAGAAGTTAAAGGAGGGTATGCTATGTTACGTCAAAAATTCACCTGACAGCAACCATATGTATCAATTCTATAACGGGGTGTGGAACGTATGGAAAGTACAAGGAGGTGGAGGAGGTGGAGGAGGAGGAATGTCTATTGTAGTAGTTGACACTTTAGAAGAACTACTTGATAGGGATGACCTTAGAGTTAAGGGGCAAATAGTATTCGTTAATGATATTAATGAAATACGTTACTTTAATGGATTTGTTTGGGAATCCTTCTCCAAAATTTATATACAGGATACACCACCTGAAGATAAGGGAGGTATTTGGATAGATACTTCTGAGAATAAAGAACATATGACAAGCAGTACTGTGATTCAAGACCTGTTAAAGGTTATATCAGTACTACAAGACAAGGTACAGAAGTTAGAGTTTGCATTTAACTGCCAGATAGATTCTGGTGACTTTAGAAACAATCAGAGGTACGCCTATGATGGTATGCCTAATGAGGAGCCTAACTACGGTACTTCAGAAGAAGAGGACAACGCCACTCAAGAGGCTAACAAGGATGTGGTTCTTGCTGATGCACCTGAACCTACTGAATATAAAGAGTATTTACCTAATGCTAAGCATATATGTATCAAAAGTGGTACATACGCAGAAATGCAAGCTAATAAAGGTGATTTCTTACCAAAGGAATTGTTATGGTGTTATGACACTCAGACATTATGGATTAAAGACCCTAAGACTTATAAATTAATTAAAATAGGTAGTACAGGTGGTGGTGAAGACCCAGGACCTGGACCAGACCCAGAAACAATGGATGGAATATTAACCGAAGTCATTGGAAGCGGCAGTGGAGCTAAGACCAAGATTATTGGTATTGAGTTCGCGGACATGACGAATAAAGAGAATACATTCCTTATTCAGGTTAAGGATGGTAAGTTAGATATACACGATTATAGATTAGATAAGAATACTTTAGCTGGTAATGCTCAGACTCAAGGTACTGGAATTTACTACACTACTCCATATTTCCCTATCATCCCAGAAGAGGTGGGTTCTAAAGACTCTCCAAAGATTTATGTTAATATGGTGTACTGCGGAGGAACATCAGAGGATAAGGACTACAATCCAGTATCTCACAATTTCGTAGAGTTGTGTAACCTTGGTAAGAAGGACTTAAATCTAAAAGGACTATACTTACATTACACAGAAAGGAATAGTGGAGATTGGGTTACATTACCTCTAATTGGTACTCTTAAATCTCAAGGTACATTCTTGATTAAGGGTGCTCAATGTTCCGTAGAGAACATCAATACTACACTAATTAGAGTTGGTGAACCTGATATGTATTGGACTAAAGATGCTACTCTTAATAATACAAGGCTTGAGATTGCTGGAGATACAGGCGCAGGAGTACAGCCTCATAGTATATGGTCAAGTAAAGACGATTGTATTAAATTTAGCTATGACTGTGCATTCTACATTAGTAGTGAGGAAACAACAGATTACTTCAAGACTACTGTTATGAATAGTACTGCACCTTGGACTACTAACGGAGTAATTAAATGGTATGTGGACTTAGTCGGAATAGGTAGTTATAATGATAAATCAATGCCATGTGAGGCATCTCCCATTGCCACTAAGGGAAGTAATGTATTATTAATGCGTTACTATAATATGGACCCAGTAAAGCAAGCTACTAAGGCTCTGAGTGCTAGGAGTAATGTTAAGGATTGGACGTATATTAATATGGACAAAATTAATCCTGCTATTGATATTCAAGAGTATACTCCGAAGAACTCATCACAGAATAAGAATATATTCTTTAATAAGCATCTATTAGTGGAAGGTACTCCTAACATAGTTACTTGCACACTAGGACATGATGCCCATAAGACAAGATGCTTTAACTGGGTATCAGTAGGATACTACGATGAGTACATCTGGATTAGAAAGGATGGTGAAGATTATACTCCAGAAAATAAATTTGAATCCTTTAAGAAGGAGGATATTAACTCTGAGAATGAGAGTACTAATCCTAATAGACCAGATAATCATAAGAATTGGACTAATAAAATATATAATAGGATTAGAAGCATAACTACAGATGGCACACCATTTACAGTTCATAAGTTCATTAAGGACTTCGATGAACCTGCTGATACTCAGAAGTATTATTACAAGGTAGGTAGAGATGGGGCATGGACTGAGGAAAGGTCATTTACTCTTAGAAATAGAGATAAGGTTATTGAAAGAGGATTTAACTTCCTACAAGTAAGTGACCAGCAAGGATTTAATGCAGAAGAATATGAAATGTGGAGAGTTAGTGCAGAATACATCAACTCTGATAAAGCTGAGAATCCATATGAATGGTGCTTAAATACTGGAGACCAGACTCAGAATGGTAATAGATTTAACGAATGGATTGACTATTACAAGGGTGGAGATGTTATCTATAGAGATACAGAGCAAATGTATTCAGTAGGTAATAATGATTTAACCCCTGTGGATGTATACACGTTAGGGGATGGGGAAGATAAAAGTAAAACTAATCCCGCCAATGTGGAATTTTTCTTTACATTTGAGCACCCTTATACAGTACCCATTTCGTCTGCTGGAGTGTACATACCCTGCTGCTATAGTTTCGTATATGGCAATACCTATTTCTTGTCTATGAACTCTGAAATCACTGAATTAGCAAGGACAGACGTGTTCGGAGATATAGCTGGCGTGAATGTATATAATGACTTAAAAGACTGGGCAACTGCTGATTTGGCACAACACGCAGCTGATGCCAAAATTAAGTGGAAGGTTGCGTTCTGTCATGAAGCTCCATTTACCATCATCACCGCCGATTTAATTATGAGCTATTTAAAGCATAATGAAGGTGGTTCTTACGATAAAAACTTAGATATTAAGAGGGGCGGAAGTCATCTAAATACAGTTGGTAATTACTGGTTTAGTCAATGGTTACAGGATAATGCATTTAAACTATGCCTATGTGGACATAAACATACATATGCAAATTCAAGATATATACGTGAGAATCCTAATAGGACAATGGAACCTATAGTATATGACCAGTCACTGTCCCCAACATGGTATACCAATCTACCTGATAGAGAAAGACAGTGTGTTCAAATCTCTACTGACGCTAGTCTAAACTATGTAAGATATGTAATGTGTCAAGCAACTGGATATAAGTTAACCTCTAATAAAGAGTTGCCTGCCAAGAACATACCTTGGTTACTAGAATATTATCCTGTATCTAGCCAGATTGAAAACCCAAATACTAATACTGCTACTGTTAAGGTTAACAGTGCCCAACAATATCCTAACTATATTATATGGAATGTAGGAACGGGAAATGAAGTTGAAGTGCCATCCATGACCACAGCTAGTAGGGAGAGAATACTTGGTAAGTCTTATAAACTGCAGCTAAAGGATAATACTAAAGTTTGGGCTTATAAGTATAATGTACCTATAGCTTATACTGACTTAAAGAAGGTTGGAGGTAATGGTGCTACTAACCCAAGTAATAATATAGTAATTGAAAAGACATTACAATGAAAATAAAACATTATGATGAAGTAACTGGAAGATGGGTAATCGACGGTGCTTCTAATGCTTCAGAATTGGAACTGACAAACCCTGGCTTCTTAAATGAAGCTGGGGAATCAGTTTCTATTGACAATGGCTTCACAAAGCTAGATAATAGAATGACTAAGTTAGAACAAAACCTAGCCTGGGTGTACCTTAATGGTGCAATCGGCGGTGGTGGAGGCGGCGGTGGTGGAGGGGATGGCTCAGAATACACCATTGATGTAGCTGAAGGTAGTACAGTCTATACAGCTACTAATACTGTTACACTTAATATCTTAATTAAAAGTGGTGGTGTTAAAAAGTCATTTACTGTAATTGCTAAAGATTTGGCTACCAACAAAACATTAGGAACATGGAAGAAGTACTCTATGGCTAGAACAGACATTACCATTACTGGATTATCTGGAACTACTGACGTAGAATTGTCTGCCTATGATAGTGATAATGTATACACCACTCCTACATACGTAAAGATTGTGGCTGGTGCCATCTCTTTAGAGATTCAATCTATACCACCTAAGACTATGTATATGGGTGGTGTTGCAGAAGTACCTCTTAACTACACTGTAACTAATAATATCCTGCAAAGCCCTGCCGAGTTCTGGATGACTATTAATGGTATTGAAGTTGCTAGGGTAGGTAACATTACTACAGCTATTCGTGCACTAAGTTATGACGCTCGTAAGCTACTGTTTGAGAGTGAGCACTTTAATCCAAAAGCTGGACAAAGATTCTATTTTATAGCACAGGCAAGTACTACACTTAATGGTGATGTAATACAGTCTGAACAGATTAAATTCGACATTACTGTAGCAGATAGTAATAACTTAGTTATTGTAACCGAGGATATTACAGAGTTTACCCCATCCTCAAATCCCGGAGAAACTCTTGAGGATTTAACACAGTATGGTCAGGGTTCTCAATTAGGATTTAGTTATTACTTTAGTTATGGTCTTAGTAAGTATAGTACATTCAACATGGATTATAAAATCCATCTAATGAATAGAAGTGGTGAAGTATCATTACTCGACACAGGTACAATTAAGAATATTAATAAGAGTGAAACTAATAGATTTGTATATAGTACAGTAAACCTATCTGTTAATAAGGATGATGAGTATTTAAGAATCACCCTATTTGGATATGCAGTAAATGACCCTGGTGATACTTCTGCTCAATATACCAAGACAGTTACTTGTAGGATAGTAGAGAGTGTAAGTACTGACTTATATGCTAACAATGACCTACATACACTACTTGCGTATTATAGTAAAATTACTGGATTCCCTAACACTTCTACTGGTACTTGGAATTATCCTATCAAAACTAGCGGGGATTTCATATACGAGGGTGCATTCGCATCTAAGTTCCCAGATGGTGTGAATTTTACTCTAAAGGGAGTAAATGGTAAAACTAGTGGTTTTATTCAGGACATTGATGGTGTGAATCAAATACCTGCAACAAGACTGAGTGGTGAGGCTTACGGTTATCTTGAAGTAGCGGATGTTATGTTCCCTGCCATTGATATTGGTGCTGGTGTATCATTCTTCCAACCTATGGGATTCCATATATCCTGTACTTATAAGGCAGACGCCTCTTCTTATCCAGAAGAAGTAGTATGCGGTATAGGTCAGTATGAGGATGGTGAATTAAAAACTGGTTATGAAGTATCATTAGAGAAAGCTGTATGTAAGATTGGTTCTGCTGATACACTTACAGTTAAACTTCCGCAGAATGAGTTACTTACTGTAGACCTAGATGTATCATTACTATCAGGAAATGCTTGGTACTTTAAAATCTATGTCAATGGTGTGCTGTCTGCTGTAAGTAGGGTACTACAATCCGATATTGACTGGATGTTTGGTACTGACTTCTATTTCGGATGTAGAAATGATAATGGGGTAAGAAGTAGATTCTCTGATGTTAATATTTATGATATTAAGATTTATACATCTTCACAGAGTGAATATGCTATTGTTCAGAACTATATATCTGCCACTGAACAGGCAAGACTTGTAAGAGGTCAGATTGATGCATCTTTAGATGCTGAGTTAAGAACTAAGAATCTATTTGATAGTGCAGGTAACTGCTTAATATGGGATAAGACTCTGGATGGAGGTAAGGGTGGTTTCCTAACAGGTGAGTTATTATACTCTAAGTTAGTAGAGCAAATGGAAATTAACACACCTTATCCTATTGTGTTAGTAGAGGAAACATCTAACAGCCCTACACTATTTGAACCATATTCAACTGCAATATTCTCTGCATCTGATAAGGTAGAAGTAATGGGCAAGAAATTCCCCGTTAAAATTACTTATCAAGATAGTAAGGGTAAAGTAGTTATTAATACTCCTAGTGGAGTGTCAGAGAATAATGGTGTTACTATTGGTTTACAGGGTACGTCTTCACTGTCTTATAATGCTAAGAACTTTGAGATTTATATGGGTGATGTTGACCAGACCGGTAAGAAGATGCTATTCCAACCTACTGATGATTGGTTGCCAGAGAATGAGTTTACATTAAAGGCTGACGTAGTAGACTCTGCACACGTTAATAACGTAGTAATTGGTCAGATTGTAAATGGTAGAGCCAAGAACACTTCTGGACAATCTATTACTCCATTTGGAGCAACCCCACCCATGTCGTTAGGTAATGATGTTTGGGGAGGGGATGCTGATAAGGCCAATGCTATTAGGGGTAAGATTAAACATACCTCAGAAGGTTTCCCAGTGTTACTATTTATTAGATATGCACCAGATGCTGATGGTACCATCAAACAACCTAAATTCTGCGGTATATACAATTTCAACCTGGGTAGGTATGCTTACTTCAATCTTGGACTAAAATTACTTTTAGACTACACTAAAGTAAACCAAGATGGACCAACACTAGTAACAGATTACACAGAAGATGCTAGCAGGTGGAATACAGGTGTTAGTAATGGAGTATACTCTGTTGAAATAAACCAGAACTCTTCTGCTCAAGGTGCATTCCAACAAGACGATATGAAGATTGTACAGTTTATGGGTGACGTAATGTATACATCCAGAGACGAGGCAATTGGATATAATCAAGTGCAGAAGTTCTATACTCAGATGGCTAATATGGCTCTTACTCGTATCCAGAAATATACAATGGATGACGCTGGGCAGACTCCTACTAAGCCTATTCCTGGAGAGTTCTACGATTTGGATAAGAATGCTTATTATAACTTTAGTGCTTGTGACCAACACCTAAACTGGGATAACGCTTGTGCTTATTTTATGATTGCATTACTATTTGGTTGTGTGGACTCAATGTGTAAGAATTTAACTATTCGTAGTTGGGGTACAGATGTATGGTATTGCTGTTTCTATGATATGGATACAGCATTTGGGCTTAATAATGCCGGACAAGATATTGTAGAATATTGGGCACATTTACATAGGTGGTATAATATTGCTTCACAAGATACTGGCATTACCCAATACACACAGGAGAAGAATTATGTATCATCTGATAGCTATAAGCAGTTCTTTGCCTCTTGGTGGAATAGAATATGGGAGGTGCTTGAAAACTTAGCTGGCATAGATAGTGGTAGCACAGAGAGTAGAACTAGCTTAGAATCATTATATGTAAATCTAAGAACTAACCTGTTCCCTGACCCTGACAAATTTATTAAGGATTACTATCAATCATATACAGAGAAGACAGGTTCTATCATGTTTAACTATGATTATAAGATTAAGTATCTTGCTATATCTAAGACATATGACCCAAACACTGGTAAATATGAGGATAGTACAGACTTTAGTCAGTTAAAGTTCTTACATGGTAATCGTGTAATGCACGTTAAGGATTGGTTTAGAAAGAGGATTATGTTCTTAGACGGAGTATATGGTTATAAGGATAATACTAATCTATTACCTACTACTATTGAATCTCCTATTACTGGACTATGGGCTTCTAACAAAGCTACAGGTTCTGCTACCGAAGTAAGATTCAGTACTGATATAACAGCGAGTAGCCAAATACTTTATCATTATTCACATGATAAGACTACTGGTGCATTCTGGATTACAGATACTCCCACGTCAGTTATATTACCTATGCCTACTGGTGAGACCGTGGTGTATATGTATGCTAACAAATATATTACTGACTTTACTAAATTCAAAAGTTATCCTTGGACTGGTTTAGATAATATTAATCTACCTATGTTGCAAGAACTTGATTTAAGTGGATTAGGCAATGTGGATGCAGCTTATTTCTTCCAAGGAGGTGTATATAACAAGGCTAATGACATAGGTCTAAAGAACATTAAGAAACTAAATCTAAGTAAAGTAAAGCCTATTGGTTCCACTGCATTTGCGTATACATTAGACTTAAGTGGATGTCACAAAATCCAGGAGTTAGATGTTTCCTATTCTACTATTACTAAGATTACGTTCCCAACATCTGCTGTACTGAAAGTATTAAATATGTCAGGAACTGATATCACTAGTTTGAAGTTAGAGAATCAATCCTTTCTTGAATCACTACTTATTGAAGACTGCCTAAAACTGACGTCTATAGAGATAAATAACTGTAGTGCAATAAAGACTTTATCGGTACCTTCTAATGTAAAGACTGTAATTATTAGGAATTGTGAGAAGATGGAAACTATCCGGATTCCTTACTCTTCTATTAATAACTCTGTAAGTCCCTTAGTTCAGGTAACTATTGACAATTGCCCAGGTATGAGAGAATTTGGCATTTCTGGACAGAATAACCCTGGTCTAAAGTTGGAGTTAACTGGTGCTTGGAACCTTGAAGTGTTAGATTTAAGCTACACAAAGACTGAGGATATAGTACTGGCATCTTTATATGTAAATGGTGAGCCGAATTTCTCTAGCTTGAGGTCACTAGATATTTCTGGAACATCTTTGTATACACTTAAGTACAATGATAGGACGTTTGACTATTTAGACTTAACTGCATTCCCAGACCTAGAAAATATTAGAGCAGCCAACTGTAAAATGCTTACAGAGGTTAGATGTAAAAATGATAAAGACAATCCAATTGAAGTAGCATTAGGTGCATTTAAGGATTGTAATTCCCTACAGAGAGTCAAAGGGCATATAGCCCTACAAGGTAGTGAAGTCTTTAGAGGCTGTAATTCGTTCTATCTAAATCCAAATGAACTGTATACCCAATTTGGAACTGATGTATTCTTGACAGGGGATGATGCAACTAATATAACATTTGATAGAAATCTTACAGAAGTTTACTTCATGTTTGAAGATTGTAGTAACTTATCCTACAATGACTTTAAATACTTGATGGTTAGACTTACTGATAAAGTAACCTCTTTGGAGGGGGCCTTCAAAGGATGTAGTAATATATCTGGAGATTTATGGTATGATATGTTTAGACCATGTCCAAATGTTAACACTATTAAGGAAGCATTTAGCAATACTAGACTAAGTGGAATCTTCTTCTCTAGAGGTCAGGACTACAATCCAGCTAAGGATTCTACATGGGGCATCCTAGATTTCGTTCCTAAGCTGACTGATACTGAAGCTGCATTTGATAATACAAGTATAGAATGGATAGATAATAATGTATTTGCACCTATTGTTAATGGTAGAACTACTACATACTCTCCTTTAGTAAAGATTGACTATATGTTTAGAGGTTGTTACTCTCTAAAGAGCTGTGTTAGTACTAGAACTACGCCAATTACAGAGGGATTTCTAAGCTCTAAGACATTCTTTACTAATCTAAGAAACTTAGCTGGAACCTATCCTAAAGGTGTGTTTACTGGATGTGATAAGGTTAAAATGACTGTTGATAATGATGCAAGTGGTAATACTTATCTATTCCATACCGTAAATAAGGTAACTCAAAGTTTAGTACTTACAGATTCTGTGTATAATGGAATAAAGCTAGTGGGTAAGATAGGTCCTAATGTATTTGGAGGTATAAGTCAGACTATTAGTGATAATGGAACTACTTGGTATATTCCAACATTTACTTCTATCCAATTCCCATTCCAATATAGTGGTGGGGCAGGATTGCAAGTAAATCTATCAGAGATGGGAAGTATGTTTCAGGCTATTAGTAGTACTCTACGACAAGCTGTTGGTATATTTAGTGGTTTAGAATGCTCCGATGAAGAAGGTGCACAATCTATTCCAGCTGACATATTTAAACATTGTACTATCCTTAACAGTATTGAATCGTTCTTTAGTGGCATAGATATTAATAATGATGGTAAAGTTTATGAGTTTCCTCCTGCTGGAATGTTTGACGATTGTGTTTCACTACAGAATATTAGGAGATTATTTAGTGGGTGTAACAATCTAAAGTTAAAATTAGTTGGAGAAGGTTTCAAGAATTGTGCCCTTAGTGATGTATCTTATGCATTTGAGAACAGTGGAGTGTTTGGAATGATTCCTTATAGACTGTTCTTTATGACTAAATCTAAGAGTGATGGAAGTAAGGTTATTAATCAGACTATTACCGACATGGCTGGAGTGTTCTCAGGATGCTGGTGTCTTGGATATGATGAAACCAGAACTATAGATGTGGGTTCTGATTTAATAACTGGAATGACTAAGACTGTATGGGCAGACCATATTATACAGACCGTTGGTAATAGAGTTCCATTTAAGCTAGATGTTAGTAATATGAAGAAATCATATAACTACGATAGGAATGAAGACCCAGATAGTGAGGAATATAATCCCGGTGAACAAGCATTTGATGTGTGGTACTTAGACGGATATGGTTGGGAAGGTGCTTCTAGTAGTGAGAGTGGATTAGATGCTGCTAAGACTAGACTAAATGAAAGATACTTTAAGTATGATTCCCAACAAAAGGTGGCTATATCTCAGCAAGACCTAGACAGGTCGGAGGTAGGTTATCAGAATTACATGTTCCCCACTGACTACTTTAGATATTGCTCTTCTAACTGTAACTTCGAGAACTCTTTAGCTGACTTTACATATAAGTCCAACATTAAAAAGTTTGATGCTGAAACAGGTAACTATTCAGTAGAAGGAACTGAGGAATACGATGGAATGGTAGGCAGAATACCTTGTAAGCTATTTGAAGCGTTGAAAGACAATACCAGTCTAACGTCAGTTTTTAAAGGCATTAAGTTCTGCGCCTTCGTTAATCTTCAAGGGCAAACCTTTACTAGGGGAATTAAATACCCGCCAGACTTATTTAAGTATAACACTAAATTAGAAGATATATCGAATATATTTGCCCAAACTAGTATAGAAGTTGGAGTAGATATTAATAGTGACTTATTTGCCAACAATGCTAATCTTAAGAGCGTTAGTGGTGTATGGTCTAATTGTCTGTTCGATAAAAGGGCATATAAGGCAGAAGGAACTCAAGAGATATATTCTCAAATAGATTTTGCTAATATGTTTAAGAATAACACTAAAATAACTAATGCTTCAAATTTATTTGCAGTAACAGTCTCAGGTGCATCTAAAGAAAAGCCTTACGGACTACTTTTAATCACTGAAGATTTATTAAAGACTTGTTACAATATAAACAATATCAGTAATATGTTTTATTACTGTGCTGCGTTAGCTGGGGCTGTTCCACCATTCCCATCCGCTTCTTACCCAGTATTGAATGTAGTATCTGGTTACCTATCTGGAGTAACAAAGGCTAATATTACCAATGCTGAAAGTCTTGAGGCTAGATTGGTTCCTGCTGAATGGCTGTAACATAATTCAAATAGGTGATTACCATAGAGATGATTTTTGGATATTTTAATACAATTATTTTGTAGTTAACATTGATTAACAATATTTCTTTGGTATGACCTTTAAGAATCATTAACTTTGCACTATGAAAATTAAAGAAGCGCGCTTAACAGATTGGGTATAAAAACACACACAAACACAACAAATTATGGCAGAATTTTTAACAATGTAAGAGGCAGAGGATAAATTCGGTAAGAAGGGTAGAACTAATGCCGCTCTGACTCTTGGTATTATCGGAACAGCACTTGGAGCTTTTGCAGGTAACAATGGCTGCGGCTGTGGTAACAACGGTATTCTCGGAGGTCTATTTGGAGGTAATAACGGTAATTGTATAGCTGAGAAGGCTATGCAGACTGCTATGGCACAAGGACAAATGTCTCAGAATCTAGCTTGGAACAACAGAGTACAGTCTATGCAAGATGATATTGACCTATACACTTACATCAATGGTAGGAATTTAGCTACTAACGAAAGAATTGGAAACGAAACTCAGGTTCTAACAAACCAAATCTGGAAGGGTAGAGTAGAAGACCTACAAGAAAAGAGTGGAATGTACGTTGATATAATCACTCGTGATAATGCTCAGAACCTAAGACTATGTGATGAGCTTTATAAGAGAAGGGAACAAGACGTACAAGAGAAGGCAGATTTGTTCGAGAGACTTAACACACGTTTAGTTGAGTTAGAGAAGAAGGAAGCTGCAACTGCTGCTGCTTTACCTCTAATGTTCGAACTTAACAAAGTTAATGCTGAAAGGTATTCAGATAACTGCTGCTGCAAGTCAGAGAAACAACTATTGGTTGCTGCTGGTGATTTACAGAGACAACTAGACCACAAGATTACTGGACAGCTGAAATATGCTTATAGTGACCTATGTGCTCCAGTTCCTAGTATTTCTCCACTATACTGTAGTCCATTCACACAATATGGCACAGGTATGTACGCTGGTCAAGCTGCTTCTAACTGGAATGCAGTAAATACAGCTATTAACAGTGCTTGTCCATCTTGTACAGCTCAGTAAGATATTAAAGGGAGATTATGCGAATAGTCTCCCTTTTATTTTTTATTTTAAACACAAACACTTATGAAAGTAAAAATTACTCCTATCGGAGAAAGTGCTCAATTAATTGAATTTAATGTATCGTTACCATGTGGGGCAAGAGCATCTGTAGCTCCAGTGTCTACATTAACAATTACACAAAGATGGGCTAAAGTGATTAACACAGCTACAACAGGTGCAGCTTCTTATATGCAGGTTACTAAGTTTGATATTATACACAACACTCAGTATACTGATTGTAAGGGTAATGTAAGATTGGTTACAGAAGAAACATCAACTATACTAGCTTCTCCAGCTACAAGTGAGACAATAACTACACTTGTTCCAGAAGTTAATAAGGTAATTGATGTTATAATTCCTAACGGAGTTAGTATTGTTAATCAAGCTATCTTAGATGAGTTACCAACATCATTGCCAGTTAAAGGTAATTGTGCTTACTCAGTATTCGAGATACAGATTCCTGCAGCATAATAATCACATGATATGAGCTTATTTGGACAACCTTTCGGTACTAATTATACTGATTTACAAAACCAATACTTGCAGCAACTACAAGTTATGCAACAAGCTCAGCAAGCACAACAGAAGACTCAACCCATCCTTGATGAAATAAACAGGGAGGTTGGGTCGTTGTCTGTTGACGAGCAGAACGTATTGGCTAAAACACAAGAATATCAAATGGCTAAACAGACCTATGAGGCAGGATTTATGGCATTCTTAGGGACTAAGTTTAGTTCAGAATATGTAAATTCCCCTGATGGTAAAGTGGCAGCGGAGAATCTGTTAGCCACTATTAGAAAGAGTAAGGAGTATATACAATCTCAGATAAAAGCAAAAGAAGAAAAGGTTAATACATTATTAGAACTGATGGAGAGTGACCCGGAGATGAAGAAAAGATTTGATGAACTCATGATGAACAAAACAGCTAAATAATGAGTGATAAAGAATTGATATTTCAGGCAGCAAACACATTCACTAAAAACTTGGTAGGTAACTTATTCGGTATAAACACAATAGGTACTGATGCTCTCATAACTTACGTAGTTAATAATATGGAGGACAAGTATGGAATGTATTTGGAGCCATTCCTTGATAAGGATGGTAATATAAACATAGATTTATTTGGAAATGCGCTACGTGACGTTATGAAGGCTCGTGCTAAAGACGGATATGTCGTTAAGCTATTTGGTAAATCAGTCAAATTTGGTGAGGCTGACATTGATGAGTTCGAGAGGATATTTAAGACGTTAAAAGCGAACAATGGAAAACATTCGAGTTGAGTCATTCTTAGGGAATGATAAAGTTATAGTTGGCAATAAATATACTGATTTAGTACTTGAGACTCTTGGTAAGGTTTATATCAAAACCGGCAATAATTCTAGAGTGCTTAGTGATGTTCTAAAATTATTAGACCAAGTACAGGAATCAGAAATAAGAAGTCAAACTATTATAGTTGGTAGCTTACTTGAGATGGAGCAGATGGAGTATCCAGGAGATGGATTCTTCATTTATAATACACTTACATCCACTCTATATATTTCTTATGATGAGAGATATATAGCCTTAATAGAGGCAGCAGAAGGTGCTGATGATGGATATGTAAGACGTAAGGGAGACACAATGACAGGACAGTTAGAAATCAATACTGTTGGTCCCCCTTTAATAGTGGCTTCGTCTAAGCTAGTTAGTAACTTAAATGCTGAATTTATTAATGGATATTCATCCGATGATTTGGCAAAGAAGAACGTAGATGAATATATATATGGAAATTGGACATTTAAAGGCAAAGGAGTCTCTGAGGGTACTTGGGTTTTTAAGGATAATGTCCGTATGTATGGAGATTTAGTTACCAGCAGAAGCTTAACATCCCCTGATTTTATGTCAGGATTTGGTGGCTATGGTTGGAGATTGGATGCAAATACCAATACACTAACAGTTGACTATCTTGTAGTTAGAAAAGCTATGAGAGTATATGAATTGGTAATCAATAAGATAAGTGCAACCAATGGAAGTATCTGGGTTACTAATTCAAGTAAATGTAGTAAGGCTGTGCAACCCACTATTTTAACAGATGCACAACTTAGAAGTATTGGCACATGGACTGGGTCAAGTGAGAACATAGATGCTATGTTAAAGCTATTATCAACAGATGGATATTATATCCCCCTTCCAGGTAATGGAGCTAATACACTTAGTACAGTCACCAGAACGAAAGAAATATCTAAGGCAGATTCAATTAATACCACGCCTAAAACATTTGTAAACTACAAGTTTATAATTCATGTTAAAGACCCTAGAGGTCTTGTTAGTAATACTCTGTTTAGAGGACCTCAGACTTTATACGATGAGTCCCTATTAACATCAACTTCATCAGACCAAAACCACATTGCATTTAGAAAGTGTATAACTCTATACTATATCAGTATGGGAATGACGGTTACTAAGTGGGGAGGAAATGAAGGACAATGGGATGAAGGTACTATCCCATTAGAGTGGACATTAACTGAGACTTTTAATAAGGATACGGCTTTCTATATGATTCCGAAGGGTGATAAAGTTGCCACAGAAGACTTTGAGAAGAATGGATTTAATAGTACTTACCTAACACCAATACAGCCATTCTATAAATACTTCGGACTTGACACAACAATAGTTAATCAAGCTATTGCAGAATCAAATAGCCAATTTAATAGTAGTATGAATACTACTGTTGTGATGCCTAATTTGTGGGTAGTAAATACTGATGATGAGGAATATCCCCTGTTTAAACCAGGAGATATAATAAGGTGTCAGAAATATACAGGTGGCAATATAAAGTATTATGATGCTGTAGTAATGTCGCAGATGGAATCTAGACAATTTATAATTCAGAAAGCTACATCTGTATTTGATATTTATACTGAAATCCATTATAATGAAGATGGTTCAGTAGCTTCTTCAGAAGAGTCTTATAACAATACTCAGTACAGTAAGACCGAAACTAGCTATGATGTTAATACGGGAGCCAGGAAGCAAGTATCTTCATCTAATACTACTAGTGATAGATTGGATGATATATCTGAAGGTGATGATATGATTCAAATGGGAAACATATTTAACACTGAGAGACAAGGTGCTTTATATTTAACATCAAGTGATGATGGTGGTCCATATATGGATGTAATCACTGAATTAAATAGGCCTGATTATTCAGTTCTATATGATGTTCCATTATATGATAGAAGGGAATTAGTATATAAGTCAACTAAGCATAATTACTATTATCAGGAATCTCCCTCAATAGAAGGTGTTCCTACCTTTACAGTAGATATTAAAGATGGAGAGAATGTTATAACTAAAACATATTATTGTACAGAATATCCTACACAAACATCTGTTATTAGGATGAGAGATAACAAGTACAGACATTCTCTTACAAAGACTACAAAAGTAAGAATTGGAAGACTTGATGGTATTTACAATGAAATGTTTGGCAAGAAACAACCCTATGGATTTGGTCTATACGGTGAGAATGTGTTTCTAACTGGTGAGTTTTATTTAAATAATGGTCAGTCTATAGTAGACTTCTCTGAAGAGAATATATTATTAAAGTTCAAGAATGCTGGATTAGAAATAAAGGAAACTCTAAATGACCAAGGCGAGAAGATTCCTGTCTTAGATGAGAATGGAGAACCAGTACTTGATAAAGACGGCAATCCTGTTTATGAAACATCTATCAGTATGAATGCTGATAAGTTTTATTTCTATATTGGGGACAAGTTAGCTATGACACTTGGTAAGATGTTTGATAAGACTACGGGTAAGTTAGATAATGTCTTATTAGATATTAATGGATGGGTTAAAGCTAATGGGTTGGAGATATGGGGACAACGAAGTGAGTGGAAGCCAGACGGGACCAGAGAGTTAGTTCCAGATACATACCAATTAAATGCCAAGATAGACCAAAATGGTGATATATATGGTCAGGATGCCTATTTATACAATGCATACATGAAGAATGCTTATGTTCAGGGTACTATTGTGGCAGACTCTGGAAGAATAGGGTCCATACATATAGAACCTGTATCTTATAGTTTGTACTATGATGCTACACATATCTTATGGCAGAAACTTGAAAATTTTATGTGGGGCTCAGCTTATGAGAGGTCTGGGTTCAAGCTAGGTGTTGGAAAAAGGGAATTATTTGATTCTAATCCCGCCTTCCTTGAAATATTCAACTATGCTAATGCGTTCACCTATAAGGATAACCGCTATGGCATAAAAGTGGCAGGGCATATGAATGCTGCTCTATGGGCGGCAGTTACTGAGAGTGTTGACCCTCCAACCAGAACACCCAATGGGGATGTAATGATAGCGGGATATTTTGATGGGGATGTTTATTGCACACAATCTGTAAACCTAGGTAATATGATATTTACAAAGTGTCCAGATGGGTATCGACAAGGTAATTGGCCTTTTAGCCAAGCTAGACAAGACCAATATGGCTCTGTTGTAGATAATCAAAATAATAGAGTTGTATTGAACCCGGCACCAGGAACTTTAACTCCAGGTCTGGTGTATTCTGGATGTACTTTTGATGGTAAAGATGTAGATTTTGACCACGCCTCAATTACTGTAGTTAATGGGCTGGTAGTAGGATTATCAAGACATAGTTAATTAAAATGAAAATAGGACTAACAGCGAAGGATAGAATGGCTATTATAGCTATACTTCCCACTCAGGGGAAATTAACCGACTTAGTAGAGATTCTAGAACTAATAAAAACTATAAAGTTTACGAAAGAAGAAACAGAATCTCTAAATCTTAAAACAGAAGATGGGAAGGTTACATGGGATGTTACTAAGGAAGAGGATAAAGAGTTTGAGATAACATTCGAACAAATTAAAATAATAAAAGATGTTATTAAAAAGCTAGATGATGAGAATAATATAGATATAAGTATAGTAGACACTTGTCTAAAATTTAGTAAATTATGATAATACTATTAGACGCAGGTCACGGAGAATCAACTCCTGGTAAAAGAAGCCCAGATGGAAGACTTAGGGAGTATAAATACTGTAGAGAGATTGCTGACGAGGTTAAGAAACAATTAATTAATAAGGGCTTTAATGTTGAGTTGGTAGTTACAGACGATGTAGATGTACCACTTATGCAGAGATGCCGAATAGTAAACCAATACTGTGATATACATGGAAAAGCTAATACTGCATTGGTGTCGATTCACTGTAATGCTGCTGGTGGAGGGGCAGATTGGATGAATGCTAAAGGTTGGAGTGTATTTATATCCAACAATAGCTCAAGCAAGAGTAAGAAACTAGCAGAGTGCTTGTTTGAAGCAGCACGTAAAGAGGGTTTAACACTAAGGAAATATTCACAAACACAAGTATATTGGAAACAGAATCTAGCTATATGCAGGGAGACTAAGTGCCCAGCAGTTTTAACAGAAAATCTGTTTCAAGATAATAAGGCAGATGTAGAGTATCTGTTGTCTGATGAGGGTAGAGCAACTATAGCTCGTCTACACGTACAGGGTATATTGGATTATATCAAGTCAATACAGGGGTAATAAGTAAGGGTGTTCCTAATTATTAATGAATTTCAATATTTCATTTTGGGACACCCTAAAAATTCCTTAATTTTGCAAATAACTTTAAAAGGGAATAATATGGAAATGAAATTAGAGGATTTAGACATTGACGATGTAGGATTAGACGAAGACGTAACTCATGGAGCTGAGTTTGATGAGGATACCTATGAGAAGCCTTGGCTTGATGGTTCTGCACCGCAAGACGAGGAAGTTCACGAAGATGAGCCGCCTGGTGAGCCAACTGAGGACGACATCATCACTACCCTACTAAAAGATAAAGGAATCAATCCTGAAGCTATTAAATTTGAGAATGAGGCAGGAGAGATTGAAGAGAAAAGTTTTAATGAACTTTCAAGGGAGGAACAACTTCAAATCTTAAATTATGACGAGTCAGATGATGACTTTGGTTTAGCAGAAGATGAAGTTAGTCTTATTAATGAGCTAAGGGCAAGTAATCTGAGCGCAGATGAATATAAGAAGTATATCGCCCAGCAAGCTATTCAAGAGTATTTAGATTCTAATCAAGAAGATACTCCTGTATATGAGATTGATTCTATCCCAGATGATGAACTATATCTTATAGATTTAAAAGCTAAAGTCCCAGAGCTTACTGAGGAAGATGCTTCTGCTGAGTTAGAATTAGCTAAACAGAATGAAGCACTATATCAGAAGAAGGTTCAAGGTATCCGCAATGAATACAAGAAGAAAGAAGAGTTGCTAGCTCAACAAGAGGAGGAAGAACAAAGGTTAGCCGCTGAGAAAGCTGCTCAAGAGTTCGAAGACACTATTGTGGCTGCAATTCAAGAGAATGATACCATTGACTTGGGTGAGTCCTCATTAACCTTGTCTGAGGACGATATGAATGAAATTGCTAGCTTTATCTTAGATTCAGATGTTGCAGGAGTGAGACACATCGCCAAAGCGTTAAATGACCCTAAGACCTTAGTTGGCATGGTTTGGTATGCGCTTAAAGGACAGGAGGCGTTTAGTCAAATTACTGATTATTACAAACAGAAGATTACAGAAGCATCTAAATACAATTATAATAAAGGGTTTGAAGATGCTAAGAGAGGTAAAGCTCCAAATGCAGCTAAGACAGTGGTCAAAAAAACAGCAGGTAGTACGGCTGCCCCTGCTAAGAAAGTAATAACAATTGATGATTTAGATTAAATTTAAATTATAAAGTATGATAGTAGCAAATTTCGTAACCAATCGCCCTACAATGAGCGAAACTAGAACTTATGAAGATTTCTATAAGTTCTTAGGCACAAAACCAACTAGACTTGGTATAGTTTCAAGACTTTACCCTAACCTAACTGCTTCTTACTTGACAGAGTCCCTAAGAAATATCTTCTACATGGATTCTAAGTCAAATAGCAAATACAGAAGCATTGATAGTATGTACTTCGAGTGGGAAGTTGAAACCAACTACATCAAGAGAGTTGAGTTCGCAGATGTTCCAGCAACTAATGGTGAAGGTGGTACAACCATCGTAATGGCTTTCAAAGAGAACTATTACCAGAAGTATGACATTTTTAAGATTGACAAAACAATGCAGCAATGCCAAGTTATCTCTAGACCTACAAGAGTTGCAGATAACTATTGGACTGTTGAGGTAAGACTAATTGATAATGACTATTCTTCAATTCTTGACTTAGACGGATGTCAGATTGGTGACACTACAAGATTCCAATCTAACGCTATGCCTGAAGCTCATGAAGAGGGTTATGTTAAGTATCAATCTAACATTGAGAGACACAGAGGTTACATTACAACACATCGTGTTGATGATAGCTATACTTCTCTATTCAAGCCACTTGAGCAAACATTCATCAGTATTGGTAAAGGTGAAGGCAATGGTGCTGTAAAAGAGACAATGTATAAGATGGATACTCTTGAGAAGAATCTATTAAGAAACTTCCTTGAAGTACGTAACCAAGGTCTATTATTTAATAAGACTAACGTAGATAAGAACGGTAAACCAACAATCTCTGACCCTGACACTGGTCGTCCAATCTATATTGGTGATGGTATCATCCCACAAATCGAGAGATTTGCATCTAAGTATGTATACAACAAACTTACTCCAGAAGCATTCACTACAGCTATGGCTATGATGAATGAGAAGAGTGAGAACCCAACTGGTAACAAGTATGTATTCATCTGCAACGAGAAGATGTGGAATGACATTCAAAGCTGTCTATCAGAATGGCTTGCTAGATTCAAAACTTGTGGTACTTATCTATGGTCTAAGAAGGCTAATGGATATGTAGACGTTGGTGCTACATTCAATAGCTACGAAATCGGTGGTAACACTATTTCATTCAAGGTAGACAGAACATTCTCTCGTGAATGGGGTTCTGAAAAGGGCTTTGGTCTAATGCTTGACCTTACTGCTGATAAGACTAGCGGTGAACCAGCGATTGAACATTCGGGTTGCTGGGCAGCGTAGCCATTATAATTAACGCAAAATTAAAATCTCTTTAATTGCTGGGACTCCTTGAAACAGTAGGACAATCAGCAGCCAAGACTGAGGATAAGCAGGCTCATAGAGTAGCTCTCAGTAAGGTTCAACGACTAGTCAGTTTGACGTAAATTAATAATTAAATTAATTGAAATGGGAGAAAGTTTAAATCCAAGGTACATAGTGTACCTTACTACTAACACAATAAACGGTAAAATTTATATTGGAGTTCATAAGACATTAATGGATAAATTTGACGGATACTTAGGATGTGGAGTTTTAACATACAAACCATCTACTTACAAGTTCAGTCAAACTCCATTCCAGTATGCAGTTAATAAGTACGGTCCAGATAAATTCATTAGAGTAACTCTTAAAGAGTTTAATAACTTACAAGATGCTTTAGACTTAGAAGCATGGTTAGTTACTACTGAATTTATAAAGCGGAAGGATACTTATAACATCACTGAAGGCGGAAACGTTCCTCCTCATAGTATGAGAGAGGTTCATCAGTACTCGTTAGATGGAGAGTACATACAAACCTTCGAATCAGTGGCACTAGCCACTAAAGCTTTAAAAGGAACCAAGAGTTTAAACATTGCAAGAGCAATTAAAACTAAAGGTCAAGCTGGTGGTTATATGTGGTCTTATGATAAGGTAGATAAACTTGAAATCTACGATAAAGTAAACAAACCAAAACGTGTTGGACAGTACACATTACAAGGAGACTTAGTAAAAGTGTACAATACAGTAAGGGAATGTAAAAGAGACTTCTGTGGATGTGTTCATGTTTTAAAGGGAACACGTAAGCAAGCAGGAGGTTTTACGTTTAAGTACATTGACTAAACTTAAGATATAGTCTAATCAACGTGGTAACACGTTGGGCATTATATGCCAAATGTTCACATTAAAGGGTGGTGACTTCATTACTAACAAGTATCCTGGTGTGGGTGGTTTAGATGGTCTAAGCTCTGGTATTGTTTCAAGTACTACAGCTGCATCTAAGGTAATCAACTGGGGTTATTCTGGTGTTGGAGTATTCTCTCCATACAGAAGCTTCATTATGAAAGAAGCATAATAAAAATATATAATCAAGATGTGTTGGGAGGGGCTAATCTATAGTCCCTCTCATACTCATTATAAAGATGATGTATGATATACAATAAAAATACGAATTAATATGGCTGATGTTTTAGACGATATAATTATTTTAAGAAGTGTGTTCGGTAAAGTTGGGCAGAAATACTTCATGAATCCTGTTAGAGACCCGAAGACTGGTAGATTTCCTGATTGTGTTAGACCAGTAGATAGTAAGGGTGATATGATTATCTCTGATAAGGATAGAAATGAAGGTAAACCACTTATTCCTGAGAATAAAGTATTCATTATAGAAGATGGTACTACATTCAATCTAAATGATGAATGGCAGGCTGCTGAGTGGCACTCAATACAACATTGTCCTCTTATTGCATTATCAAGAGATGCAAGGGACTCTAAAGGAAATTTACTAATTGATGGTGAAATAGCTGAGGGTAAGGCTCGTGCTCGTTATGGTACAGCTGAACTATATGTAGAAAGACCTGGATATGATACTGCTAAGAGAATCTCTAAGAAGAAACTTATCCACGATGCTGACTCCTACATCTACGGAGACCCTAAAGGTGCAGAAGGTAGAGCACTTAAAGCTAGATTGCTTGGTAAGAATATGCGTAATGCACCAGACGCAGATATTACAGACTACTTGCTTGAAATATCACATAAATCTCCAGAGAAGATTATTGACCTATATACTGGTGGAGATATTAATCTGAGATTGATGTTTATTGACGCTAAAGACAAAAATGTCATATACGTTAAGAACAAGGTTTATCTATATGGTGATAGCATTGTATTGGGTGCAACTGATGATGCAGTAATCACTTGGATGAAGAACCCTACTAACAGTAAGGTACTTGAACTTATTAAGAGAGATACTTATCCCGATATGTACTTAGAAGAAAGTGCATCTAAGAAATAACATTACCTAAATGACAGCAAAACAAGTATACAGAGGAGCATTAGTTGAAATGAATAAGACTGCTGCTCCAAGTATTTTACTTGAGGACTTTAACTACTTATTAAATAAGGCGATATACCAATACATTAATAAGAAGTACAACATTTATGATGTAAATCAACAATCAACAGATGACATTAGAGTTTTAAAATCTACTGCCATCCTCCAGCCTACTCTGGCTACAAACACATACGCTGCTGTTAGTTCTCAAACTAACTCACTGTATGGAGCTGTTTATGAAGTAAATCTACCATTGGATTATTTACATATTTTGAATTGTGTATGCAATTTCAAAGTAGTAAAGACATACGAGTGCTATGATGCTGGTACTTATGTACAAATTGGTGCTAAGCGTCTAACCTCAGACCTTTGGTCACAGATAATAAGGAACTTCTATATGCAACCCTCCTATAGAAATCCTTATTACTTCATACACAATGTAAATAGTGCTACGACAATGCCTACTAATCCAGTAAGACTTACTGCTGGAGAAGGAAGTATATCACCAAACACAACTATTCAGCAAACTACTGGTACAGATGGCTCACTTCCAACTAAAATTACTATTGGGGGTAAGTCAGTAGACTTAATAGAACAGCCAGGAGTTAATAGGTATGGAAATCCATCTCAAGTTAGACTTGAAATTAGGTATGGCAAGGATTCTTCTGTATTTCAATTAACTGATATATTTGTTGATTACATTAAGACTCCTCAAAAAATTAGACTAACACAAGACCAGATTGAAATGGTTGAAGATACATCACAAGTCATGGAGTTTCCAGATTATGTGTGTCAAGAGATTATAAATGAGCTGGCAAAGCTATTATTGGAGAACGCAGGTGACCCAAGGCTTCAAACTAATTTAGCAGTTAATCAGACTATTGCAAATCCAGCTCAGCAACAGTCACAAACCAAAAAATAATTAATTTATGTTTCAGTACACTAACACTATTGTATTAAACTCACTGAAAGATGTAACCACTGGTTTAGATAAAATCGTTAAGGGTTCAGACAACATTGAGGTAAGACGTGTAAACAAGTTCCTCAAGAAGAACGTAAGTGCTATGCACAAGAGAACTGCTTCCGACCCAGTTATTGGTAAGGCAGAGTTCACTATTACTAACCCAGGCGTAGGTATCTATAGGTTGAAGTTATACATCAGATTATCTGGAAGTCAGAACTCATACTACTCTAATGACTTCGTATTCAAAGGTAAGCCTTTTGTTTATGAGTTCAGAATCACCTCTGGTTCCACCTCTGCAACTGATGTTGCTAAAGAAATTAAAAGAGTTATTGATAAGATTCAGGCTTTCTACGGTGATAAATACATCAGAACTGAGGTTAAAGGCGATAAGTTAATAATCCACGGAGTTGATGAGTATCAATTATTCACTGAGGCTAAGATTCAAAAGCTTAATACAGCTGCTAATAATCCACTTACTAACGAAGTATATGAGGATATTATAGAAGGTACAATTACTAAGAGTATTGAGGGATTTGGTACCTATACTCACATCCTAAAAGACCTTAGATTACCTACTATTGAGGCTAGAAGATTTGAAGCTGTAAACCAAGAGGAACTTCCTATCCCAGGAATGAAGTACAACCAATATACTATTTACTACACAGTAGATAGAGGTCTGTTTGGGGGTGCTGCTGTTGGTCAGCAAGTTACATCTAAGACTACTCATGTATTCTATGTACTAGAGTCTATCGCTGCAGAGTTCGAAGCAGCATTAGCTGTGCTAGGTACCCTAACTACAGAGAAGAAACCTATCTTCATTAAGAGTGGAGTTCAGGATGTTAGTCTTGTAAAGCTTGGTACTAAACAAGATATAACTCCTGTTATTGAAGAAGGAACTGTTAAATGGGTAGATGCAGAGACAGAAGCAGATTGGATTACTGTAACTCCTGGTGCAACTAAGGTTGGTATTACTGGTACAGATAATGGAACTGGTAAATCTCGCAGTGCATTAGTAAAGGTTACTGTAAAGGACGAAACTGGTGCTGTGGCAGCTAAAGAAATTACAGTCACTCAAGCAAGTGCTTAAAACTGAAGGCGAGGGCAATTAAGCCTTCGCCTTTTTTACTTTATACTTATGGGATATTATTTTAAATTAGCATCTGCAATCTATAACGATATAGTGTCTGGACTTAGAGGTTATACTACTACAAACACATTATCAATAGAACAACTAGAAGATGATATTGTAGATGAAAGATTGCAAATCATTAAGGAATATTCCATGAAAGGACTTATTCCTAAGAGGGATTTATTAATGTCTATTAATTGTATCAACGTAGACTGTAAGGATATAGAGAGCTGTACCTGTGGCAATAAAGCAGATGGTACACCAACATTCCACTTTGAAATACCACAGTTACTAACTGAGTTCGGAGGAGGAATTGAATACATAGGCTCCGTAGATAAAGGACAGCCATTTATATGGTACATAAGTCCAACAGTAATGCAATATCATAAATACAGAAAGAGGGCTAAGAACAGACCTTATGTGTATATTGATGTTACTCCTAATGCCAACAATATGTATGACTGCTGGATATTCAATCTTCCAGTTATAAAGCAAGTATCTGTGGTAGGTATATTCAAAGACCCACGTCAGTTACAAACTTATGGATGTTGTTCTGCATTAGACATTAATAATATGACTTTCATCGATGCAGAAATAAAGAAGAGATTGACGGAGAAGAAGCTAAGATATTATCGTCAGCTTCAATCTCCATTGTTACCTAACGACCAAGCACCACATTAATATGGAAAACTTCCAATCAGCATATGCTCAAGCTAATCTACTATATGGTATTGAATTAGCACCAGAAGAGTTTGAAGAAATAGGTCTGATTGCCTGGAATAAGATAGGTAATAGACAAACTAAACTATACAGATATAGATGTAAGATAGATTGTGAAACCTTAACGGTTACACTACCATGTAATTGTGACTTTGTTGAGGCTGTAACATACGACTTTGAGGACTGGAGATATACTACTAATGATACAGTCAATGGAGATTACCAATCACAATTCATTGAGAACTATATTGAAGGACGTAAGGTATATAACAATCCATTCTACATTAGTGGTAAGCTAGCTAAGTATGAGAGAGTGAATGATACTCTGTACTTTGACAAGGATTATGGTTCAGTTAATATACTGTATAAGGGAATCTTACTAGATGATGATGGATTACCATTTATCAATGAGAAAGAGAAGGATGCAATAGCTTGTTATTGTGCATACACGGACAGGTTTAAAGAGGGCTGGAGTAAGCATAATCAAAATATGTTACAAGAGGCACAACTTCTTGAGCAAAGGTGGTATAGACTATGTGATGCTGCCAGAGTTCCAATGTACATTAATCAGAATGATATGAACGAAATCCTCGATGCTAAGACAAGCTGGAATAGGAAGATATTTAATAAAACTTGGAAATTTGTAAAATAATGAATTACGCTACAGGATATGCCATGAATATAGACGAGTTATTCATCTCCTTTCCCACTAAGAAGATGAAGATGACTGCGAAGGCGTGTGAGGAATTAATAGGTAATAGGCACAAGGAAATCATCGCTAAGAAGATATTTAAGAGTGCCTTGAATATGGTTTTAGAAGATATAATTGAGAATAATGTAACATTTATTCTCCCGACTAGGTCTAGACAGGCGGAGTTAAGGATGAAGAGATTCGAGAGGGATGAGTTCTCTAAGGCGAGAAGAAATGGTAAGTGGGCTAAGGTAGACTTTCTAACATCTAACTTCTGTGCATATCAAATGGTGTTCCGCTTTCAATCCGAAGGGGTTATGAGGGAGAAGTTAATATATCTAGACCCTGAGCATAGAGATAGGATATTAGAATATACAAACCAAGGTAAACAATACTATTAATGCTTAAAAGTGTCAATGATTATTTACCAGAGCTAATATCCCAATTCCCTACAGTACCTCCAGAGGATGTCAAACGAGCTGTCGAATATGGATGGAGGATGCTATACTATTACAATCTTAGGGGATGTGATACTCTTATTAGTAGTACCAAGTATAGGTATTGGTTTTATTGTGGACAACTTACACGTGACTCAATTAAACACTATAATTACTATAGGAGAATGCTTAGGAGGAAGCTAAGAGTACTATATTCTAAAAAGGTTAAAGAGTGGGATGGATACTATTATATAGGATTAACAGAAGATGAATATAAATCAGTAGTTAAATCTACTACTGGAAGGGGAAGAAAGAAGAAGAATTTTATATTCCACAACAAATTCGGAATGAAGGTTTTTGATGAAGCTAAAGTATTTTATAGCTGGTCTAAATATATCGTAAGGTATAGATATGTTACCGATATGGGATATACATTCTTTAAAGATACAATGAAATGCAATGACTTAGAAGTTGCATTAGTAAGAGATAGCCCAAGTACGTTCAAGGACATACTTATTAGTAGTAACAACTATGAACTTATAAAATATGAGAAAAGAAGCAATTAATACCTTTGGGGAAGGTTTAATAATGGATTTACATCCACTAACTACCCCTAGTAATGTATTAACGAACTGCTTAAACGGTACTATAATAACGTACAATGGTAATGAATTTGTACTGCAGAATGATATGGGGAATGGAGAAGTCCATACTGCCTATCTTGATAAAGGTTATGTGCCTGTAGGAATGAAAGAGCATGGAGGTATAATCTATGTAGCTGCCCATAATCCTGTCACTGGTAAGAGTCAGATAGGCTCATTCCCCTCCCCTCAGCAACTGTATGAAGGAGAAGATTTAAATGTAACACCTATACGGTTTGACTTCTCCAAATTTATAACGATGAAGGGAAGTGTACCTTACATAGAATTGGAATATTATAAGGAAAGGTTATTCCAGACTGAGAACACAGGTGAAGTAAAGATATTTCATCCTGGTGATAGATTTGTAATAACTTCTACCACTATAGATACTGCTATAAAAGAAGCTATAAACAAAGGTGTAGTTAAATTAAGACTTGGAGTTATAAATAGCAGCGGTAACATTGATTATATAGATGAGAAGAACTTAAAGATATATGAAAATGGATTGTGGATTTACGAGAATACTGACACTCCTATGTTAGATGTTATTAAATCTAAAGAACTTGTACAAGTATTTAGTGCTAAATCATCTGGAGCATTAATTTTAGTAATTGAGCTAAAGACCTTTGACACATTTAACCTGATAAGAAAGTATTCATGTAATGATGAATCCAAGGTTATCAGTGTAGAGTTCTCAGGTGAAACTACTGGTGTATATGAAGGAACATCTAAGAAGAATCCAGCTGAGATTGGAATATTAGAGGAGGCTGATTATGCAGTAAAATCTATAATCGTTAAAAGTGGTAAAACAGGTAAACAAACATATAAAATATTACCAGTCTGCCCTTATGGTGCATTAGAGAGAATGGCTAAAATTGGCACTATAGACTTTGATGCTATTAGAACTAATTCTGAGGTATTAGGGGAGTGGAGATTTTATGTGACAGATACATATCTAAAGATTGGTTGGGGGTATGACTACTACAATTTGAATGAAGACTCTAACATTACCAAAATTGAGTTTACATTTATTGATATAAATGATTCAGCTGAGGCTAAATCTGCTGCAACTCTAAACGGTGATTATGTATATACCATATCTAAAGAATACTATAATGGTTCTTTCGAAGAGATAATTCCATTCGGAGATTCAACAATTAGAAAGAGTTGGATATACATAGTAAGAATTGATAGGTATGTAGGTGATACTAAGAAGACGGTTGGATATGAGTTAGTATATACTGGAAGCTATTTCAATGATAGCTTTGAAGAAACTCCAGACTTTAATAAGTTACCTAGTGGAAGTGCGAGACAGAAAGTTTTATTAGGAACTAAGAATGAGGTAAATACATCTGTAAGGAATGGAAATATCACTACTGCTATTAAAGTTCATGATAGTCAGACATTTGTAGACAAGGACATAGTTAGCCCACTAGACTATATTAAAGAAGTTACGTCTGATGCTAAACCTAACTATAGATACAATACAAGAAAGACAGGTGTATATGATATTACTATTAGACCAGCTGCAGACTTTGACTTCGATGATAGAACTTATGCAGGTAAACCAGACCAAAGTGTAATAAATAACTTCTTTGGCTCTACCCCAACAGCTACATTTGGCAAACCTGACAATAGTAACATTGCATTTAGTAATAACTCTACATTAACTTCAGAGATAGGTACTGACCAGTTATTTGAAAAGACTGAGAACTTTACTTGGGATAATTCTAAAAAGGAGCTGAAGGGTAAGATATATACATCCAGAAACATTATAGCTGCAAATGGTCCTGTTAAATCTACAAGTGCAGAAGTAGAGAAACTAATGCCTGTTTATAGCTCTTCTCTAGATACATCAGAGCTAAATAAACTGTTTACATTTAAGGAGGCTGATGATGTATTATATTGTGTCACAGGAAGTCGAGGACATTTAGCATATAATTCTAGAGTACTTAGAGATGCTCATACTAAAGGGGACTTTAGGGGTCCAGATGGTGGGGCAGGAGTCAATGAGGAAGGATTAAGAGCTTGCCTAGCTAGTATGGGTAATGGTACAATTGGAATATTTGGTGGACATGACTGTGATGCTGCATCACTAAGATTCAATGGTACTCAATACACTAATGCAGCTTGGTTTAGGAAAGACCAAGAGATAGATGATGAGGATAATTATCTAATAGCAACATGGAAAGATAAGGATGGTAATCATTGGCCCATTAATCTTGCATCTAGAAAGACTGAGAATGCGAATGTGCAGGTGGAGTCTACACTAATAAGGGTAGAGAAGATGATTAAATGCTTCTTAAGCCAAATGCTAGTTGTGAAGAAGGGTAATAAGAGCTTTAGTTTTGTTGGTCCAAATAATCTAGAGTTTGTGTACCATACTGCATTTAATACTAGCTGCGATGTCAATATACCAATCAACAATGCAGGTAAGGATATTGATGTAAACTTCTTCCTTGGAGAGAGTAAAGAATCTATTGAGTCCCATATGGCTAAATGGGTAGCTGCAATATCTGGACTTAAGAACTTTCTACCAATATTTAAGGTGCATATGCCCACATCAGCTAAAGCAACTATTGAATATGGGGACAATATAAAATTTGATACAGATTCTAATATATTAAATTGCTACACAAGTGCATATTCCTACTATACTACTAGTGGAGGGTCACAATTTACTGATGAAGAAAGGGGCAAGATATTCATAGGAAAGCCTGCTTCTCCATTCTCAGCTAATAGTGATGGAAGTATTAATTTAGCTGTAAATAGTGATGGAACGTATCAAATTAATCAAGCCTCAGATTCTAATATGGTATCCTGGAGAAATGAGCCTATCTCATTAGGATATAGAATAAATGATAGATTTATCAATATGTATGAGATAGAGGGGCGTTCGGGGGAAATTCCGGCAGGTTACTTCAATGATGTTAGAATACACAATATATCAACTGTGTTAGCAACTTGGACTGATGGAAAAGACCATAGTGGTTCTGCCCCAGATATGGCTATAAATATAGGGTTTGGACCTAAATCAATATTTCGTTATTAGTATATGAACTTCAAATCACTAAGTGGTAAGTCACTAAACTTAGACTTAGGATTAAATCAACTTCAACAAAAAGGAGCATTAGTTTATGAATATAACCCATTAAGGGTTTTAAGAACTAATGAGGATATAAGGGAACATGGGTCAGTTATGTATCCTAAAGGCAGTTTAATTAACCTAGATACAGAGCTACTTAACTTTGACCTGAACCATCCTATTGACATTGTTACTCAACAGTCTTATGATGGTTCAGTTAACCTTATCCTTAATGACGGAAGTACCTATCCTAAGTTAATTAATACAAGATTCTCATCTACTGGTATGAACACATATCAAATTGTAGACAGAGAAGGAGATAATGACACTAACATATATGACATAGATTCCTTTGAATCTGATATATCCCTTTATAAGAAGACTAACAATATTGCTAACCTTACATTCATGGGACTGAACACCAGTGGTAATTTAAGAGTTGGTAATTATGTGTTCTACTTTAAGTTATCGGATTCAGATGGGAATGAAACAGATTTTATAGCTGAGTCAGGCATAGTAACTTGCCATATTGGTAATTTGAATGACCCATCCTCTATACAAGGCGGAATTAGAGATGAAAACAGTTATAAGTCAGCTTCATTCTTACTAACTAACATAGATTCATCTTACAACAATGTGGTAGTTTACTATACAAGAAGTACATCTGACGTAGATGGAAATGAAATGACTACTTCATTTAAGATTATGAAACAGTTTGCTGTATACAATAATGTGGCTAAGATTAGTATTACTGGATTTGAAACTGTACAAGCTGTTAGTATTAATGATATTAACGTAGCATACAATGTGGTTAATAGTGCAGTGGCGCAAACTACTTGTCAGAATATGCTATTCTTAGGCAATGTAGCTAATCCAGATATTCCATATAAAGAACTTACAGACCTATCTCTTCACTTCCTGCCAGAGTTAAATGTGGAGAATAATATAGGAAGAGTTGATAAAGACTATAAGGATAATTCCGGAGTAGCCCAACCATACGAGTATTACAATGTGATGAACATCTATAACAGACTCGGATATTGGAATGATGAAATCTACAGACTAGGAGTGGTATATATCCTTAATGACTATACTCTATCTCCTGTATTTAATATTAGGGGTATTAGTAGACTAGCCAAACCTGGGGATGCAGATAGAATAGATTGGAAGGATTATCCACTATTTAAAGAAGGATTTGACCCGACTAGTACTAATGATATAGCTACTATCCAGGCTAATAGAGAGTATATCCCCATTAATAAGGAAACATATAAGCTGGATAGTCAGAATGAAAACTCTAAGGGTGTAGTTAAAATTAAATATAATGGTAATCAATTAGCCGATAGTGGTACAATTCCAATTGGATTTGATATTAAGATTAGCAAAGATGCAGCTAGGGAATTAAGGAGATATACCAAAGGATTCTTCTTCGTAAGACAAAAGAGAATACCTACTACACTAGCTCAGGCAGTTACAATTGGACTAGAGAATACAAGCTATCTGCCAGTTCTACCAACGAGTGATGATGAATATAGAGTAGAAAGATTCCTAGATGATGATGGAGTATTGACACATGACTTTGACAGAAGATGTAAAGATATTCCTTCCAAGTCTGTGTTAGAGGGATATGCTGCTTTATGTCCTGAGTTTGAACTAAGACAATCCTACTTTAATCAGCTATTTACTGGAACTCAGTTTAACGTTAAGATGGCTAAGTCTCAGTTTACTAAGAAGTATTTTGAGAGAAGCGGAGTACATTTTTATAATACATCCTACAGCTATAATGATGCAACTCAAGATGAGGTGTACAACATAATGGCAGTTGGAGATAATGTTAAGTCACTTAAGGGGAAGAAACAATTATTCAGTGCAAGGGCTGGGGAAGCTGAGGAAGCATGGAGAGTATCCTACTATGATTACACTAATAAATCATCCAACGCTAGGAATCTATTAAGGGGAAGTTGGGGGCCTTATATTGGTCTAGAAGGATACAACACTAGTAAAATGAGTCTTATTGATATTAAAATCCCTAACTATGAAGAGAATCTATTAGATACGTACTTTGAAGTGAGATATGAGGACTCTTCAGCGTTCTATGCTATATGTAACAGAATGGTATGGGATGATATGGAGGGGGATGGAAGTAATATGATAGTTAAGGACTTGTTTAGAGGTGATTGCTATATAGGTAATTATACTCATAGAATGTGCAGGAATTTCCAAGATTCATCAGCTCCTACTAATGACGATATAGTAGACCAAATGTCATGGAAGGATAACTATACAATTAGTGATAGTGAGAAGAATAGTAAGATTAATAGAGGGGATGTAAATGCTATTAAGATGGGACATTGGGTTACTGTTAGGGTGTGCAGTAATATTAATTTATCTATGAGAAGTGTTGATATGTCATATACTTCAGAGCTAGGACTGACTGGCAAAGCTAGAGGATTCTATCCATTACAGGCTATGTCAGTTACTGGTGAATCTAAAATACCAGAATCATTTGTTATAAATGGGGGCATCAACTCTACTACATCTGATAAGTATTATTATGAACTACCAAATGTTCCAGCTATCAAGAATAAATTCCATATTAGAGTTATGTATTCTGATGTGAATGTTAATGACTCATTCAAAAATGGTTATAGGGTATTCAAATTGACTCACTATAGGGACTATCCATTAACTTATGGTAGTATAGTTAAGCTGGTTGAATGGTTTGGTAGTATCATTTGTGTATTTGAACATGGTGTTGCTTTGATACCTGTAAATGAAAGAGTAGTTGCAGGTGAAGGTGTGGGCGGAAATACCTTCATAAACACCTCTAACGTACTACCAGAGAATCCAAAAATGCTGTCTGATACATTCGGTACTCAGTGGTCAGAGAGTGTCATCAAGACCCCCTATTACGTCTATGGAGTTGATACAGTCGGGAAGAAGATTTGGAGAACTAATGGGCAGACGTTTGAGGTTATCTCAGACTTTAAAGTACAGAAGTTCTTGAATGACAATATCTCACTTACTGAGAAAGAGAAGACCCCAATTATTGGTATTAGGAACGTTAAAACTCACTACAATAGATTTAAGCAAGATGTGATGTTTACATTCTATGATGATATTAATACATTGGAAGAGAATGTATGGAATTTATGCTACAATGAAGTTATGCAGAAGTTTGTAACATTCTACTCATGGGTTCCATCATATTCTGAGAATATTGACAATATCTTCTTTAGCTTTGACAGGAATACATCTAAGACAATTACTAAGATAACTTCTAACTACCCTCTTATTAGTATACAGGGTGGGGCTGTAGTTAATGATGTATTAGATGTAGTAGATGGTAAAGCTAAGCTAGGTAACTTACAGCTGAATCTGGACATTAGTGGTTCAAGTGTTGAATATAGCATTGCTGATGATAGAGTTAGAAATAAGTTCTTCATTACTAATGGGAATCAGGTATCCGTTAGTGCTAATTCTGTGGGAGATAGCAGGTGGACAATACCTATTAAAGCAGTAGTATATAATCAAGGAACTGACTTAGTTGAAGGTGAGGTTAGAAATGTAGTAAAGACATTGTACTCTAATGTGACTGTAATTACTAAGATGAGGTACGACTTACTGACTACTTCATTCTGGAAACATGGTCAAGCTGGATTAATGCCTACTAGAAAGCCAATTAGTCCTTGCTATTGGTATGGTAAGCAACATCCATTTGAGCTGGAGTTTATTGTAGTTGATAATCCATCAGTACATAAAATCTTTAATAACTTACAGATTATAAGTAATAAGACCCAACCTGAATCATTCCATTTTGAAGTTGTTGGAGAAGTATATAACTTTGCTAACGACAAAAAGAATATGTATTTTAGGCAAGAGGCTACTAAACATCTATACCAATATAATGGTGCAGATATAGTTTATAATCATGATTACTTGGATGTTATACCAGAACAAAGAGACATATTGTACAGTACTACTAAGTACAAGGATATGTCAGTTATGTTCCCACTATTATATTCAAGGGTAGATAGTCTGAATGATATTGAAGACCATTATCAATCAATGACATCAGCTGGTAAGGACTATCAATCAATATCTGGTTCAGAGATTGTACATGATAAACAACTGAATGAATTTAGAATAGCTACTCATGTTAAGGCATGTCCTTTTAAGAAGAGATATTTACAAGAGATAACTCAAGATAGATATAGCTCACTTATAGCAGCTGGATATACGAATGTACTAGTTCAAAATGGTAAATGGTATGAGGTTATGGAGTATGGTAGAATAAATGGCAACATGGACTACTTAGAGGATAAGTGGGATATTCAAATACCTTCTATAACTTATTGGGCTAAGAATGAATTAGCTTGGTCTATTAAGGATAGAGATGGTAATACATATCCACCCCTTAACCTAGTTAACAATCCATTACCAGAGAGTATGACTGCTCTAAATATTACTAGTAATTCTGACATTCCATCTGAATTAAGAGACCGAGGTTATAGTGCTGATTTCTTGTCATTAGATGTTAATAAATGGTCTAATGAAAGAAAAGAGACTAGAATTAGGGATAAGTACATAAAGATTAAAGTGAGATATACTGGTGACGAGTTAGCTATAATAACAGCTTTAAAAACATTATATATCGTAAGTTATGCGTAAACTAGTTAAAAGATACCAGTGGGGAGGGACTTCAACATGGGGTCCCTACACCATTCCACAAAACAATGGGACACCAGTCTATCAGAATTTAATGGGAAAGGACTGGGCTGCTGACTTTGGTAAATCAGCCGAGCAAATAATGGCTCCGACTAACAGCTTAATTGATTTTAACGCTAAGATGGGAGACCCATTAAGTATGTCCTTGAAATTCAACAGAGATTCTAATAAGGCTATACAGGATATAAAGAGGTTTGGTGGGAACTCCTCTACTGTTACTCCTAATAGTGGAATATTTAGCAAAGCTAAGATTGGTAATACCATGAATGTAGCTGGGGGTATAGCTGATGTAGTTGGAAGTCTAATTCCCCAGAAAGAACAATCAGCACTAACTACTGGACTAAATCAAGGCTACGATGCTGCTGCTAATGCTGTATCTGCTATACCTGGAGTTGGTACTATTATAGGAGGTGCTATGAAGGTAGGTGGAATGTTATCAGACGGATTAACTGCGTTGGGAGTAGGAACAGACCAAATGACCACAGCTGATAAGATACTAGATAGTAAGTTTCTTAAACTAACTCCACTCGGCTTAGTTAATGCTATTGGTGCTAAGAAAGCTGATACTATTACTAAGGACAACGAGGCATTTGAACAAGTAGGTTCATCTTATGGCGGAACTCAATCTACTGTAGATGATGCCCTTACTAAGAGCGGTAAGAAGTATGGATTATTAAGTGGTGGGGCAAGGAATAGGGCTAATAGACAAATACACAACGCTCAGATGCAACAATCCAAGATGAGTAACATAGCAGATGAAGCTCAAATGGCATTTGCAGCTTCTAACAATCCTTTACTTGGACTTGGAACTCAACTACAACTAAATGGTGGCTATCAACAGAATACAGTAAAGGCTGGTAAGTCTGGACTAAAGATGGATAGAGACTTTGCTAAGAGAGTAGTTAAGTTATCCAAAGGTAAAAAGAGTAAGGTACAGAAAATTCAGGAAGAAGTTAGGGCTGAGGAAGTAGCTGGATTTAAAAACGGAGGTGCAGTTAATGTAATCCCTGACGGTGCTTTACACGCTCATAAACATCACTTAGAGAATGTAGATGAGAAGTTTGAAGAAGTAACTACTAAAGGTATTCCAGTTATTACAGAAGAGAAAGGCGGAGACATTAAGCAACATGCAGAGGTTGAGAGGGAGGAGATAATCTTCAATCTTGAAGTCACTAAGCAATTGGAGAAACTAATGCAGGATGGTTCAGATGAAGCTGCTATCGAGGCTGGTAAGCTGCTTGTATATGAGATTCTTGAAAATACAGTTGATAACACAGGACTATTAAATACAGTTGAATAATGAAGATTGAAATAGGAGACAGAGAGTATAATGTAACTTGTGCTAGAACTGAGGAAGAAAGAATTAAAGGTTTGCAAGGAGTTACAGAAATGAAAGATGATGAAGGAATGTTATTCTTCTTTGAAGAACCACAGACTGTAGGATTTTGGATGAAAGATACTAAAATTCCTCTTGACATCATCTTTATTAATGAAGATATGGAAGTAATATCAGTATATCAGGGAGAACCTGAGAACGAGAATATAGCAGAGGAAGATGATGTTAGATTTGTATTAGAGGTCAATCAAGGCTCTGGAATTAAAGAAGGGGATGAACTTGATATTGAAGAGGATGAAGAATTACCTAAAATGAAGGTAATCGCCCCAGATGGTTCCACTCAAATGGAATTGGAAGGTGGTGAGAGAATCTTTAGTAGAAAGAATACTAGAACTTTAATTAGGATGGCTAAGAGAGCTTCTAAATCTAAGGATGAAAAGGATTACAAAGCATTAGGTAAGAGAATGTTTACTTATCTGAAGCAGCAGGACGAAAGAGAACCTGAATATGTAGAAAAGAAAGACTAAATAAAAAAATAAGGGCGTTACCAGTGAAATTAATCACCAGTAACGCCCTAATTGCTTTATATAAGGTTTAGTTGGAACATTATCCCTTTTACCTTATCTATTAAATGTTCTATATCATTATTATTATCTATTCTGTAATCAAAACCTTCATAATCATCCAATGCTGTTTCGGACGGGTGGTTGTCATGAGAAAGAGTTTCCCTGTCTACTCTAATGATTATACCTCCTCTATCCTTAATAGCCTTAGCTTCTGAGGGAAATCTAACATCTGGGATAATCCAATGGTCATCCTCACTATAACTCGTGAATAAAGCATCTACCCATAGTGTAGGAGAGATACTTCTACCAACCTCAGTTCCAAACCTTTGTAAGAGTTCTCTATTAGTATAATATCCCCCTTCTGGCTTGGCTATCTCACTGTAAGACATCTTGAATATATTGTCTTCAAATGCCTCTACACGTACATTAAGTATAATGGATAGGACTTGCTTAAGCTTATCAGCATATGCGTGTTTGTACCATATACTACCTAGCGGACTTGGGGTCTTAAGCAACATCTTTACAAATGTAAGCATATCTCCATCTCCATACCTATTCCATATATCTAATGCTTTAATAATTTTACATACCGTATCCTTACCACATTGTTTCTTTCCAGAAATTCCAATAATCATTATTCAATTGCACTTTCCACTGCTTCACTAGCATCGTACCAGAAGTTTCTGGTCTGTCTTAGTACACCGATGTTGTTTATAACAGCCTTACTAAAATCCTTATCTCCAGTGATTACTGCACAACCATCATTCCAAATATTAGTTAACATTCTAAATGAAGGTGGAGTCCAATCTGTAAGAGGTGATAGCATTGATTCAAAAGCACCTAAATCATCAGTTGAGGTTACTAATGATGAAACGAAGATACTTTCTGCATCCCTAAGCATTATATCTCCCCAACTCAAATTTCTACCCTTGTCAGCCTTTTGCTGCTCCTTTAGAAGTTGGGTTAAGAAGTATCCAAGTAGACCACCAATCAGCGTCCAAAGCGCCATATCATATGCGAATTGCTTTAAATTGGCGTGTCTTACCCTTTTAAGCTCGTCATTATTAGTTCTCCAAAATTCTTTAGCACCTTTCACTACTCCAGATAATCCATCATCACGGAATCCTTCAAGCATTTCTTTGAATCCATCCCTAATTGACATGAATATACCTTCCTGCCAGTTACCTCTCCATACCATAAATGGTTCTCCAGTATTCTCAGTGGTCTGAACATATTGCTGAACACCATTAATGGTAACAAGTTTCTTATAAACTTTATTGCCTTTCTCGTCTACAAGTTGCTGGAAATTACCTTGTGAATATACACCACCCTTTAAGAAGTATCTATTCTTCAAAGCTGACCAATAAGTTCTAAACTGCATATATTGAGCACCAAGGAAGTAACTCTTCAACATCATTTGAGTTTCATGTGAATAATAACCATAAGTTTGGTCAGCAAAGGACTTCAAACTCTGTGCTTCCTTATTAGTGTACGCCATTGGTAAATCATCATCATATCCAATTGGTTGACCTTTATCATTCTTCCAACCCTCATTTCTAAATTGGTCTATCATAGCCTCATACAGAGCTTTTTGATAACCATATTTAGCATCAGATTTATTACCTGTTGCATATGCAGAGAATCTCTTATCTTTCTTCCAGTCATAGACTAGACTATTGCCTTTCTTAGAGTAAGCATCCATGCAACCATCTTTAATCATCTGAGCTACAAATAGAGTCATTCTATTAAAGTAGTCAGGGGCAGAAGTAGTCCATAGCATCTTACCCTGGAAGTTAATCAAACCAGGCTCACCTCTAAGCCTTTTATCATATACGTTAGAGTCGAAGTCATTAATAGCATACTGCTCATTTATCAACTCTCCAAGAGATACTATTTTGAAATGGTCTTTCATGTCACCAGCTACCCATTTCATAGCCTGCTGTACCTCATCCCAACCAAATTGGTTGGTACCCATAGGTCTAATAATAGCTTTACCTGCATTCTTCCAGAAACCTTCCATCATCTGGAATAGACCAGATTTAGGAGAGAACCCTAAAGCAGCAGTAGTGGTAAAGTTTCTAACCATACCCATATAATGGGCTAATCCTTTAAGATTTTCTGGCACTAATGTTTGACCTATGATTTTATTCTTTACATAATCCTTAGTGTATCCAACTGTATTCTTAATGTCTAGGTTTTGGAAATTAGCTTCCATAAGCATATCCACCATAGTAGCTTTAACTACAGGTAGTATTTCATCATAGGCTTTCTTTCTTTCCTTAACAAAGGCGTAAGAATATATAATGTCATTAAGGTTAGTTTCAAAGAAGACTGTATCATGGTCTTCAAGGGCGTTAGTTCTTGTTATTGGATTGTCACTGTACTCAAACATGTCAATCATTTCATACTTCTCCATATCCTCCTTTAGCTGTTCACCATGTTCGGAGTCTAAAGCACCAGTAATCATTCTGTCAGCCCACTCCTTAGGGTTTCTAAATTGGTCTACCTTCCTTTTAAACCAAGATATTAATCCCTTACCACCTTCTTGTACCTTAGTAGCAGAGCTTGCTTCCATTAGTGGAACATCATAATATGCACTGTCAGGGTCTAACCTCATTTCCTCTAAATCTGAATCAGATAGGTTTGGATACCTATACTTATTTAATTTATCCAACCAAAATGTTAGAAACTCTTTCTCAGCTGCATCTAATGTTCTATCTACAAATGGACTCTTAACCCTCATCCTGCGGTCAATATTACCATCCCTATCAGTAACAAACATATTCTTAAATAGAGATAGTTGGTCACCAATTAAGTTTCTTCTTTCAGTAGAATATCCCTTAGCTTTCCAGAACTTCTCCATAGCTGTACGCATCTCAGCAGCAAAGTTATTAAGGTTAGTTCTCAAATGTACAAGACCATCCGTAGTTACCTTATACATATTTCTAAGGTTAGCAGATGCCATTACATCAGGATTATCAATCATTAGGGCTATTTTACTACCATCCCTAATCTCTTGTATATAGTGCATACCTCTTAAATCCTTAATAGCTTTAAGTAGATAGCCGTACACAATACCTTGAGGAGATGAGAAATCAGTGGTCTTAGTCTCAGTTAGGTTTGAATACTCCTGCTCCAACATCTTCTTCATCTTTATCAGGTTCTCGATAGAGTGGTCAAGAATAATAGGATTAGTTTCAAACTCTGACAATACATTATTCAATCTACTTTGCTCTTTACCTAAGGCACAGAATTGAATCATGTTATAGTAAGCTAACTGATAATTCTCTAGGAACTGTATTCTTCCAGTAGAGAAATTATTTGTAATACCAGCTCTACCATCCTTAGTGAGTTCATTAAAGTTCTGCAATAACTGCCAAGCACTAGTGTGCATACCAGTCTCGTCTTTCTGATTGAGGACTCTAATCTCTCCCAGTTTAAACTTACCTTCCCTGAATAAATCAGGTAATTCATTTAAGGCTAGCATAGCTTTCATTAGGTCTACGTTACCTACAACTCCCTCCAATGCTGGAATACCTCTCTGCTCTAGTTCTACATTAGAAGCATATTCTCCAAGAACAGTAGAACCTTTTGTAAATTTAAGCTGAGTTTTTAACGGAGTGTTATCTAACACCAATACATCAAAGTATTTAGCTCTCTTATTAAATAGTAGCATTACACCCAAAGATGTAAGCTCTGGAACGTCCATTACTTTCCACTCTGCATTACAGTACCTACTACATTCCTTTATAAACCAACCTGCACTATGTCCTTTAATCTTACGAGTAGACAAAGGTAAGAAGCTGGTATTACCAGTGTTAATAGCTGTTCTAATGTTACCAATTAACCTTTCAGTTTCTCTTGTCTTAGAACTTAGTAACGATTCATGGTAGCTTTCCAAAGCTTTATATGCTTCAGCTTGTGTATCGAATGTTAGAGTTTTACCTCTATTCTTTAAGTCTGGAAGAGTCCACTTACCAGTAGATGTATTGTACCTAACATCCTTCTTTAAAGCCTCTAGGGTAGCTTCATTCAACTCCCTGTTGAACTTATATCCTGGGAACAGTTTAGCAAATCCTGTAGACATATGCTCAACGAAGTCCTTAGTAACTAAATCCTCAACGGGTTCAACGGGCATAACCATTTCCACATTATTTGTAACAAATGCAGAAGCACTATCATAAGATAGTCTGGGATTTCTATCTCTGTAATCAATGTTAATTTCCTTTACTCCACCTACAACACTAGTGGGAGCAACGATGTTAGAGAAGTTACCAGTAGCTCCGTCAAAATCCTGCATAGATAATGGAATGATTCCAAGCATTGCTCTACTTACTGGTAAACCATAACTTTCTAACAGTTGTCTATATACAGCTAGCTGATAATCGAATGTTAATTTCTTAGTACTATCAAAGTCTAAGTGAGCTTTATCAGAAGTCTTATAGTCATACACGTGAACTTGTCCCTCTGAATCTACTACTAGTAAGTCGATAATACCAAGTAGCTTAATTGGATTACCATTATCATCAAGAGCCTGTGTGTCACCAGCAACTACATACTCTGGATAGAACTTTACACTGTTTGGGTCTCCATTACCATGAAGTTTGATTAACTGATTTCTCAATATCTCCATGTTGCTATACATATGAGATGCCATTACTGGGTCAAGATAATTCTTTACTTCATCATCCTGCACTATGGCTGACAAACTCTCACCTTTCCAGAATAACTCAGCCACCTTATGAAGTGAAGTACCTACCTTACCAAGTAAGTCCCACTTAGTAGTAAGTGCTTTAAAAGCAGCTTCCATATCACTTTTATTGACTGGAGTGTTTGCTTCCTTATCAACCAACTTAGCTTCCATTGCACTGAAGCCTTCTTTACCCCACCTTTCAAAGCACTTCTCCTTGAAGTTTTCTATCTTAAATTCAGGTACAAACCTAGTAACACCATCTGCCTGCCTAAATAACTTTATAGCAGAAGTTACACCTTTATATGGCTTTACTGATTCTGGGTCTATATCTTCATCGTCCAAGAATGAATTAGGATTTCTCTTAATATTCTGGATTTTAGTAGCCCATGATAGTTTACTGTCCAATATAGATACTACTTCATCCTTTTTGCTATTAAGACTGAATACTATATCAGATATTCTACCAAGGTCTATACTATGTTTATTGTTAAGTAGGAAGTTATTTAACTCTAACTCAGAACCAAACGACCTTCCTAATAGAGTATATCCACACTTTGCCATTATTCACAATACTCTTTTAATAATCCTTGTTTTAATAAATCTTCCTTTATGTTAGCTAGTCGTCTATTAGTTCCTGCTTCATTACCATTAAAGGCATTAGCTATTGTGGTTTCATTCAGTGATGTTCCAAATAAGTCCATGATTTCCGAGAAAGACTTACCACTAATACTACTCAAACTAACCTTAGTTGTACTTTCGTTAGGGAAGATAGCTGAGTCAATATTTCTCTTAATCTCATATTCCGCCCTATCCATTAGATTAGCATCAACTGGTAGCTCTAAGTTCTCAGTAAAGTGTTTTGCAAATAGGTCTACAAATATCTCTTCATTTGCATCCATTCTAGCCCTATTGGGGAACTTCTCTAGCCTCAAATCATAATCATCAAGATTCTCTACGGAGTTTACTAATGCTGAGTATAGGTTATAGTCTGTAGACTTTAGTGAACCAAGCAACATATGAGACAACTCATGAATAGGAGCATCATCACTTGCGTTATCAGTATTGATATAGATTTCTCCATCAAGTATGAAAGCATTGACTCTAGTAGCATCTGGAATTACATCCTTAAACCCTCCCAACCTCAATTCTGAACTTGTAACTCTATTGAACTTAACCCCATATAGGTCGGTTAGTCTATCCAACATAGCTTCAAGTTTATTGATTCTTATATTACCGTTAGAAAGTTCTGGGTAATAATTATTAAGTTTATTATCTTTATTAGTAGACCTTAATAAATATTGGTTGTTACCTACTTTTAATGTTTCAACTTTAATTGGATTAGTAAGTCTATTTAGTGCTTCAAGTATCTCTGCCTCACTGTAGAAGCCTTCAGCCTCAAGAATAGCCCTCTCTAATGCTTTAGGCTCAGTTCCAACTTTGTTTGGATTTATTAGGATAGTACCCTCTTCATTAATGTCATACTTGCCTTTAAGAGTTGTATCAACTTTGAACTTAGGATAGTTAAAATTGCCATAATATGATATAATTGGTGGAAGTTCTGAATTAGTATTATATATAGCATTTTGTCCTGCAGACAATAAATTACTATAGTCCGATATAAACCTAAGAACGTCTCTATTAACTTCATACTTAGTGTTTACTGGAGTAGCTTTGGAATAAGCTGTCTTCAAGTTCTTTGTTCTTGGTAGATTACTTAATGCAGTATAACTTCCTACTTTGTGTTTAGATATATAGTAATTACCATCATGCTGATAGATGTAGTTTCCATTAATTACCTGAATAGGTTGAGGGAATATATTACTATTATGCTCAGTATAAGGTCCTACATAATCTTCTTCTACTTCTAAATCCCTATTTATAGTAGCCCTCCTCTTGATGTCTACTAGGGATTCTCCATCAAACAGTGGAGTTATCGTTATCTCTAAGTCTCTATAGATGCTATTTAAATAGGGTGCATCCACTCCTTCTAAGTCAACATCTTTAGCAACATATCTATCGCCCGACTTGACTAAATTATACTTCTTTACTAATGCAGGTATTGTGTCGGAAGATACTACTTGTTCAATAAATGGGTATTCCCCAGTAGTCTCTAGTGTCTTCCTTACCTTTGCATCAAGCTCTAACTGGGTTAATCCAGAAAGTTCTAGAAGTGTTCTATATGTTATATCATTATGATTAATACAAGCCATTATTCACAACCTTTTCTAGTAAATTCGTCCCATAAATCGTATATCTCGTTGTCTGACAATGGATGTCCTTGTGATATTCCACTTAGTAGAACAGCCTTTGTAGCTCTAATTTCTTCTTCATTAGCTTCAATACCCTTCTCTTTTAGGTATCCTGTAATAGTGGTATCCATTTCTTTAAAGTTGAACTTAAACTGCTGACCATTCCTATTAGTATAGGTTCCAGTATTACCATTCCACTCTAACCACCATTGCTTGCCTTTACCTTCCTTTAACTGAACATTACTTAATGTTTTAAGCAAGGTATTAAGTTCTGACCTCATTCCAGATAGGTCTACTAATTCGTTTATAATATCATCACTAACAATGTAGTGTAGTGCTGTTGCAGGATTCTTTCTCATCTCAGTGAACTTAGACTGTAGATTAGCTATCCATACATCAGACTTTAATTTCATTTTATCAGTTGCTTTACCAATACTTCCTATAAAGGATAAGATTTGATTAATCTTTTCAGGAGTATTAATAGTCTTAGCGTAGAAATATTCCCTTAGTGTATTATATACTTTATTAAGGTTATTGGAGTCTAGGATAACTAAATCCCCGTTAGTACTAACATTTACGTTAGGTATTTTTACGTCATTTAGTGTTATGGGTGATGAAACCCAAAGAATGTTCTGTTCAGACTCTGGAACAACTTTGTTTAGTTTGGATATTAATACCCTTAAACTATCTCTCATTGGTATATACTGCCTACCTAAACTGTTTAGGTACTTAGTAATATCTTTAAATGTAGCATTACCTCTTAAATGTGATATATCATTAATGTTAAGTACTTCATACACACCTTTTGGGTCAGATAATGCTTTAGAAATTTCAGAACCATGTTCTTTAATTATGTTCTGTATAATGTCTTTAATTGGAGGATTCCCATTGACGTTGGGAGACTGGACTTTAAATTCCAGCCCCCCAATTATCAATGTAGAAGTACAGTTCTTAGCACTCATACTTTACTATTGCTCTGTTTTGATTTATTAGCTTTAACAGTTTATCTTCTAGAGGTTCTGCATCTTGCTCTTTGCTGAAGTTCATTGGTAACCATGTAAAATAGTTCATCAACTCTTTCTGATTTGGGAAGACCACTGGCTTGTAGTTAGCAGGACCACTAGCATCTCCCTCTGGCAGATTGTCAATGACATCATCTGGAAGCTGCTCAGAAGAGTTAAATTCACCCATATACGTAAACAGCTCATAAGTCTGCAATAAAGGATTAAAGACCTTAATATAGGGGAACTTCTTACCGTAATTACCTCCACTAACAGTTATAGCACAAGCCATGATTACATCTTCAAGTGAATAGTCAGAGTTATTCAGTAACTTGTTGAAGTCCATATCTCCGATATACTTGAAGTAATCTTGTACAACAGAGTTTTGTTTCTCACCAACAAAGTGCTCAAACAGTCTTGTCAAGGATGTTTGTCCATACCTATTCTTATTTACAATCATGTTGTAATAGAAGAACAACTCTGAAACTGGAGTTCCATTGAACGTATATTTATCCAACTCATCAAAGTGAGTTAAATATTCTACATAGTTGTTCATTTCGGTAATAGAGTTAATACTTGACATATTCATAGGAAGTGTCCATGCATAGCTTACATCACGAGTAAGAGTTCTATCAGAGATAGATAACTGAAGAGCACTTATAAACTTGTTTCTAGCAAGCGATAGTTTTCTCTCTCCATTCTTCTCTTGAAGACCCCTCTTGAGACTTGGAACTACTGTATTCTCAAACCACATTTTGAAAGTAGCCTGACCATGACCAGTACCCAAATCTATAACCTCATTACCTGTAGCTTGATGGGTGTGTCCATACTTATCAAAGTATCTATCACCTTCAGCTATAGTAAATGAAGTACCTCTGTCTTTGAACCACTTAGTATTTATAACACTATCCAGGAAGTTACCAACATTCCTATATATAGAATCTCTATCTTTACTAGAAGAAACATTATATACATTCCTAATTAGGAGTTTAGATAGATTATAAACGTTAGTAAACTTAGCACTAATGGCATCAAATATACCAAAGTCTGTAGCTGCCATATCAATAGTTGCTCTAAAGTGAGGAACTCTAGTAATAACATCTAACACATTGATAGTTCCCTTGATTAGATTATAGAAAGAAACTGCAAGTCTTCTATATTCATCGTCATTTAAGAACCTCAATGTATTAAAGTCATCAATCATTCCTTCTGTTTTAGCTGCTCTAACAATGCTTTCGACATATGTCTTAGCACCCTCCTTACCGCCATGTAGCTTCTCAAGATATGGTTTGTCTTCAAGGATTTTAAAGATACTAACATCCCTATTATCCCCAGCACCAGTTACATACTCCTCTACTCTATCCTTTACAGCCTGCTCGATTCTATCAAGATAACCAAACTTATCAAACATATTGGTCTGCAGTCCCTGATTTGCACTTAGGATAGAACCTAACTGCTTAACCTCTTGAGCTAGCTTATAAATTCTCTTGAAGGTATAATACTCTGTTCTACTTAACTCATTCTTAAAGATTGAGTCAGCCATTACAGCTAATTCTTCAAAATCACTCATAAATCTCATTAGGTTGAACTTAGGGAAACCATTGTTCTTATAGATTTCAGTTGTCTTGAACTCTTCTCGCAACTTCTTGAGCAACTCTAACCTATTATCCTGTTTGAATATTTCAGTTAGTGCAGCTTGAGTAGATTTACCTCCAGCTTTAGGATAAACAGCGGCAATAGCTTCATTAAGACCTTCAAACTTATTCAAGTAATTCTTGATTTGTAACCCATTCTCCAACTTATTAAACACACTGTCAATAGTTGAACTCTGGTTATACTCATCAAAGATATTGGTCTTGTTTAACTTAGCTATAGTCTGAACTGTATTAGAAATCATAAGATTAGCTATATCCTTAAAATCAATACCCAACATAATTGAATATAGATATACGGAAGCTAAATCTGAACCAGAATTAATCTTAGCTAAAATCAACTCCTTAGCATTATCAGTTGCTGCTGATAACAGAGCTGAAATAACCAATGATGCATCCTTCTGACTTCCAAGTTGACTTAACAACTGCTCACGTATGTAAGCTACTTCCTCCTCAGTATACTTCTTACCAGAGTCTTCCATGCTAACTCCAGATTGTTGTTCAATCATAGAGTTCCAAAGAACCTTAGAAGTATCAACGCTATCAAAGTTTACATTAGCAATAATGTTTCTTACTAATGGAAGGTACTTCTTACCATCCCTTGACTTAATCAGCTTGAATGACCTTCTAAAATACGCATTCTCCTGCCATTCCATGTTACCACTTCTAGCAGCTTCATTATAATAGTAAGATAATGCAAAGAAAACCTTCTCACCAACAGCTGCAATACCAATAACATCCTTACCAGTCATATTCTGATATTGCATATTCCACTTAACAAATGGATTTCCCAGAGTATACTCCTTAGCTTCCTTACCTGATTCAGATAATTCTGCTGCTGCTTGAGGCTCATTCATCTCAATCGGAGAATAAGCTGAAACCATATTAGCTGGGTCATTGATAATACGATAAATCTTAGATGAAACTGAGTTCTTCATCATAGAAATAATCCTATCAGGTGACTTAATCTTAGATAGATATAGAGAGTGTCTGTTAATCCTCTTCTCTACAGTATCTAAGTTCATCCAGTTAGCTTCAATAATACTCTTTGGGTCTAACCATAACTTAGTATAACCACTGTCTCTGATACCCTTTAGTAAGTCTGCCAATGCAATAATGAATCTCTTGGTATTAGTACCAAGTTTATCACTAGCTGCTAAGTTAACATTCTTAACTAATTGAGTAATATCAAATGAGTCTTCTGGTTGAACATCAGGATAGAATACCTGATATTCTTTACCACTCGGCATAGGTAATAATTCAGAAGCCTTTCTTACTTCATCAGAATATAGATTGAAATAAGGAGACCATCCAATATACTTACCATTATCTGAAAACTCAGAACCCATTAGATATACCTTATCAATATCAAAGTCAGAACCTTGCAACCAAATCTGCCAGTGTGATACATAAGCAATATTCTTCTCTGATTCAGAGAATGCAACTACCTTCATAGGCATGAATGACTGCATAGACTGAGCTGGAATACGAGCTGCAATGAACTCAAGAGATTTCAAGAATGAAGTTCTCTTTTCTCTTGATAGACGCCTAAACATTCTATCAAGGTGAGTGTTCTTCTCTTGCAGAGCAAGTTTAAGAGTTACAGACTCATTGTTCTCCATACGAAGAGCTATTTCCTTGTACTGTTCAGTAAGTTTATGGTCAATACCCTTAACTACATCAAATGCAGTATTTAAAGTACCTTCCTTTAACCTAGAGTTTAGTTCTACGTCATCATAGTCATCGTACTGTTCCTCTAAGAACTGCTTAACATTGTCAGTAAAGATAATTTCATTACCTCTACTATCAACATAAACCTCAGCATCGTTTAGAGGACCTTCGATTTCACCCTTGTTATTAACCCTTAGAGTATTCTCACCATCTTCGACTATAGTGTTTACATTTACTTTCTGTAAACCTTCTACAACCTTAGCATTACCTCCACTCTTAAGAATAATATAGGTATGATTACCATTAGCTCTTTTCAGAGCAATATCATACTTAGTAGTCTTATCATTCCATGCATCAATAATTCTGTTATAGAAGAAGTTTTCATTCTTCATTATATCATTCAGAGAGTCACCTCTTCTTAAACCAAACTTTGTTGCATAGATTTTAGGTAATACTAACTCAGCTTCCTTAATCTCTAAGGATTCTGGGTCAATAGTTTTAACTTCGTCGTTGATAATGACAGTGCCATCAGCAGACAACCTTTTGAATGTGTTGATAACATCATCCCTATACAGGTTCTTAATATCATCAACTAGGTTACTAATTCTCCAGAAGTCCTTATTAGCTAGCTTGTTTGCTAACTCATTTAGTTTAGTTCCAACCAAATCATTAGGGACTCTAAAGCCTCTAAGTATTTCAATAGCAGCATCAACATCACCACTCTTAGCTAAATCAATTACTCCACCTTTATCAAAGGCTTTCTCTACAGCATATCTTGACTTGATAGAATCAGAATCAAATATACTATATTGTCTACCTCCAATCTTAAACAGAGTACGAGAAGGTTGTAAGTCACGTCCTTTATAAGGATTGCGCTTAACTAACCTACCAGAAGTATCATTCCTTAGTTCATTGTACTTTTCAATAGAATCAACAGTAATGTGTTGAACTCCAGGAACATTAAGGTTAAACTGACTTTCATTGTGCATATCACCATCCCACATAGAAGCACCTTCTGGAACTACACCATTTACATCAACTGGATAGCCCTGAGTACCTTCAACAACTACATAACTCTCACCGAACTCAATGTCAGTGATAGGTATAATAGGTTGCATATTGAACTGATGATTAAAATCTACTTTAGATAACTGAGCTTGACCATAAGTATAGTCAATCCCATTAGCCTTATAGATTTGAATAGCACCATGTGATGGAATCAATACAGATGCAATACCTGGATACTTTCTCTTGATAGCATTCTTATTAATCATAGAAGTTACACTAGAAATAACTGCACCTAACAGATTATTGTCACTGAATGGTAGTTTCACATCAGCTTCTGAAATCTTTAAGTACTTACCTAGCTCTTTCTTCATGTTATAGACAATAGCCTCAGCCAAGCTAGCCTTGTTACTAGAACTATCATCAAATGATTTTAAGAATGACTTGCCTACAATGTTATAAATTTCTCTTGAATCACCCATCTTGTAGTACTCAGCTACAGCATCAATCTCTCGCTTCATTGTAGAATATACAATAGAACCTAAATCATGGTATGCTTCCTTAGCAATATGATGAGTATAACCATTGGCTTCTAATGAAGATATTACCTGAGACATCTCAGTTAATTCTGAATCATCAGCATGGTGGTCAGCATCCATCTGAATGCCTAAGTGTCTAGTAGACATCTTAAAGCTTCTTAATGGAGTATCGTCAAACCAAGAACTTGTAGGATTGATATTAGTAGCACCACATTTAGCACCACTAGTATTAACCAGATAGTGAATGTCAGAATGCTTTAGAGGCTGATATACCTCAATTTGGGACAGATTAGCAAAGTCAGTGAATGTTCCATCAGGATTTCTGATTTCACTTTCAGAAGGAAGTTCTTCATAATCCTCTCCGAACGTATAAAGCTCCTGCTTAAAGTCTGTTCCATAGATTTCTGAGTTTTCTTTACTTCTTACTACACCAATGTTATTCATATACCAAGCTACTGCTTCAATAGAAGAGTTACCTTCGAATAATCCTAAATCAGTTAAATCACAAGACCATTCTCCACCAAAGGCTTCCCATAGCTTGTAATTAGTATCAATAAGAAGAGAAGTTCCACCTTTAAGTTCTGGCTGACCTATTACGTTACCCATCTTGTTAACTTGTACTTGAGTTACGTCATATAAGTTATCACCAGTTCTCTTGATGTCAGTAATCTTATAGAACTTACCAGTAACTATGTCTCTATAATAAGGGTTCTGTATATTCTCAGCTATATTGATAGGTTTACCATTAAAGGCAACAGTTAAGTCAATAGGAACATCCCATTGTCTATCTGTCATCTTCTTTAGTATATTCTTCCATCTCAAGCCCTTATTATCAGGTTTTCCAGAGTCTCTAACACGCTCATTATAGATGTCCATCAAAGCATACTTCAACTCTAGTTCAGACAAGTACATAGGATTCATACTATGACCAATAGGCTTCTTATCCTCGCCAGCCTTAGCATCATTCAGAGAATAGTTCTCTAATATAGCAATGAATGGATTAGCCCAACCACTACCATCTTGAACATCCACCTTAGATGTAACCCCAGAGAAGTTATGCACTGAAGCAGACATATCTCTGATAGTTGCAACATTGTACTGTGGCGGAATACCATTAAACTGGTTCTGCACGTAGTTATGCATAGTTGCTGGATAGATAACCATACGCTTAAACTGAGCCAATGTACGAGCAGCTTCCTCTTGTTCAATCTTAGTTACTTCATCTGCATTAGCATCAATCCTCGATTTAAGAGGATGACCATAAGGTCCACCAACAGTAGAAGTTAAGAAATTACTTGAGATTAGGTTGTCGACTTCAAAGAACATATCAAACAAAGGATTAAGGATTAAACCTTGAGAATCCTTAGGGTCAAATAGTGAGTTCTTAGTAAGTCTCGTTTCTTTACCGTTCTTGTCAACCAGTTTAGCTATGATAATCTCAGCTGTATCAGGGTCTACCCATTTAGATTCATAGTCTGGACCAGCCCAGATACTATACCTCTCAGACTCGCTTGAACCATGTATGAATTTATTCAACACAGGGTCAATTTCACCTCTCTTATCATATAAGAAGAACTTATTGTTATTGAGCAAGTCTCTAGCAAATTTCTTCTTCTCTCTAAGAACCTTAGCATTATAAATGCTTCTTGTTTTAGCATCATCTAAGAACATTTCAAAGTAATGCTTTAACAATTTATTAATTCCAAGAGTGCCTTTACCAGAGAAGTGAATTTGGTCAATAACTTCAGTATTAGCTTCCTTAGCAAGTAACATATACAAGTCTTGAGGAGAGTTAGCTAAAGCCATCTGGCTCTGCATAATCTGCTGATATTCAGCTTCATTCTCTGGACTAACTGGAATACCTTTAGACCTAAAGAACTCTACATCCTTCTTCAGTTTATACTTAGCATTGATAGCATCAAACACTCTCTCAGCATCACTAAATGTAGCAATGTTTGATATACCCAACATAGGTAGTATCGGAGCTAATGTCTGTTGATAGTCAGCTAACAAGTTAGTTCTCATAACTCTGTACATCTGAGCCATAGAAGCATAGTGAACATTTCTAATATCCTCAGCAGTAGATTCTGTAATTCTCTTACCTCCTACATTACCTCCAGTAGTTTCATCAAATGTTGGAGTTAGCACTTGCATACCATCAATTCCAATCAAATAATGTCTTGACTTATCTGAATATACTGTAGGTTGAATATAGAACTTACCAGCCATATCACCATCCTTATTAAGGAATCCAGACCAGAAGTCATATAGAACTGAACTATGAGCAATCTCTGATGAGAAGAACTTAGCACTAGACTTAGTTACAGACCTATCCTTACTTTGGGCTTCCTTCTTTACAGTAGTACCAAATATAAGGTTAGGATTCTTAACAAAGATACTTCCTAATGAGGCTACATTGTAACCATATCCAGCGAGGTGTTTAGCTTCCAGCCAATTTACCTTAGCAGTATTAATAAGGTTTGTTAAACCATTATTAGATATTGAGTTACCAGATAGGTCACGAGAATTGCTCTTTGCAGCTTCACCATTAACTAACATACGTGCCCTAGCTAAATCCCTTACAATATTAGCTTGGTCAGCTATTACAGTCTTTAGTGAACCAGTTTTCTTGTCGAATAGAGTAGTCTCCTTACTATATGCTTCGGGGAAGCATTCAGCTACAGAAGCCTTGTCCATTGTGCCATCTGTTAACTCCTTCTCTATTTGGTTACGCATTAAAGAACGCCCACCTAACGTAGCAAGTTGCATTATAGCACTTATATCAGAGCCAGCTTCTACAATCTCTCTAAAAGCATCAAGTATTTCGGGTTGTAATCCAAGTGATTGGTACAAGGTGTCATCTAAGAACTCAGTTAAAGCTCTTACAAGGTCTGTATCTCCCTCAGCAACCATGCGGTCCATTTCATTTAAAGATAAAGGAGATTGATTTCTGTTAGAATCAACAGTAAACACAGATATTCCTCTACTGCTATTATTAGCATGAACAATATGTAGTGTATGACCGTTCTTAGTAGTATATCCTGGGATTCTAATACTAAGTTTAGCCCCATTTCTTCTAACTGAATACTTATCAAGTAAGTCTTTCCTATACTCAGTTGATAGAGTGTTATTGATATTATTGATACCTTTCTCAATAATCAACTTATGACTATTAAGATTGTTATCCTTAACATCAAATATCTCTATGTTACCAGAGTCAGATGGTCTATACCCAATATAATTAGTAGACACAGTCTTATCAATCATACCAGATATAAAATCAACTAAGTTCTGACTAAGAACACTATCACTACCTTCTGCATACTCTTTGTTGATAATCTCTGTTAGAGAATACTCAGAGTCTCCATAAACATCAAAGTTGTTCTTATAGAACCTTCTTTGTACTGAGAATATAATGTCCTTATCATGGGCAGTTAATCCCCTAGTGTTAGTTTTAAGTGCAGTATCAATCAATTCTGGGATAAACTTGTTAGGTGCAAACCTAATTTTGTTTACTATCTCAGAGAAGATTGGAATGTTCTTAAGTTTGTTGAAGACATAGGTAAAGTCCTTTACCTCCAAATAGTTGTTAAATTTATTCTCTCCAGTTGGATAATGTAATACAGGAGTTTGTTCTACCAATATCTTAGTGATGTTACCCATTTCAGATAAAGCATCTACATCGTCAGAACTTCTCCATGTCTTTACTAGGTTAGAATTGTCAAGCAATTTATACTTGTCATTTTCTACATCAGTAAAAGAGTCTACATATCTTTGGTCAATAGTTATAGTCTTACCAAGTAAGGTCTTTAACAATGTATCAAAGTTATTTAGTATTACATACGAGTTGTATGCTCTTAATGCCTTAGAACTCTTAAAGCTACTTGTTCTTGTAGCATATAGATGATTAAGGTATGTAGCATTAAACTTATCACCAAAGAGAGTATCAGCCAACTTTTGTACAACTGAGAACTGTCCAGTATATTTACCATCTTCGTCATATAACAGTAGAGAATTGTCAAAATCGACTTTAGCCTCTTCTGCATATATCTTTAAATCTGTCAGCAACCTATTAAATAGAGCGGCTAGGTTCTTATTAAATTCCTGAGAACTTCTAACTATTCGTCCCTCTTTAAAATCTACAAGGAATGATGATATAACACTACGTCTTAGCTCATCTTGCATTAGATTTCGAGGCTGTTGAGCACTTCTATATAGGTTATTGATAGTAGAAGAAGTAATCTTTTCTTGATAATCAATTAAAGACTCTTCCTTAATGTCCATGTTTAAATTAGCAGCAGCCTTATTAGCTGGAGCTACACCTGCCTTTCTAAGGTCAGTAATTCGTAAATCCTTTGTTTCTTCTAACTCAGTTAATAGAGCTAGTTGGACATTATCTTCAAACAACTCAGCCACATCTCTAGCTTCAGGAATCCACTCATTGATGATGTCTGATATTACACTTATAGAACGCTCATCGTCTAAGACAAGAGTAGGGGAAAGGTCTTCCCCCAGTCTCTTGAACTTAGCCTCTAAGGTTATCAATTCAGCATCATTGAAGACACTGTTTAACGAATCAATAATAATCTCTTTTTTGTCATTAGTAACAATACAACGCATAATTCTTTGTTTAATTACAAGTTCCTAATATGTTATTTATGGCATCCTTGTTATTAGCATAATCTGATAACAATGAATCCCATTCACTCTTTAAGTTGGACGGAGCCATAGAGAATGCTTTAGCAACTAGTACCTTAGCTCTAGTGTATTCCTTAGTACCTAAATCTCCAGAAAGTAGTATATTTATACCTTCCTTTATTTTGGGAACTAATGGTGCACTGACACCTTTAACTAGCTCATTAAGTATTTTCTCTTTTCTTGCCTCCAACTTTTGTGTCTCAGCTTCAAGCTTTGCTAAGTTCTCAGCTTTTTGACTTTCATCAGTAGCTGGATTTTGGATTTCACTGTAAGTAACCTTACCTGTACTATCCATTGTCCATTGATATGGTTGCAAATTTACCTCAAATTTTCCAGAATACAAAGCACTACCTTCATTTCCATCAACACTAATGTTGGTTACTGGCTGATTAAGTAATCCTCTTAGTACTCCTCCGAGTGTGTTAAACTTCAGTTGCATACTACCTTGTGGAGTAAGATTTCCTTGTACACTAAGAATGAAACCTTCAGTATTAGAATCTACCAGACCCTCTTTCCTGTCAGCTACCATCTTCTTAATAGTAGTATAAATTGAGTTTGCAATGTCCTTATCAAGAGCTGGTTTATTTGTTGGTATTGACTTAGCAACTATGTCAGAAGCCATCTCAAACACTCCCTTGAACTGTTCATCATACTCGAACTTAGCTTTGGCAGCCAAAACAGCTTTAGCATTGTCCATAGTATAATTCTGTTCTACTGGTCTTAGAGTTGGTTTACTAGACATATATTGTTCAATACCATTCGCAAGCCTTTGCAAAGCTTCACCAGTGATAACAAAATCTGGAGTCTGTGCTTCCACATCCACCGTAAAGTTGTTAACCATATTAATAGCGGGGTATGCCATTGACGTAGCTAAACCACCACCTTCAGCACTGCCCTTATAAACAGGAGTATAATAGATACCCTCTTTAAAGGAACTTTGCTCATAATTTTGAAGAACTCTAGTTACAGTTCTCAGCAAGTTCTGAGATTTAGCATCAGTTCTTAAAGAATAATTCTTAGAGTCTGTTCTAAATTCTGCAAAGTAATTATGGAATAACTTAGCAAGTGTGAATGAGTATGAGTCAGCAAACTCTGCTAAGATTTCTCCATCCTTATAGCTCTTCAAATTTTCAAGATAGTTATCAAACCTATTAAGTACAGCATTATTTAGCTTATCTATTGCTGCCTGAGAAACTTCACCAGTAAGTCCCCATTCTGCATTAGTTGTTGCTAACTTTTCAGCATCATTTTTACCATAGATTCTATTAACAGCAGAAGCCATCATTGAATCTAGGCTACTAATTAGCTCTATTGCTCTACTACTAGGTATGTCCACCTTTCCAGTTTCGTATCTGAACTTATCTCCTTCAACAATAGATACACCATGTACTGTTTGACCAGTAACCAAGGCAGTCTTTAAATCTAAGTCAAATTGTAACAAATTCATGAAGATACGAGCAGCAGTATATTTATTTCCTGGAGGACTAAACATCTTTGCATTGCCAGTCTTATTAGCTAACTCTCTTCTGAAAGCACTAACTCCATTAATATACTCCTCAAAGTTGACGCCTATTGGGTCAAGTTTAACAACCTTAACCACTTCGTCTAACTTGTCAGTATCTTTATTTCCCCTTGTCTCCATCCATGCTTCTGCAAGAATATTAGGGTCATTCAGAGCTTTTATTCCTTTGTAGGTAAAGTCCTTCTTGGTGGTTACGAATGTGACCGCCTTACCTGATAATGACTTATCATAGAAATCGTTATCAACACCTACATTAGTCATAATGAAGACATCAGATACTATTCTTGATTTGGCGTTCTTGAACTCACTAAATGGAGTCCTTCTAACATTCCCTCCAAACTTGTCAATGTCTTGACCAAGTTCATTTACCTTACTAATTTTAGTGTTAGAAATAATATTAGGACCTAATGCAAAGTCAGTTCCTAATGGGATGTACACTGTACGTCTAGCATTCTTAGCCACCTCGTTACCATCAGCAAGTAGCTTACTTAACCTCTGCCATTTAGACCTGATGTTCTTATCCTCTCCAACATAGTTCTGAACCCAGTTATCTAAGGTAAATTCACCAGGAAGAACTCCAATAGTAAATTCTGCAACTGGATTACCACTTCTGTCTTTAAGAGTGTAGACCACTAACTTCCTATTAGGAGTAGTTTTATCACCCATCTCGACAGTCTGGTCAGTTTGTTGATAGAACGCATTGACATACTTAACCTGCAGCTCTCCAGTAGTAGCTGATGCTATCTTTGAAGCTGGAGGAAACTCCCTCACCAATTTCTTAACATTTGATAGTGCAGCACCATTAGTTTTAGCAAACATTACAGCACTTCTAACATCTGCAAGTAATGTAGTAGCAGTGTTATAAGTATTAAATGGAACCTTGACTGAGCCATTTCTAAATGTATCTAAGTCAAGTAGAGCTTGCAAGTCACTCTTAGTCTCATCCACAAGTTCACCAGAAGTACTCTTGTACTTTCTACCAGAATTAATAATGTTTACATTATTGTCAGCATCTACTGCTACAGAGCCTTGAGACATTTCTAAACCAATACCAGACCTATATCCAGCAAAAGTATATACTTTGAATCCAGGGTCATCTTTAGCATACCACTGAGCTTTCTTTTGGGCTTCTAAATCACTCTCAACACCCTCCTCACTTGCTTGAGCCTCTTCAATCAAGACTTGCTGTAAGTCAGGTCTTTTACCACCTTCTGGTAATATAACTGGCTTAGTAGATTCAGTAGTTAGATGAACAGAAACACCTAACACAGAGTCTATTTGTTCTATAGGATATTCATAGTATGCTACTTTATCCAAAGTTGCAAGAACATAATTAGACCCTTTTATACTCATAACTTGATACTTACCTCCATCATTTAGTTGAATCCAAGTACCTTCCTTTAGTTTAGGTGCTATTGTTGGTTTGTCGGTAGCAGGTTGACCACCTGGAACTACAGGAGCAATAGCTGGATTAGATGGAGTATAACCTTTAAGTATTTCCTCTAACGCTCTTAGTCTCTTTTCCTTATAGTCGGCAAGAGATTCATCAGTATAAGATGTTGGAGCATTATAGTCACTTTCTACAAAGGCATTTGGATTAACTACTTCAGTTAGATGGTTATCAATAATGATAGTACCTTCCTCTGAACGAGTTGCAATAGTATATAAGCTCTTAATAAAATCAGCCACTTCTATACTAGCCTCAGCAGTTTCACCATTCATAGTTCTCTTCTTGCTCCAATCAACATCAACAATGAAGTATTTAGCCTCACTACCTTGTGCGGAGTCTTCAGTAAAGAACTCTATTTTATCCTTCTTCTCAGAAGGTAATGAGTTAAGCATCTTATAGGTATCTGACTCAGTATTATCGTAGATAAATCCTATTGTTTCTCCCTCTTTCAAAGTAGATAACATTAGGTCTAAGTCACTAGAATCTAAAGAACCTTGGACTTTTTCTCCATGTACTCCAGATTCATCTTGTGTATATTTTACCTCAAGATTATCACCTATAAATGACCACTTCTCAGCAATAGACATATCAGTTTTAGTTGCCCTAAGTGGTTCAATCAATGCCCTAATATTATTAAGATTGTCTCTCTTATTAGTATTAGAAGCTCTCATTGAAACTGTTAACTTAGGAGAAGATATACTGAATGTAGTTGAGAATGTATTGTAAACAGCTACATCATCATTTCCATCCTTTAAACGCCATAGTTGACTCTTACCACTCTGTTCAGTGTCTCCTAACATTACTACTGCTACATTGTTCTTTGCAGCAAAATCAGAGATTACTTGTAATTCTCCATTAGTGAAGTGAGTAGCCTCATCAATAAATAATACAGATGGTAAATCATCCTTACTATACTCTCTTTCATCAAGACCAGTAATTTCAACGTGTCTAATATCAGAAGGAGATACTACAATACTCAAATTAGCAGCATCATTTACATAATCAGGAGATACTCCTAATTTAGCAAATAATGTTTCCTTAGTAAATGACGTGTTATGCTCAGCCCCAATCTCATCAGCTAAGTTATCACTTTGCTTTTGGCGAGGTCCAGCTGTCCAAGTCTTTACGTTAGGATTTACAGCTTTAAGCATTTGATATACTGTTTTAACAACAGCTCTAGTCTTACCTGCTCCAGGAACACCTTCAATAAATACTGTGTTCAGAAGAGGAGTACCTTCAAGGTGGTTCGGAATATCAGCAGCTTTAACTACATTGTTAATGAATCTTCTATTAGATGCTAATGTATAAGCTATTCTAACAGCAAACTCTTGAGTAGCTATAGGTGCTAACTTAGATGTATCACTCTTAATAACTGTATAGTATTGTGATAGGAAATCAGAACTCTTAACCCCAAGGATACCACTAGCATAAGCTAACTTCTCAGCATCACTAAGAGCTTTAGTAACTGACCTAATACCTTCACTTCCCTTTGCAATACCCTTATGAGATAGTCCGCCATCAAATAAGATAGATTTAATAGCTTCTACTTGGTCTTTACCATGAGATATTTCTTGGAATCTATCATAAAGAGCATCTTCAATAGCCACTCTTTCCTTTTCCATTGCTACGTAATCTTCATCAGATACATCCAACGTCCTGTCTTGGTCTTCAGTAAACTGTCTTAGAGTAGTAGCATTATTAATAGCTTCCCTTACTTTGTCATTTAGTAGTACTTCACCATCAATTCCCTTTAGCTGTGGTTCCCCATCAACCATTTTAGTATATAGGAAACTATTCTCATCACCCACAACGTCATAGAATAGATAGTTCATATTTACTGATGTTCTTCTTTGCTCCTTTAACTGAGACTCTTTATTCAAGTTAGATAGTTTCTCGATAAAGTCTAACTTACTCTCAATTCTATCTAAGTCCCTGTTCATTATAGTAGCAACTTCAGAATCAATCAGCCCTAACTCTGGAGCATCTTCAATACTATTCTTTTGATAAAACTCTTTTAGAGTTACATTAAATCCAAATGGATTAGATGCATCTAAGTTATCGTATTGAGAAGCATATATAATAGACCTAGCAGCTGATATAATCTTCCTTGCATCCTTTATTTGCTCTTGCTGTAGCTTGTTATCTAATGCAAAGTCAGAGATATGTACTTCATTGAACTGACGCTCTAAATCCTGCAATAGGTCAAATACATTAGTCTTCTTACCAATCACATTAATTCCTATCTTAGATAGAGTGTCATATAATGGATTAGTCTTTGCAGTATCAAGCTTCTTTAATAAGGCATTTGCATCGTTAAGAATAGGAAGGTTCTGAGCTAAAGTTGAATTGCTTTGACTCTTTATATCACCAATGATAGTGTTCAGCATATTCTGCTGTGCATCATCAAGACCTTCAATGGATTTTAACTTCTCGACTAACTCTTGGGTTTTCTCCTTTATGTTAGCTATAGTTAAATCTTGGTCAACCCAATTACGGATTGCATCTCCAGCCTCTTCACTTACAGCATAGTAAGCATCCTCCATGTCCTGATGGTATATATCTCTATTTACAGTTACAACCTGTTCAGTTAGCCTTCTCATAGAGTCAGCTATCTCCTTATCAATATATCCATTAGCCATGAATACGTCAGCGGCTTGATTTAGCTGCCTAACCAATACAGCACCGTTAGAGATTGCAGAACCATCAACCGTAGGCATAGTATAAGTTAAGAACCTTGATATTTCATCAAATGGATGTTCCTTAGCTTCATTTATTCTCGGTTTCTTTAGACTCTCAGCCTTCTCGATTATATCTTCATCAGTAGCATTCTTACTTCCGAACATATCACCAAGTATATCTGATATAGTCATAGGAGTAACATTACCATCAGCATCGGTCAGAGATAGATTGGCACTATAGAAGTTCCTTTTTAGTTGAGCATATTGCTTATATCCCAACTCTCCTGCTTCTTGGAAGATAGGAGATAGCTTCTCGTTCATATTACGGAATACATCATATGCCATATCTAACTTAGAATTGGCATCATACTGTAGGTAATCGTTGTAGTCCTCTTTAGCTTTAGCTATATCATCTTCAGATAATGCTTCGAAGTCTTTGTTATATTTGGACTCTGCATACATTCTGAAGTTCATATCAATAAATGGCTTACTAATCACAGGATTAGTAGAGAACATCATCATTCCTAAATACTTACCTCTCTTACCAGTATGTAAGAACTCATATTGTTCCTTCTTAGCATCATCTATTTGCTGTTGAACAGCAGCCATAGCGTCAGCATATTCCTTACTCTTCTTACCGTTCTCGTCTGAATAAGTAGCGTTGATTTCATCAATCTTACTGTGTAGGGTTAAAAACCTATCAGCAAGGTTATTGAAGTCTTGTAAAATTTTACCAGCAGAAGGAGCATTCTTGAATAACTCCTGATACCTTAACTCAGATAACATTTGCTTATCAAGTAAAGTAGCATCAGATAGCTTCATTCCCTCAACAGATAGAACTTGTTCAATGTTGCTTACATAATCCTTCATTAGACTATATATAGCATCATTTTGATTATCTTTATCGGTTCCTTGTTGATATGCATACTTATCACCCACCTTATCAACCTTAGTTGCAGATAAGTTTCTATCACCAAGCACTCCTTTCTTCTTCATATCCTCCAAAGCCTTGTAAATCTCTTCACCACGACCTTGTCTGATTAGATAGATAAGTTCTTGATTAGCCTGCATATTACTAGAATCGTAGGATTTTCTAATCTTAATATCATTAATACCTTGGAACATACCACCACCGATAGCACCTCCAAAGAATGACATACTATAACGAGAAGCCATATCATTAAAAGCTGATAGCCTTCTTTCGTTACCAGTAAAATATGAGATAGCATTAAATGTTGCTTTAGTAACATCATATAATACTTCCTCAGTTACTTCTTCTACACCTTCTGCAAGAGCATTAGATAGAATAGAAGTAGAGCCATCAGCAATAGCTTTGTAGTTATTCTGAGCAAAGGACTTTGCACCATTAAACAACTTAGCAAATACATTCTTAGTTAACTCCTTAGATTCAGATTTAACTGCATTAGTAGATATACTTTGCTTTGCTTGCTGACTTACATCTTGGATAAGTTTTTTGATTTGAGCCTTATCCATCCTCAATTCTGGAAGTACGTGTTCTCCAATATCACTAGCCATTAGAGCATACATTCCAGCCATATATCCCCAGAACACAGCAGCAGCTTGTTCATCAGATGCTCCTTCTTGTTTAGCATCACTAAAAGCATTATATGAAGCTGTACCAGTCATATAAAGACGAGATAGGTGTTTACCCCAGTTCTCGTAACTCTTCATATAATTCTGACCCCATATAGTAGCTTTAGCTAAAGCTTCTTTCTGTATAATATCAAGACTACCTGTAGCCTCTAAGGACTTTAATACCTTAGGAATATCCTTAACAGCAGTTTGAGTATACTCTTCTGCCAACTTAGTTATTTGCTTATCCAACTCTGACGGAGTACCATTCTTAGATGATATGCCGTAAGACTTAAATAATCTTGGGGCATTAGTGAATATCCACCTCTGTTCATATAGCTGTTTAGCTACATCGCCAACCATATTAAGGATGTTCTCAGCTGCCCAAGGGTGTTGCTTAGCATACTCAGATGTTCCGCTATCCATAGAATATGCAAATCCTTCTAACTTATTAGCCCAGTCAGTAGATGCTCCAGCTAATCCAAATGTAGTCTTATATATAATAGGTAACACTTTAGCTAACTCATTAGCAATACCTAATCCAATATATACTGGTCCTACATAAGGCACAAACATAGGAGCAATCTTAAATGTATTCTTCATTATACTTCCGAATACACTCTTATCTAAGCTATCTGAATCGAAGAAGTCATATTTATTAGCCTTAGAACCATCAGTAGTTAGAACGTCAAATGGAGATAGTATTTGTCTACCATAAGGTTCTCTACTGCCTAATTTTTCATAGTAGTAAGTACCTTCGTCGTTTAGTTTTAGCTCACCTTTCTTGTGCCATACCTTTCTATTGGTTTCTGGGTCAATATGATAATCATCGGAGTCCCATTGAGCTAGGGCTACTGGTTGGAACCAATTCCTACCTAGCCATGCATCATTAGGAGATTCATCCCACTCACCTGTCTCTGGGTCATATACCTTTTGAGTCTGAGCTATTTCAGCAGCAGTGAGGGTTCTATCACTAGTGAACCCTACTTTCTCTACTCCCATCTTCCTTCTGTCAGGATTGAATATCCTATTGATTTGAAACTCAGGTTGAGTTCTTTTACTAGCTTCCTTAGGTGCCCAAATATTATTAAATCCAAAGGTAGCCTCATCCATTACAGTCTCATTAAACGTATTATTAGCTAATAGTTGATATGACTCTAATGCACCATCATAGAATTGGTTAAACTTTGCATTATCAAAGTTACCGTCACTATCCTGGAATTGTGGATTTGATTGTATAATCTTGTTATTAGCATAGACTTCTCTATCTTCAATGGAAGTGTTATTACCATCAATCCCTACCGCTTTAAAATCAGATAAAGAGAAACTAGGGTTCTGTAACACATTCAACATCCAATCATTCGGCTTCTTATTGTCCATTTAATAATTGACTTTTAGTTATGTTGTTGTTATATGCCTGTCTAGCGTTACGGAGTTGTTGTTCTTTTGCTATTTCCATCATAGCTCCTTCATCCTTAATCCATGAGAAGTTACCAGATGCTGCACCTGCTAGACTCGGAGAGTCATAAATAGGTACATAAGCAATAGTTCTATATAGGTCTCCCATATCCATAGGGTTTGACTTAGTACCTAATGTTGCACTTATCTGTGCTGTTAACCTATCATCTGTGATAGGCATAAAGAAGTCAGAGTTATCGTCAGGGTCTTCAAAGGTTTCATCATCACCAATAACTGATATGCCTGCAAACCTCATAAAGTTATCCCTATTAAAACTACCATCTTCATTAAAATATCTATTCAGACCTCTTTCTTGGAATACTTGATTTACTTCAGCTTTAGTAACATCCTTACCTCTCTTATTGATTTCATCCACAGCTGCCTTGTAAGCACCTATAACATCGAAATCAGGAACAGCTTGTCCATTTTCATCAAGAGTATAAGGTAATTCCATCGTAGATACTCCAGTACCATCGTAGTATAGCTGATTAAGCTTAGTAGCATCAAGTCTTTGTTTACCAACATGGACAGCATCCTTATTAACTACACTACCTAATTGACCACTTAAAGCTCCCATTAAGGAAGTCGGACCAATAGGTTTACCATCACTACCTGGAATGAATGGTAACTTCTGTGCTTGTACATCAATAGCATAGTTACTACCAAAACTAATTCTTGCATTCTCTTTAGGAAGACCATCTCCAGTTATAATCATCATAGGAATATCAAATGCCCTAGTCTTCTTGTTACCTTTCTCATCAGTATTAGCACCATTAGTAGCTTGCTTGTCATAGTTAACTCCAATCTCTTCAGTAGAACTGATTCCAGATTGTATCATGCTAGTAATGATTTCTAACGGACCAGTCTTTAAATCTAGTCCAGATTTCCTGGCATAGTCTTGCAATAGAACTTTTTGATTAGCTGGTAATGTTGATAATATATAATTCAAAGCATATTTGGCTTGAGCATCCTGTGATATAGATTTAGAATTAATCTTATACACACCGTCTGCACCTTCCTCTAATAGCTTATCAATTCCTGCCTTAGCTTTTCTTTCATCCTTAGACCTAAAGTATTCATTAGCTCTTGTATTAGAACCTAAATTCTTAATCGCTTCCCATATTGTCTTATTAATTTGTTCAATACTTGTGCTGTTAGCAATAGCAGTAATAGCATTACTGTTAAATGCTAATCCTTGACTATAGGCTCTATTCTCAGCCATTTGACCAACTGTTAAGGTTTGCTCACCTTCCTCTAATTGGCTTATAAATTTCTTAGTAACTTGACCATCTGGACTAATTGCAAATACTCTACCGTCTGTATCAATAGCTGTTTCTTTAAGAGCATTGTTCTTAGTAGCTTCTTGTATGGCTCTATTATACTCTTCCTTATTCATAGCTATTTTAGGTAATATCTTTAACAGTGCTTTATATTGGGCTACACCGTTAGTCTTTTCAAATGGGTTAGACATTATGGACTCAGAGAACAACCCAGATTGGTCTAAGAATTGCTCTACATCACTTGGTAAGCCCTTCTCATAAAGCATCTTCACCATATTTTTATCTAGTAAACCAAACCCTCCTTCTGATTCTCCTCCAGTTGCTTGTTTAGCATCTGATGTGCTATACGGAGCAGTTGGCTGAGGTCTTGGAACATTAGTGTAGCTAACAAAGGGTGGAATACCTCCACCCTGTTGTAGCTTATCTATATTAGAAGTTATTCTCATGACATTGCTTTCTTTATTAACTCAGAAGTTAGAGAAGACATAGACATTATCAGTTTGTTATGTTCTCTCTTAGATTCCATAATATCTTTGTGGAACTGCTTATTGTCTTCAAGCAATCTCTTATTAAAATCTTTAGCTCTTTGTAATTTCTCTCTGTCAGCGGCACTTAGTTTACCTCCAGACTTAACATATGGAGTCTTTATAGAAGAGTTTTTCTTAACTTGGAACATATATGGAGAACCCATTATTCCTCTTCTCTTATCCAGTAAGAACTGAGATACATTATCATTAAGAGATTTTCTTCTACTTACTAACGATTTATACTCATTAGATGTCTCCCATCCAGTATAGTTATTGTTATTAGCTGCACCGTATGCTTTATAAGCATTGTTATAATCCTGGGTTAGTCTATCGAACTCTGGAGAGTAAGTTCTTTCAGCTTCTCTTTGAGCTTCTTCCATATCTAATTGTTGGTTCATAGCCCTCTTCTGTGCGAATTGGTTCTCAACTCCAGCTAAATAAGGAGCAATAACATTTTGATAGTTAGATGTAACTCTAGCTGCATCAATCTGTTTCTTAGCTGCATCAATTTGATTCATTGAAGCTCTGTTCCTATTAGCTACATCAACTCTCCTTGCCTTAGCAGCATCAGATTCTTGTTGTCCTAACATTCTAGTCTTATAGAACATTTCTGCATCTTGTAGACCACCTTGGAATCTAGCTTGACCTGCTCTACCACTAGCTTCTAATTCTCCAGCAAGCTGAAGTGAAGCATCAGAAGTTCTAGGTCTAGCTGCAACAGATTCGAGATTACCTGCCTGTTGTTCAGCATTAGTTATAGCCTGGAAGTTACCTTGCAATGGAACAGTGTTTTCGAATGTGTCTAATAAAGTAGGTTTTAATCCTTCTTTATACAACTTAGCTGCTCTGTTGTTAGCTGCCAATCCACCGACCATTCTACCTAATGCTATTACATCCTCTGGCATTACTCCAAGATTGAAACCTTTACCTTTCTTAGGTGCAGCTCCCTTAATAGCTGAAGGGTTAGTAGTTGCAGGAGTCTTAGGAGTATCAGCAGTTACAACAACCCCTGGTAATTCAACAGGTTTTTGTTCTAATCTCCTTAGTCTATAAGCGCCGTTACCCTTATCATAGAGTTCCATTCCTCTAGTTGCTAACTGCTTATTAAAACGAGCAACATCTTCTGGAGACATTCCTCTTGCGAGTGTTCTGTTACCAGTTCTATCACCAGCATATATATCAAATCCAGAGTTACCTTCTGTAGTACCATAACCTACAATACCCTTTCTGATTAAATCATCAAAGCCCTGATTAGTACCTCTAAAAGTAATCTGTCTATGTTTAGCTAATGGGTCTTGTACTGAATAATTGTACTTACCTCCGAAATAATCACCTGTCTTAGATGTTAGTTGGTCGTAAATATCTTCACCACCGTTAAATGCTAATATATAAGAATCAACTACGTCATCTGGACCTTCATGTTGAGATGCCCATCTATCATAATCAGCAATCCAATCATAGTTAGCTAAAGCATTTGCTCTGTTCCAACCAGACATATCTTTAGCTTTGATTCGTCCTACAGTGTTACCACCTTGTAAGAACTGAACAACACCTCCCTCAGCTTTCTTAGTAACTCTATCATCCTTTGAAGTTTTCTTCTTCTTAGGTTTAGCCTTACGAGGAGGATTATCCCTCTTAACGTGGGCAGTACTAGGTTTCTTATTAATAAGTTCCCACAAGTACCTTGCATTAGGGTCTTTTACAGTTTCTCCTGGAGTTACATATACCTCAGTAGGTGTAGGAGGAGCATACGGACTTCTCTTAGGAAATACTTCCTCATATCCAAAGTCTTTTTTACCTCTAACAGCTTCGTCCCACACTTGGTTATACTCACGCTCAGCAGCTGGGTGGAATACATCTCTGTACTCTCTTTCTGTCTTAGCTCTTTGTCTTCCGAACTGCCTTCCACCTGGGATTTGACCTTCAATGAATTGGTCTAATCTTTGAGTAGGTTGTATAGTTTGAGAAGCAACTACCTTATTAGCATTTCTTGACGCAGGAATAACAGCAGGTAAATTCCTTGGTTGAGACACAAATGGCTCTAATATGGAGTTGATAGTCTTAACTGTTCTAACTGCATTAGCGTTTGGAGATTCTACTGGAGTACCTCCTACTGGAACAGCTCTATCTGTATAGCTTCCTGGCTTCTTAAGATTAGATGGATTAGTCACATCTCTAGGGGTATTAGGTTTACCTGAACCCATAACGAATACTCTGTTAGATGGAGTTGCTTGTCCTGGTGCTGGTAAAGCTAATGGGGCTGGTTTAAACCTTGATGCTGTATGTAATGTTCTAGCTATAGAAGATACTGCATCAACAGCTTCATTCACTGTTTTAGGGTCTACTTCTTTCTTAGCTGGAGCATAACCCCAATCTTTTAACCATTTTGGACCTTTCCAACCCTTCCAGTTGTGTCCCCAATCATTATTAACAGCACCTCTCCAGATACCCTGATTAGAAAACTTAGTTGGCTCAAGGATAGTACCATCAGGAGCAGTTCTCCTCATAGCATCTGTATTGATTACAGTATTCTTATCAACATCAGGAGTTCCTTGATAAGCTCTCCTGACATCATACCATTTCTTGAATGTTGTTGGAAGTTGTTCACCTTTTGCACCTTCCACAGCTTGTAAAGCTTCATTCTGACCTTCAATACCAGAAGCCCTCTTTATTCTCTGGAACTCCTCTTCTGACATTTGAACTTGCTTACCAGATTTAGTAGTAACTGTTCTAGTGGTAGTTCCATATTTATGTGTATTGATTTTGTTCTTTGCAGCGGCAGCACCCCAACGAGTAGCACCAGCAGCAGCTGTTAGACCATTAGCCAATGCTTTCCAGTCCTCTACGGTCATTTCTTTAGCACCCTTATCCTTTAGCTTATTAAAGGCTTGCATTGCAGGAGCAAATGATGTAGATGCACTCCAAATTGTAATCAACTTAGGAGCAACTTTTAATAGATTCTTTACAATCTTACTACCTTTACCAGCAGCTCCTAAACCTGGAATCAGACCTACAAGGTCCATTCCTAATCCAGCCCCAGCATTTAAGAATGCAGAACCTACTCCCACACTCTCATCAGCCAAGTCAGCTGTAAAGTTTCCTATTGTACTACCTACTCCAAGTGCAGCTGATGCGGCTGTACCATATCCTGGAACAAAGGAAGCTATCATTGAACCAACATCAGCACCAGCAGATATTAGTCTAGCATAGTCTTCATATTCCCAATCCTGCCCATCAGCCATAGGTTTCCTTTCGCCTGCTTCTACTTGTTCTGGGGTTCTATCAGTAGCCTTAGCTTTAGCCTGTATTTGTTGCTTCTTCTCCTCTTTCTTCTTAGCAAACTGTTCTCTGTAAGCGTTGTATGCACTATCATCCTCAACAAATCCACCGTATTGAAGTTTAATAATACCGCCCTCTTTATTGGTAGGAGTTTTCTTTCTTCTATCATACTCAGCATATGCTATCTTTTTCAAAGCATCATTGGCGAGCATAGAAGTCTCTTTATATTGTCTAGATACTGGATTGTAAGTTATTAAAGACCAGTTGTCATAGTTATAAGTACCAGGAATAGCATAAGTTTCATCGTCTATCTTTGGTAATTTACCAGTATTGATAGCTAGGTCAAGGTTATTAGCTAAATGTTCTCTAAGGTTGTCTTGACCTTGTTCATTTTGGTGAGATAATTGACCTCTAAAATACCTTGGGTCTAATGCACTCTTTAAATAGTCATTGATAACTCCCTTATGAGTGGTGTCTATGTACTGTAGTACATTCTCTGGGTTGTATGAAGTCTTACTTGCTACATATCCACTTACAGTCCCCTTGAATGGGTTCTTAGTAGCATAATCATTAAAGAATGCATCCCTTTCTCTATTATATATATCTTCTTCGTTTGCCCTAACAATAGCTGCATTTCTATCAGCTTCTTCTCTTTGTTTACGTTGGATATATGCTGATTTAGCTTCAGGAGTCGTAGCACCTGCTGCTTCTGCTTCAGCTTCCCATGCTTTCATTTTACTTTGTTCTGGAGTAGGTTCAGTTTGTACTGGAGCTTCTTTTAGAAACTTATCCAAACCACTGCCACCTAATGTAGCGAAGGTATTATAGTCATCATTATCTAACGTATTATTAGAAATGGCTGTACTAAATGCCCTTCCACGAGTAGCTAAATCTTCTGCACTGTTAATTCCAGTGTCGGTCCAATCATAATCTTGGTATAATTGATTATAGTCTGCATTATTGAAGATGTCTCCCAATAGTGCATTACGGTCTTGCTCACTTCTGTTTTTGAACCAGTTACCGAAATCTATATCGTTACCACCATACCATCTTTTAGAAATCTCTTTAGTTAGGAAGTCGTTAGTATTAAACTTTGACTTAGGCTTAGCTGCTGGCTCAGTGTATTGTTGCATCTGATTGATGTAGTCTAGTGCATAGTCCCCAACTAAATTAAAGGCATTATTAGTAGTATCCTTCTTACGTCCTATCCAGTTTTTATCAAACTTTCCAGTACTAGCCATACTACCTGTTGCATCAGAGAATGTACCATCACCATTCATACTAATAGTTCCATTCTCAATACCTTTAATAAACTGGTTAGCAGAGTCTCTGAATGAAACTGCTTTGTCTCCGCTAAGATTATTATTCTTTATATAGGTATCTATATTCCTATATAGTCCAGCAACTAAATCAGCCTTATTGTACTTACCAACGCCACTTCTCTCGAATAGTTCTGGCTTAGATTGTTCTATCTTACCAGAGTTCTCAAATTTTCTTATTACTTGTGACATATACTATGTATAACAAAAAAGGAGCATATAATTAATATACGCCCCTTCTTACCTTGTTGACTAATTATCTTACTCTTACTAGTCTAGCACCTTTTCTTGCAAAAGTTGGTTCCTCTTGAGGAGCTTGTTCTTGAGCAGCACCACCTTGAGCGATTTGCATTAGGGCTTGACACACAGCCATCGCAGCTTCACAATTCTGTGTTTGAACTGCCTGAGCAGCCACTTGTAGAATCTGTTGCATTGGGTCTTGTCCACCCTCAGCAGGTGCACCACCTTCTGCTGGTGCTCCCTCAGCGGGTGCTCCTCCTGCTGGTTCAGCACCAGGTTGAGGTGCAGCACCACCTTGTTGGAATTTTTTAAATTTCTCTTCGATTTTCATAAATTAATACGTTTAAACGGTTTAACTACTTAATTTCTGCAAATATAAGCATTATAAGCAGTATTACCAAATTAAACCAAGAAATTTATGAAATTAAAGCAGAGTAAAATATATTAATCAGTTATCACATAGTACAGTTACCTCAACTTGGATTTATCAACTATAAGCAAAGTTTCATTTGCTATAGCCTTTCTTATATACCTCATCAGTGTAATAGGTTTATAAGAAGCCACGAAGGTAGTTGTGCCCACATCATCTTTATCATTCATATTAATAGGGAACTCTACTACTACATCGTCAGTCGTAATTCTGTAGTAAAGAGTTCCAGCTATTGCATGAACAAATTTTGCTTCAGCAGGAAGAGTTACTATTTCCTTTAGTGTCATACAAGATAAGTCTTAATTGTATCAGCCAGCAACTTACCATCTACATTAGCAAGCTTCGCCTTGACCAGTTTAATAGCCTCTCCCATGCACTTCTTCGGGATTTGGGGACCTGTTTCGCCATCTCCCCAACCCTTTTCCGTGATAATCGTGTAGATTGCACTAATGATTTCCTCAGGTGAGGCTTCACTCGGAAGGAAAGACTCAAGCACAAGAATCTCTTTAGATTCATTATCGGCTAAGTCTTTCCTTCCAGCTGAAATGTATTGGTCTCTACTATCCAATCTCTGTTTCACCATCTTACGAAGAATAGTAAACTCAGCTGCATCGTCTAAAGGCTTAGCACCTTTAGCAGTTTGGTACACTAAGAACTCATTCTTAATAGCTCTTAATACTTCTGTTCTCTTTACATTCTTATCAAGCATTGATTGCTTAATAAGTGCATCCATTTGCTCTCTGAGCATTTTCGTTCTCCTTTCTTATTAAATGTTTTAAATACTCATACTCTTCAATACTAATCATACCCTTTAGTCTGAGAGATGCCAGCTTCCTTAATAGAAGTTCCCTATCTAGTGAAGGGTTATTATAGATGTGTCTCAGCGGTTGTATTGGTATCATTTAGAATATGTATTGCTTGTTCAACATCTTCATCACTTAGTCCCCATTTCAACCAATCAGATTGAATGAAATAAGGTAATTGAGAGTCCAACATATCAGTATCATCGTCGAAGATTACATACCGATAAGGTTCAGTTTGCTTATCTAACCATTCTTGGATTTCAGAACCTCTATGCCTACTCCTCATATAAGGAGTTATGTCATGTATAGGTTCTTTAATTCCAACAAGGTTAAACACTTCCTGCAAATTACTATCACTTCTCCAGGTAGAAGATACAACAATCTTAGCCCCAGTAGCATCAGTAAGTCTATTTAGTCTTTCCACTGCTCTTGGGTCAATATTACAAGCATTCCAAGCTATACGCTGAGGATGCTCTTTAATCCAATCATTATATCTTTTGTCCTGAGTTCTCTCTGAGTAGAAGAGATTACTATTCATAACCCCATCTATATCTAAGAATATAAACTTATTCATGCTTTAGATATTCTTTAGTAAATTCCTTAGCCTTCAATACTATATCCTTATAGGACATGACTTCAAGCATTTTAGGATGCTGTAGGAATAGACTAGTGAAGTGTAACCTAAGACTCTCAAATCTTTCCTTTTCAGTAGGCTTCTTTACTTCGTCCATCTTCTTAGAATATTTTGAGCAGTGCCAGAGGATTCTTTACCTTTACGAATAAAGGCAATATCATAATCAGAGTGCTCAGTCATAGCTTTGTCCCTTTCTATATCAGATGTAAAGCCTCCTTGAGTGGGTACACTTCTAAGAGCTGTATATCTAGGAGCTTTAAACATATGATATATAGTGATATTTCTAAATGGAACACCACAGGCTAGTAGATAATCCTGAGCCATTTTATCGGCGCCTTCACAATCACCTATAACGAACTGGGCTGCATTATCTGTACTAAGTGTTCTACTAATGGCAGGAGCATACCATTTGGCAAACTCCTCCCATGTTAAGTCCCTATGCCCACTTATAAAGTATGTCATACTGGGTCTAAGTCAATATCCTCCATATCCAAATCTCCGTCCTCTAAGTGCATCCACTCAGCAAACTCTCTGATAATTTTATCATGGTCAAACGCCCATTGATATTTATCAATAGAATCCAATGGAATCCACCCGATAGCTTCCACTTCATCCTCTTCTCCGCCCCTATCGTTACCAGTGCCAACACTGATACTACCTGGCTGTGCATCAATTAGAGCGTAATATCTAAAGGATACATTCTGCCTATTTTGGGTAGGAGAGTCATTGAATTTCCAGAAGTGTAGGAAGTTAGGATTCAGTCTAACTCCAGTCTCTTCATAAACTTCTCTGATTACAGCTTCTGCTGTAGTTTCATTAAAGTCTAAGTAACCACATGGCATATTCCACATTCCTTGAAAGTCTGGAGTTCCCTCGCCTCTTTTATTAGCAAGTACGCACCACTTACCATTTAGGAATGTAAATACACATCCTGTTACAGCAATAGAACGGCTAATCCACCATTCCTTACCATTTTCGTCTAATAATGGAAAATTCTTCATATTAATAAAAGTAACTCTTTGGTTGTTCAACATTAAGGAAGTCTAGTGGGTCACCTAATAACTCACCCTTTAGATATACACCTTCATCTTGTATTGTGTAACCACCGTCATTGTTTACCTTAAGCACGGCATCAAAGGGGTTTGAAGCTGCAATAGTCCCAAACTGCCCATTTACAATTTGATAGAAGTTATCAGCTGTTCCAGCAATTCCTTTAAAGTTTAAATTCTCATCTATCTCTGCACTGTATATGCCTAATTCGTTAGCTGATTTGTAAGCTAAGAACATCGGAACTCTGTGATTAACACACCACATAAGTTCTGAAAGCATTCCCTTAGAAATACTTTCTAATTTCTGTTGCCATGCAAATCCATCTAATACAAATACGACATAGTCTGATTGTTCCAGCTTAGAAAACTGATACTCAGTTCCTTTCTCACTGTAAGTCACCTTATCTGCTATACTTTTAATCTTTATACTTTTGACTACTTGTAATACACCAGAAGCATAAGACCAAGGACCTGAAACATAGATTTGACTCATTTGTATAATCCAAGCTTTCTAATTATTGAGTTTACCTCATCTGTTACAAATGGTAATATAATCTTTCCATCATCGACCCACTTTCTAATGGCTGTAGAGCATATTGTAATGTCAGGAGCATAGATAACCTTTACCTCATCATGTGGAATATCCTCACTGTTAAAGTGTGCTACATCGACTACTAAGAACTTATTATCCTTTAATATGTCTTCACCATGCTGCCATCTTGGAATCTCCTTATAAGTCTCAGCAGATGTTACAATGATAAACTCACCATAAATCTCTTTTATTGCTTCAATAGTCTTATAAGTAGGCAATGGTTCTCCATTAGCGATACGATATTCAATACCATCCACAACTACTCCAGGAATGTTGTCAAAGGTTTCCTTAGCCATAGTGAGTCTATACTCCCACTTAGTTTCAGTATTCTTCCATACACTCTTATATGCTGGAACTACTATAACCTTGTCAACAATACCGGAATTAAGTGCAGCTGTGACAATGTTAACATGACCAATATGGGGTGGGTCAAAAGACCCAAAGAATACTCCTACCATTGTGAATGTTCCTCCTTAACTATTTTACGGATGGTGCTTTCCAACTCCTTCTTGCACTTCTTACAAGTACCAGAGTGTGTAAAGCCATTACCCATTTTTATATACTCATGCTCATCAATGGTGTATCTATACACATCTCCATACATCTTAGATGTCCCTATAACATCTGGACCACTAATGTTAGATGAATTGGTACAACCCATTAGAAGGAACATTACTAACAAAAATAAATAATATAATTTCATACAAGAAACAAATAATAGATAATGGCTAGTACTCCGCCTATAACAAGCAGAGCTACTAGCTCATTACGTGATTTAACATTTACTAATTCTAGAATTAGCTCTAAGAAGTCAATCATACATTTCCCTTGGCACTATGATAGGACTAACTAATCTCTTGAACCTAGATTTGAAGCGTCGTCCAGTAATCTTACCTACAACATCTGGACCAAGTTCCGTAGTTAATTCGTCTTGTAGTTTATCATTCTCTGGAGAAGCCTTACAAGTAAGAGTCTGTAATACTCTATCAACGTCATAATAACTCTTAGCACCTATCTGGTCTAAGTCACTATTACTGATACCTAAACCATCAGTAGGAGTAAGAGACATTGACTTTTTAATAGCCTCACACATATCACAAATCTTCCTAGCACCATCTGCATCCACTTCTTTCTTTATCCCACACCCATAGTAATACCCTATTAGCCACTTAGCTAATTCGTACACTTCAGTCTTCCATAGACCTTGAATTGGGTCAAAGTCACCCACATCACCATGAATAGTCCAGAATCCAAGCTGATACTCAGTTTGATTATCTGTACTCATTACTAATCCCTTATGAATTGAAGCAAGGTTGTATAGATATATCATTCTCAGCCTAGCTTGGATGTTGCCCTTAGAGATAGGAGTACCAAGAGTACCTTCACCATCATAAATAGCCTGGATTACATGCTGGCACATATAACTAAGATTTACTACCTTAAAATCATCACAGAAGGCATTTCCTACTAACTTCGATACACTAAACTCGTCACTCTTGTTCTTAATAGGAAGACTTCTACCTATTAGAGGAATGCCAGTTTGTTTACTCACTTCATGGCAGATAGCTGCCACTACAGTTGAATCAATACCACCACTAATCCCAAGAACCATAGCATTAAGACGATTCCTAGTAATATAATTCGATGTCTCTTTGACGAGAACATTGAATACTCTTTCATAATTTAACCCTTTCATAATCCTAGTTCATTCATACAATGTTCCACTTCTTGTTCCAGACCAGTGTGCTTACCCAAATCATCGGATAGTTTAACACAGTTAAATACAGGTTGATTTTTATTCATTTGGCAAGAGGTCAATTTCATAACAATATTGGAGGGTTTATGCCCAGTATCATTAGTAAGATTAGTTCCAATACCAAATGCACAACGGATACGCCCTCTACAATATTCTCGGACTTCAAGAGCCTTCTCAAATGTGAGAGCATTACTAAAGATAATTGTCTTAGTAGTAGGGTCAATTCCAAGTTCTTTATAACGTGCAATAGCACTTGTTACAAACTTAAATTCATCTCCACTATCTTGACGTACACCATCAAACAGCTTAGCCTGTTTACGAGACAGATTCTTAAAGAACACAGCAGAAGTATAAGTATCACTCAATGCAATGCCCAAGTCACCATCATATACACTTACCCAGTCTTCCAATGCCATATAATTGGCTTGTTTATAGCCATACATAGCACCGTGGAACATAAACCACTCATGAGGGTGTGTTCCCATCATAGGCATATCATATTTCATAGCTAGATAGCAGTTAGAAGTACCAGTACAGTACGTTGCACTATCCTTTAGACTCTTTACTATAGCTTCTTGAACATTGTATGAATAGCGTCTACGAGTACCAAACTCAGAGAAGAACATTTGATTCTGATTAGAAAGAACAATCTTAGGTTCTAATCTAATAAGAACATCTGTCATGTTGGTAGTATTGTTCAACATTTTGTTTCTGAGTTCTGATACAATAGCCAAGATAGGCACTTCATACAGAGTAACTCTATAAAGGTAGTCCTTAGCTGTAATGTGAAGATGTTTATCTTCATCAAGCCATATAGATACCTTACCAGGGCTGAGTTTGATTCCACTTAACCATTCCCAATACATGGGAGGAATGAAACGACAATGAGTTGTCATATAGTCTTGTTCATCGTGAGTTAATTTTAGAGAACAGAAGTTAGATATTTCTATCCATAATTGTTGAACAAACTCTTCTGTGTACTCTGTATTATCTCTGTCAAAGAACTCAAATGTCCCTATTGCATGAGGGAACAGCTTCATGTAAGCATACGAAGTTGTAAACTTATACAAGTCCGTGTCAAGAATTGATTTTACAATCATAGTTCAAATAATCTTGTATTATTACTTTCAATATAGTTGTTTAGTTTTATACCTCCATCCAGAGATGCTATACCATCAAGATATACCATAGGTTTGATTGGTTCCAGGTTCTTTAGAGTTTCAAGAACACAATAATCACCTGCCAATCCGCATACTACTATCTGATTCTCTGGGTCGACATCTATACCTATAGAATTACTATAAATAGTATTATATTTAACCCTAACAGTAGCAGGAGCAACCTTAACCCCATATTCTTCTGAACTAGGTAGTTCACCTTTGATAAGTACTCTGTAGGGCACTCCAGAACTAATGCAGCCATATAACAGTAGGTCGTGTATAGCTGCTCCTTTAGAGAATTGTATACAATGGTCATTCCATTCGCCACCATTCCTTTTAAATGAACAGTGGTTAGCTGGATGCCAATCAGCAGTGAATATCACTCTATCAACTTTCTTGTTCTCAATCAAATCAGAAATGTTCCACAAAGCCCTATTAGACCCAGGAACGTAGAGTGGTGCTCCCAGTAGACAGAAGTCATACTGGAAGTCCACAACTACTAAAGTGGTTTTCCTTTCCATGTTACATTGAACGTGCTATTGTAATTAAAATTGATATAAAGATAATTCCCATTACTAATGCGAGGGGAATCCATAGTGGAGAGAATACCCAGAACCATGTTATATTAGCACCAAATAGTTTACAAACTAATAGCACTATAAACAATAGACCAGGAAATCCTACTCCCCCATTTACTATAACTTTATTAGACATCGAGGTATAAAGGTTTAAATGTTTCTGTGTAAGTTTCATCTACTAAGGACACATTAGCCATTTTCATATCGTCAAGGGTTTGCAATTCATGCTCACCACTATGAATATGTCCACAGAATGTATATCTAGGATGTTTACGAAGCATTTCATCAGCTAACCAAGGATTGCCAACATCTTCTTGGTCAAATCTCTGGTGAATAACACCAAGCCCACATAGCTTGGGTGCATCGTGAGATATAACAATATCACAATGTTGGGGCATAGATTCATATGCCTTAATCAATGTTTCTGGTTCATACATGTACGCCCAGTTACCGAAGATTTTACAATAGGGAGTTCCCCATATATCATATACCTTACCATCCTTACTAACAACAGATGTTGCTTCATTATCTAATAACTCAAGTTTACCATTAGTAGGATTACTCAATATTGAGTTAATCTTTAGAGGTTGCCTATACATATTAGCTAAGGCGAAGTCATGATTACCTCCTACCATGATAACTGATTCACAAGGGAGATTATTAACCCACTCAGCGAATGTAGTCTTTAACCACTTTTCACTTTGAGGAATGTTCCTCTGCATACGCAGTGGCATAATGTCTCCACATATCAGCACTACTTCACAAGGTTCTTCTATCTTAGGAAGAATACCATGTAAGTCAGACGTTACACATATTTTCATCTCTAGCTCCTAATTCTATGTCCTCCTTATAATCTTGAGCGGCTTCTCTTAGAGAATCCTTAATAGTACAGATAAGGAATGTCTGACCATGCATCAGTGTACAGAAGCCCTTAATAAGCTCATCTGCTGTCGCATCATTATAAGGTAACTCCATAGATAGTACCCTGCCGTCGATTTCTAAAGATATTTTAGTCATTTAGTTTATACACTTCGTCAGGAATTGTGTGTTCCTTGACAGATTTCTCTACTTCTTCATCTATTTGGTGCTGAATCTTTGTCTTTACTTCTTCCCAAGAGATTGGAGTATAATTGTTGTTATCTACACCTACATCATACTGATATGGGAATAGATGAGCTAACCTATCACAATCCAATCCAGAACTAGTCGGACCAGAGTGAACATGACCGAATAACTGCCATACAGCATCAGCATCGTTACGATATGAACCACCATAGCACAGGAATGGGTAATGATTCAAATAGATACTTCTCTTCTCTATCTGGATTTGCATTTGTGGTAACACCCCAACAAACTTATCCATATAACCCTGTCTTAGATTCTTTCTATCATGATTACCTATAATCAAGTAGATTTGTCCATTCAGACGAGGGATGATGCTGTTCCATAGAGCACTTCCACCAAAGGCAAAATCTCCTAAGTGGAAGACTGTACCATCCTCTGGGACTACTCTATTCCAGTTCTCAACTAACTTTTCATTCATTTCCTCAACATCCTTAAATGGTCTATTGCACAATCTTATGATATTAGCATGACCAAAGTGAGTGTCAGAGGTAAAGAAAGTGTTCTTAGCACTAAATTCAAACTTCTGTTCTTTCATCTTTTACAATTATTAATCGTTATCATAATCTAAACCTTTGGTTAGATAATCAATAGCATCTAATTCACCACGAGTTAGTGGGATTACCCTATCATTTATAGTAATATCCCAACCTTCACCATTAGTCCATTCAGTAACTTCAATAAAGTCATCCTTCTTAGCTAAATGGTCATACTTGCGTAAATTATCATTTACTGATTTTCTATTAGCACGTTCCATATTCCGTCTCCTTATAAAATTCTATTTGATAGTTATACTGTTGCTTCAGTGCCTGATTGATGTCAGTAAATACACTACTAGGCATCTTCTTACCAGTCCTAGCATAATATGCTGGATGATATACTTCGATTGTCTTTAAGCTATTCACTATATCATTCTTAAATAACCCAGCTTGGCTGCCAAATAAAACGTAAATCATACCTCCATCTTTATAGCTTATGTTGTGAATCAACTTAGATACAAATGGTTTCCATATATCAAAGTGTGCTCCAACTCTACCTACCTCACAAGTAAGAGCAGTATTAATCATTAATATTCCTTGTTTAGCCCAAGATTCTAACGTATTGTCAAATTCTATAAGGTTATGAGGAATTTCATAATTAATAGCAGCTTCTTTAACTATCTTAAGTGAAGGAGATAGATAATCCTCTTGAGTATCTTCGGAATTACCAAATAGTATCCCAGTAGCTACTCCCCTTTGAGGATAAGGGTCTTGCCCAAGAAAGACTACCTTGCAGTCCTTAAATGAGCAAGCCCTAAATGCCCTAAAGATATTCTTAGGAGATGGACATAGGTCAGCTGAATTGACCTTATTAACCCAAGTTACTACTTTACGTAGTTCCTCTTTGTCAATAACATCAATCCAGTCACCAAAGTATTCATTTGCGGTCATATTCTATAGTACCTATATCCATGAGGATTAGAAAGTATTTTGTACCATTCCATAGGAATAACTTCTACACTTTTCCATTCCCTAATATAAATTTGAGGTGGGAGTGAATTATCCATAGGGTCTACGTACTCTACTAACACTCTTACTATCATTTTATATAGCCCCTCTTAATAAATTCTTCATACAGAGGTACTGCTAACTCTCTAGCTTGAGGGTGGGCATCCTTTGCACATCTCAGCTTAAAGAATCCCTCCCATTGTTCAATAGTACCAGTCATAATTAACTCAGTCTTTAAACTATTAGGAAGTACCGCTCTTGCTTGTTGGGCAATCCAACCCAAGTTCAGTAAATCAAAATATTGATTTTCAGCGGTTTCTAGAGCATGCAAGAATGAATCAACCTCTTTCCAATCGTTGTTTCTAGCCCAGGCTCTTGGATTTACAGATTCTCCAAATATGTCTCCCTCATTAGCACCAACTCTAAAGTTTATACCATCATGGAAGTATGCCTCACCTTCTGGAATGTCTAACCAAGAGGGAATGATAAACGTACACTCCTTACCAAACTTATCCTTAGAGTAGTTACAATACCTCGTACTTTCCTGAGCAAACGAGAATACTCTATGCCTTACAAACTCATGGGATACACCTCTATCACATACAAACTTAACAGTAACACGTTTAACGTGGTGTTCTGTAGGTTCACACTGATATTTAAGGTCATCAAGCCAATCGTTTTGAAGTAGTACTCTATAGTTAGTGGTTATGTAGGCATATGTATGTCCATCGAACTTCTCTTTATATTCTGGAGTCTCATATCCATGTAGGGGTTCATTACCAACAGTCACTACAGAATACTTATTAAAATGATATTTATTGGGAAGGTTCATAGAACCATGCTCGATAATATCATACTTCAAATATACTGTACCATGTTCAACCATCGCAGTATGACCACGATTTACAAGCATATTGACAAATTTCTCTGCACTATCTTCTGTTATTTTGTCTTCTGACTTATAACAAGTTCTACCACATCTTTCTATATGTTGTAACAGCCCATCTATTCCAGGCTTTTGTTCAATTATTTCAAATGATGGTTTAATTAACTTCACTTCTTTACTAATGAATCTCTCCAATCCTCCCAAGCCTTGGCTTCAGCATATGATTTCTGAATAGCTTTCCAGGATGTCTTAGAGAGTGTAGAGTTATAATAAGTAGTATCTTGTGTTACTTCTTTACCTAACCATTGAGGTTTATCAAACTGTGTATCCTCTGATGGTAACTCTATCTCAGCAATTATTAAGCCTTCATCCTCTCCATGAAACTCGTCTACTTCCCATTTCAACATACCAGATGTTGCTGGAATGATATAACGAGTTTTATGAATAATCCTACCACAGGTTCTTTTAAGTAATTCTTCTGCATCCTTCTTAGGAATAGGAATTTCATACTCCAACCTTGACAGTCTTTCATTAGATTTGACTATAACCCATGCTTTCTCGTCTCTTATAGATACTCTAGCTTCTCCTTTACTTGTAGTCCCTATGTATCCTTGATGTATATCCATAACCCTAACAGCCTGCTCTTTAAACAAGCTGCTAGTGGTTAAGAACTTTCTCTCAATCTCAGTCTGCATCCTTAGAATCTTCTATTACCTCGTCGAGAATTTCCTTCATCATACTGAGGTCACTCTCGTTACAGTGATAACAAAGGAAGTCTTTAAAGAACTCTTCGTCTAATCTCTGCCAAAATTCATATTGAAGGTCATCGTCTTCAATAAGAGGAAGTACCTCACATACTTCAGGTTCTACATCAACTACTGAACTTAAGTCTATATATTTAGCCATATTAATGAATCCAATGGTCTCCAACCTCTACATCAGCACCTAAATGTGCTCTTGTACAGAATGGTTTACCTGCACTTACCATGCACTTAACTAATATATCTGCAACTTCTTGAGCAATCTCGTCTGGAGCTTCAAGATTAATTTCATCATGTACTGGAATACAATATTTAACCTTGAATAACAAACCATTCTTCAACAACCAGTTGAATAGTTTTATAGATGCTAACTTAAAACATAATGCACCAGCAGCTTGTCATTTTGTTATCCTAGAGGCTCTTTATCCTCTAGCTCTGTTCCTTTCGGACAGTTCGGACTATATCTTAATATATTCTTGCAAAACTTATATAACTCCTCAGGATTAGCGGAGTTCTTCATTGTGTTGGCTTTCATACTAATAATTTGTATATTACCTTTTACATACCCTTTAGAGTTATCTATTCGGTCAATGGAGGGAGAGTACGAGTAATCTCCTTTGTCTCCATACACGAAGGGGACTTCAAGTATGGGGCATACATCAGGAATTACTATGTCACTAATATCTAGATTAAAGTCAAGTCCCCTCTGTTCAGCCCTATATCTACATTTCCTGTAAATTTCAGCCTCATAATTATTGAGCCTAGACTTTCTCTTTTGTTCCGAAATCTCCTCTCTATATTCTGGACATAACCTAAGTCTTAACTTCCTAAAGTAATTCTTGTCTCGACCACCATTTAGCTCAGAATGGTATTTGTAGCAATCATTACACATCCAATATCTTCCAGTCTTACTCTTGCCATAGGTTCTAAACTCGGATACGTCTAGCTCTCTATTACACACAGGACAAGTAAGTATACCTTCCGTTATATCAGGATTTATTTCAACCCCATCTCTCTGCCTTCTTAACTCTCTTCTACAATCTTTACAAGTATTGTCATGCCCATCTTTCATAGATGGAACCTTGTAGAAGTTATCTATAGGTTGTTCTTTACCACATCGTTTGCAAGTTTTAAATTCACACATAATTAACTAATTTAAATTTTAATTACCACAAAGATAATTAAAATTTGTGTGAATTTATAATATATTCTCCCTTTTCGTGGAATTTTACCTTCCTGCTTACTTTTTGCAGGAATCCATATTCTAGTCTCTACACACTTCTAAGTATTACTACTTAGGTTGGCTCGGTATTACCAATACAGTTAGTCTCACGACTTATGCTTCAGGCTCCACCGAATTTAGGGAGTTTTACTCCGACACAAACTCTCATTTCATCGGATAATTAATAGATTGCTTCTCAGACTCTGCCTTACGTCTTGCTAAACGTCTAACACCTTGTACAGTATCACAGTCAGGGTCTTCCTGCTTCATTTCTCTATAATATGCCCAGAACTCAGGGTCTTCTTGCTTGTCCATCTGTCTTTTAAGTTCATCATAGTCATAGATATATGCCTTATGCCCAGTTATCTTACTTAATAAGATGTAACCTTTACGCATAACATCTACTCTACGGAAATCCTGATACCTCTTCAAGCCAGCAAAACCTGACATATAGTTCTCATAGATTTCTTTAGCTCTCTTGGCATCAAGACCATAATTCCTTATTAAGGTACTGTCTTGACCACCATAATTGAAACAGAACTCATAACCTTTAGCTTCCTGCCTTAGGTCTTTAAAGTTCTTCTTAATATCCTTTAGGGGCATATCCCTTGGAATTTGTTGGAACACCATCTTGGCAGTTAGACTATGTAAGTCGCCACTACCATTAGTTAGCTCTTCCAACATAGCTTCATCGTTAGCCATAGATGCCATTAGATATGACTCTTGACCACTATAGTCAGCTGAAATCCACCTGTTACCTTTATCGGAAACAAAGCAGGCTCTAGTTTGAGCGTCATGTGGTAGATTCTGAAGATTAGGTTCTGTTGAACTTAACCTACCAGTATCAGTTCCTAACTGGTTGAAATTAGCATGGATTCTACCAGTTACAGGATTTATCAAGTTTAAGAACTTTTGACCAAAGGTATTAACAATGATAGCAGCTTTCTTATACTTTATATATATTGGAATTAGAGGACTCTTAGATGCTTGTGGTTCTACCACTTTAATATCCACAGACTTCTTATAATGCTTAGTCTTCTTATCCAACACTCTTAAATTCAATCCCAATTCTTCAAATAATGGAATTACTTGTTGGGAACTAGTCCAGTTTATATGACATCTTGGCTTAGTATCAAAACCACTAAACAAATCACCTTGCATATTTACAGAACAATAGTTACCAGTTTTCTTAATGACATAAGCTTCACTGTCATGACTCGTTCCAGTAGAATCAAACTCTGGTGCTCTAACAGCATTTAGAGGTAACTTAGCTCTCTCTTCTTTGAGTGCATCCTCAGACTTATACCATTTATCAATATGGATAACTTGATTGATAGTATAGCCCTTATCACCGTATTCTGCGCAATAACGCTCTACCCAATCATTTAGTTCTGCTTCATATCTCTCAAGGTTATTAAGGTCAGTAGTCATTTTGATTTTCCACTTATCAATGTCTAACTTAGCCCCACAATATTCTATATATGCTAGGCATTTAACAAACTCATTCTCGAAATCAATAGCCTTTAACAGACCTTTCTTCTCTAGTTCGATAAGCTGTTTGTCCCTAATCCTTCCCAGATAGGAAACATCTCCTGCAGCATACACAATAACATCTTCTGTTAATCCAGTCTGTATAATCTTACCTCGTACAGACTTATCCATATCTACTCCTAGATAATTGATACTAGCAGCTTTCAAACTCATCTCATGCATACCTGCTGGATAACCTAGCCAAAGTAATTTCTCGGCTAGATAACCATCATATACTCTCATAGGAATGATTCTTTGATGATATAGGAATTTCAAGTCAAACTTAATATTCCAACCTAAGAATATCCTTTGAGGGTTCTCCATATACTCCTTAAATAGATGTATGTCCACAGATGTACAATCAATAACTACTTGAAAGTCTGCACAACCAAGTTGAACAGTTAATAGTTCCTTAGTATACGGGTCTAAACCCATAGTTTCAGTATCCAGCTCTACTACATTGAGAGGTGCTAATAATTCTAAAGCCTCCTCGGCACTGATGACTTTATATCTATCAGATGCCCAGAGAGACTGTTGCTTGGTTACTAAATATATCATTAATATATAGCTATGTCTACATCATTAATATCAATATCTCCAAGCTGCGATAAAGCTGCTGTAAGACGTTGCTTAATAGTCTCTTTAGCTTCATCAATGTCTAAATAGCCATAGTATTCATACCATGCTATACCTTTAACACCTAAGTCGAATTTAAACGTCTCTTCTTGAATGTTATACGGAGCGAAGGGGTCATTCTCTGCTCCTAATGGTAAATTACTCATTGTGTTTTGCTTTTATAAATCCTAACGAGTAATCTAATACAGTACTTATTTCTAAGCCTTAAACAGTTGCATAATACAACAAAGTAGGATTATCCTTCTGAATATCAATCGGGTCCATGTTCTTAATAGCCAGCTTTTGGCTGAACTGTTGAACATCAAATCCAATAGTTATTAGATGATAACCATGTAGTGTAGGAATTTGATACCTTACCTTATTCTCCTCAGCACCTCTACATTCATTGACTAGTGTAATAACTGCCTTTAAATATTCAGGGTCTTTGGAGTCGACATCTACTACCCATAATGGTTTATATCCTCTAGCTCTAGTAGAACCACAAGCACTATCATAAACCCTATACCCTTGATAAGCATTTCCTTCAGATACTAATTGGGCATATTGCTGAATAGCAGCTAGTGCTACTTGTTCAGCATTTCTTCTATTAGGATTGATATATGCTCTAGCATTATTCTTCAAGCATAATTCCTTAATTTTCTCCTCCTTAGTTCTAAGTTGCTCTACACTATAGATGTAATAAGTTTTGATAGTTCTATAACCATTGTTTCCGATTTGGGTAACATTACCATCCTTTTTACGCTGAATAATTTGTAAGAAATAGAACTCATCCTTGTCATTAAATTCAAGCATTGATGCTATTCTATCAAAATTATCAACTATGGTTATCCCACTCTTACACCTCTCACATAAATCCCATCCACTATGAGTATTTACATACTCCTTAAAGGATAGGTTTTGCTCTATGATGGTGCTGCAGCTATCACAAACCACAGCACCATTTCCATTGTTCAATTTATACATCTCCTCTTACATTATCGTATAATAACTTATCATCTTCCTCATTGTAAATCTCCCTAGTAACCTCTCCATCGTTATCCTCTGGGTCTGGGTAGAAATCACAATCATATAGCTCCTCGAAGTCGTCACAATCAACTTCACCATCCTTGATTTGCTCTAACGCATCCTCAAGAGTGTCTGCCTCAACTGTATAGTGGTATCTCCTCCAAGTGGTAATCTTTAAGTCCTCGCAGAGCTTAAATTTAGCCATAATAATCGGGTTTAGTTATAATTAATTTGGGTTTCCAAATCTCTCCTACTTTACCTTTATGACAACCAAGACCAATCCACTTAACGGTTGGAAAGTACTCAAATAGGTAAGTAAAGAGCGCAGTTACAACATTAGGAATTTCATAATCATTCCAGTATAACATAAGATACTCGTCATTATCAGTCTTCATATAGTATCCCCTAATAGTATGTGAGAATGGATAGCCAATCTCGCTAAGCCACTTAGCATGAGATACATCCATGTGTTTCTGGGTAGGGAATTTTACCAATAAAGTATCGGTATCAATATAGAATGGCTTTCTGTTTAAGTGAAATTCTCGCTCTGTCATATTCCAACCTGTGAAGTAAAGAAGTTAATATTACCTACTCCGATGATACGAGCATCATCTTCACTATCAACATAGTAGTTTACTTCACCATCAAAATCCTTAATAAGTGTGGTAGTCCATTCTCTGTTAATATGATAGTCAAAGTCTGGATTATACTTTAGCACTTCATCCAACAAGAACACAGCTACCATGCCAGCATCAGCACAGAAGTGTCCAATCTCCTTAATGTTTAAGGAAGCATCGGCTATCTTATCATCATAGATTTTAGCTTGGACTGAATCCTCTCCATACTGTTTCATAAGCTCCCATCTTGCTCTTCCTAAAGCATTGAGTTCCTCTAACTGTGTTTCTACATCTTTACGAGGTGTAGACCAAGTTGAGCAACTCCAATCACCATAACGAGTAGATTCGGAGATGTAATTAGTAAGACCCAATGCTGCCATGTTATCACCATAGTCACACTTACGCCAGTCCTCTGAATCCTTCTTAATTATATAACATGGGTCTGTTATGATAATATCACCCTTGAATTTCATTTGATTTGTTCATTAGTTTCTCATATTCCAAATCTCTTTGATATACTACACTAAGTGGACTCATACCTGCCTCAAGGGTTTCAATAAGTCTGAAACCATTTTCTGGAGTTATTAATGATTCCTTCTCAGATACACAGCCAGTGTATTTCTGACCGTAATTTCCCTCTACTTCCTTAGTAGCTGGGTTAATATCACCCCAATCTGCTGGGCGTCCATTACCTATAGGTTCAATATAATACTTCTTACCAGTAGTTAGTGATTTAACAATAAACCTACCAGTTTCATCAGTATTAGTTAAGAACCTCTTATCCAAATCAGTCACGTGGAATTACGTCTAAGTCTGTTAAGTAAAATGAATGATTATCTAGGTCTTTTTGTATGAAATAGCCATTTACTTCTACATTCTCGCCTTTAAGAGTGTGTATTAATACTTCTCTATCAGGGTCGAATTGTTTCAGTATTTCAATTAGCTGTCCTACTAATACTGCCATTAGAACTTTCCTTCATTAGGTTGCAAGCACACTAAGCCTTGTTCTCTCCACATCTTGACACATTTATAGTTGTCCTCAAGAACGAATTGAACATTGTACTTGCCTTTGATGTTGTCCTCATAGATTTTCTTCTTACAATCAGCTCCAGGACTGTAATCCTTAACTGGGCGGAAGAATAATTCATCTACTATAATATCGTGTTTAGCTAACCACTTCTTAGTAGCGGCTATGATTTCTGGAGTGCCTTCTCTACCAGTAACAATGAATACTTTACACTTCTCATACATACGTCTAACAAGCATACAAGTACCTTCAATAGCTACATCATCTAACATACCCTCAGCTGCACCTTCTCCAAAGTAAGGTCTGCCAGTAGTATTTAGACACAATGTAGCATCCATGTCTACTAATATAACAGGACGACCACCATCAACATGCTTAGGACTCTTCTTTAACATACTCTTAATATCTTCCTGGATAATAAAGTCACGATACCTTCTCCAAGTTGCTTTAATAACTTTCTCTCCTATTGGATTAGGTCTCATGGCATCACGACGAATACACTCATCAACTGGAATGAAGAAGTCTTTATATTCAACTTCATATTTCCAATCATAGGTGTAATTCTCGTTGAAATCCTTAACCGTCTTCTCTAACTCTGCACAAGTCTTAGGGTTAAGGTTCATGTTATCAACTACAATATTATAACCTTTCTCCATACCATAAGCTAGTACAGTGTTATATGTTGCAGTAACAACCTTCTCTCTGTTAGGAACCCAATAGTCACCTAACATATTGCGAATATCATCGTTATTGAATCTAATTCTGTGTTCTGGGTCTTCATGACACCATTGTTTAGCCCAAGTAGATTTACCCGAGCCTTGGATACCTCTACAGATTACTAATACTCTAGTTTCCATTATTTCTCATTAGTTGGCTTAAGCCACAAGTTAGTTTTAGTAAAGATATAATCTCTCAGTTCAGTAAGTTCAGATAACCATCCCAATGCTAAAGATGAGTTACATTTAAAGCATTTTGTTAGTTCTTCCCTTATCCTCTCCTCTGATACTACTGGCATTTTATTGAAATAATCATAAGACTTCATAACTTGCCACATATCTTGAGATACTAGCAACCTTTTAGTAATAGAGAATCTTATACCTCTAAGTATTCTTAGTGGGTCATCATCGAATGTTGTTATTGGGTCTAATGGGGTTACCAGCAGCCTCCTTGCTAAATGAGTCTTGCCATTAAAGTAGTCTATAATCTCCCCAGTATCAGGGTCTTTAGCCATAGCATTAACAGTAAAATCTCTACGAGATAAATCATCATACAGATTACCTGGTTCTACTATAGGAGTCCTAGTGCCTGGAACATATCCTACTTCCTTCCTAGCCATCACAAAGTCTGCTACACCTTGATACTTATACCCTTCTGGGAACTTAGCACGTATGGTATAACATTCCCAAGCAGTAAGGAATATTTCAAAACCTTGAGCATCAAGGTACTTCCAAAGTATTATAAACATATCCTTAGCATCTACACCTAATGTTAATAATTCCTCACTGGGTACAGCTACATAATCAACATCCTTGGACTTTAATCCAAGGAGTTCATCACGTATCTTACCACCTACTTCATAAAACTTAAAATCACCAATCATATATACAACCAATTACTCTATTCCCTTCAACGAAGTCATATAATTCATTAATGCCTTCTTCGTAAGACATTTCAGACCAACTAGCATATTCATGATTCCCAAAATTATGTGGATACATGTAGTCCATATAATAGATAGTTGAATATCTACTAAAATAATCGTAGTCATCCATAAAATCTGGAAGACATATCCAATTTGCTACAGGTAATAGCTTATTATCTGTCAGTATGGTCAGCGCTTCCTCTTTAGTTATGTCTCCAGACTCAACAGAATCAAATACAGCATCAGCAGTTTTATCTGCAATTTCGGAAACTTCATTTCTGAGTGATAGAAATTGTGATAATAAATCATTTAACTTTCTAGTTGTCTTTTCCATAGATTTCTCCTCCATACTCTTCCCACTCTTCGTCGTCACCTTCGAACTCTTCAATAGTGAAACTATAGTACTGAGATTCATCTACCGTCTCCCACAACTTATCCCAGTCTGAATCTTCCATTTCATCTGGGTCATAGCCTTCCTCTTCTGCTATATCAGCCTCACATCCATAAGACTGGAAGTTCTCATAAGCTAACTGGTCAGCTCTTTCATATAACTCAAGTTCACTCTCAGCTTCTACTCTGAAAGTGTTATCCATACCGCACCAATACGTGCTAACGTGTATTAGAAACCTCTTCATTATTTAGCAAGTTTAGAAATACTGATGTCTTCTACCATCATATAATCATTAATCTCGTCTTCTATGTAATTAGCTTCATCTAAGGCTTCTATCATTAGAGCCTCTGGAATGTCGTCTAATGTATTGAAAGTGGGTTCATCAGAACGCTCTTGATAGTCATTGACTAACTCTAGCAATTCAAAATCATCCACTTCCATTACATATTCAAGCTTAAATTTCACTTTATGATTCAGTTTCAATGTCCACTTCACCCTTATCCAGTGATTTAGATTCTCCTTCCAAGAATTTAATACACTTCAGCTTATAAGCTTCGGATAGAGAGTTCTCAATCTTAATAACAATTCCCTCATGAGGAACTTTGTTATTACAAGTTGGAGATTCACACTCCATGAAGAAATTCTTATCACTAGCTAACCTCTGTAGGAAGTTCTCATTCCAATGCTCTGAAGTAGTAAGGTCAGGATATAAATCCTTAGCATAGCCATAGTAATATTCCTCTACAGGCTTTAAGCCTTCTTTAGCACACCATTGTTGCACCTGGCGTGCACTAAACTCATATACGCGTCCGTCAGGATTAGTATAGGTCAAACGATAGATTTGTATTCCAAAGTTCTCACCATACTTATATTCACCTTTAGGAGGTTCAAATCCGTAGTCAAATGCTTTACCACCTAACTTTTGAATTGCACCGCCATTTGGCAGATAACCTACTATCTCGTAGTAAGCAGTCATACCTTTCTGTAGATGGGGTCTGACAACATCATCTGCATACTTCCATACATCCACCCCGTAGAAACCACCACCAGTAGTTTCATTGTAATATGGGTTCTTAACTACAGACCTTGAAGACCACAGATAATCATATCGAGTATCATCTATCTCCTTACGAGTTAGAAACTCGAATACTTTCTCATACCATTTCTTAGGTCTTTCACACAATACATAAGCAGATATACCAGAGGTTCCATGAACCTTAGCAGTAATGCTTATAATATCGTTAGGATGAACAGCTGATGGACACTTCTTAATGAGCGTAGTATCATAATGAAACCTAAATTGAGTATCAATTACTTTCTTTACTTTCTTTAGGTTTCTCTTTATCTTACCTCCCTCTCTGGGCTGACCAGGAGTATAAGCAACTTTGGGAACATATTTCCTACATATGATTTCTCCATCTACAGAGTCAAACTCAGTACCTGGAGCAACCTTATGTACTATCTCACTCTTCTTACCAATTAAAGTAAGCCAGTTGTATAGGTATGTAATAGGAGTAATAAATCCTTCAGAAGGATAACCTTGTAGCTTGATAATCTTCACTCTACAATTATCTTCAAAGAATCCTGCCTGTTCCTTATCAAAGTTCTTATTCTTATCTCTAAAGAGATTGTTGGCAGATAAGAATCTATCATCAATAGCACATTCTATAGGGAAGTAAATATATGTACCAGGATTGGTATCAATACTTACAGCGATAGAATAACCATCAATTGTACAACATTTTAATCTCTCACACTTTGGATTAGGATGTTTAATAAAATCCTTAATCTCTACAATCTTCGCAGCATAATTTCTGTTAAATTTTGGTGATTGAGTTAATTGCATTTAAAGCAGTTTAGAAAACCCATACTTAATAATCTTTGTATTAGGTAATCTATAGATAGCAGGACTATTCTTGAAATAGCCTCCAATCTTCACGAAGAATAGCATCCCAGTAAAGTTTCACTTCCTCTCTCTTACCTTTAGGGTATTGAGACTTAGGAATACAGTATACCTTACCATCCTCCATAAAGAGGACATTACCTCTCGGATTAGTCACTTTTAGACCACTCTTTAGAAAGGACAATGCCTTTCCAAAATCAAATTGTGTTAATTCCATTGTTGCTTTAAGTTTTATAAGTGAAACTTTATTAGGTTTTGCTGAATGTAGTCTCAGCTATAATGTTCCTCAAGATATTCATATAGTTCATCGACATTGCGAATTATTTCAACATCGTTGCCATACTCATCAGTCTCAAATGCTTTGAGTTCTGGGTTATGTGACTTCTCATAGACCCACCATTGAACCCACTCAAGACCTCCCTGACCATAAGCATCTTCCATAACCGTGTCAAATAATTCACACATACCGTTAACTAATGTACTCTCACATACATCAATGCCAAGTTCTTCTAACTTCTCTGTGTCCTTACCTACATTCGATATAAGGCTCAGTAATTTAAGGAATGTTACTTTCTTCAACGTAAAAACCCCCTTAAATTCACAGTAATGTTCTTATTATCTTCCCTAAATGCGTTTGAATCTAAAAAGGTTTCCCTTATTACATACTCACCATTGTCAGGAGAGAAATATTCATCCATTACTTCTATAACATCATCTACATTACGAATCAATGTACCTTCCTTATAGGCAACATTAGACTCATCCCTGTAAGCAAAGAAGAGGGACGTTAAAACCCCTCTCCTCCTAAAAACTACAATATAATTCATTCTCTTGTAAGTTCGTATTCACACATAAAGTTGGCGAATGTTTGTGCTAACGATTCATCTTGCCTATTGTTATAGTAAAAGTTAAATGCATGGAATACCTCATGCCAGAAAGAGTTCTTAATCTGCTCTCTCGTGAGAGAAACAATATTCTCTCCGCACTTCATTCTTAAGGCAACTCTGATAGTAAGTTCTACATCTGAGTGGTCTCCATAGAGATAACTACCGTCATCATCCCTTACAAATTCGCAAATCTCAACATCATATTGATGACGTGCTATTATAAAGGTGTGAGGTATGTTATATAGCTGATAATAATCACAACAGCATGGTTCATTCATAGTCCCTAATAGCTTTAAGTACAGGCTGTAAAGGTACTCCCTCATCACTCAAATAGAAATACTTAACTGTAGCCATTTTACCTATAATCTCATCCATCCTATCTAGATATTCATATTTCAGCTCTCTTGGGCCCATTGGTTTAGCTTCAAACTTAGCGCCAAGTTCAGTTTGGCATACAAATACCATGTCCTCTGGTCTTAAGCCATCCTCATAACCAACAATCTCAAACTCAGCATCTTTATACATCTTTACCTTAATCATAGCATTAGTTCTACCACCAAAGTTATACACCTTAGCAGGGTCACGTATTACTATACCTTCAAAGCCCTCACTTACATATTTATCATGTAGTTTTTGTATATTAGCCCAACCCACAACTTTCTCTTGAGGAACCATTTGGAACTTTAAGTCCCCTTCAGCCCATTGCCTTTCTGGGTCAAAGCCTAAGTTCAACTCATTAGCAATATCATGGAGAATGTCTAACCGCTCTTCAAATGTCTTGGTACTGTCCATTACATCATAGATGTAATATTCTAACCAATCCATTCCAGCAGTATCTTTCTCCAACCTTGCTGCACCACTAATCTGCTGCAATGATTTACCATGTTCATATAGTTCCCCATCCAATACAATGTCTGGATGGTCTTCAAAGAATTGAATAAGTTTAGGATCGTGCCTCATAAAGGAAGTGGAAGCATCATAGTCTCCACCACCTCTGGAAGCAGTTCTAACTTCACCGTCTTTCCAATAGAAAGAGCATCTAACTCCATCTATCTTTCTACTTCCCCACCAGTATTTAATCTTATCGAACACACTGGTTGCAACCTTGTCAGCTTGTTTAGCTAACATGTGCTTCTTAAATCCGTTAGAATCAGAAACACCTTCACCCATTTGTTCTTGGACGAAATCAGCTACTGCCTTACTATCATCAATGCTAATGTTAGATGGTAATAGCTTATATCCTTTATCTTGATACTTCTTTAAATGGGAAGCATACTCCAACTTTACCTGCTCAGTAACAGTTCTTTTAGCCTTACCTGTAAATATCCAGATTTCTGGCTGAACTGATACCTTACCAGCATATTGGTAAGTACGTCTTCTTATTACGAAGCCTCTTCTTGAATCATCCCATTCATAGTCAATCTCAACAACTCTGATTTTACCCTTATTGTCTTTACTAACTAATGTATCCATTAATAAAACGGTGTTTTGATACTCTTAACCAAGGTATCATTATATATCAAACTACTGTCACAATCTGAACCACCCTCCAAGCATAGAGCATCCATCAAGCAATCCATGCTGATTGATTCTACTAGTAGTAGACACATTTTCCCTGTGTCTCCCTGCTCCATAGCCTCCTTAAAGTATTCTGTTACTTTACTGCTACTATCCTTAAGTATGTAACTCGCTGGTACCGTGAGGGTGAGCTTTAGTGAATAGTCTTTTATACTAGCCATCTTTACATATCATCGTCCAACTCAGCCATAGATATTGGTTGAGACAAGAACTCTTTAAGAACAGTAATAATAGTATCTCTTTCCTTGATTAAGTCGGCTTTATGCTGCTTTAGATTCTCTATTACAGCATAAGCATCCTCTACGTCATCATCACATTGCTTAATCTTTGATGTAAGCTCTGTAATCTTCTGACTATAACCTATGATAGGGTCTATTGCTCCCATTACTTACCAGTATGTCCAAATCCACCTTCACCTCTATCTGTTTCTGGAAGTACTTCTACTTCTTCCCATTCAGCCACTTCATGTTTAGCAAGAACTAATTGCATTAGTCTCTCACCATCATTAATACGAACAGGAACATTAGATGTATTGGTTAGGATGATACCTATCTCACCTCTATAATCAGCATCAATAGTACCGATTCCATTAGTAAGAGTGAGTCCCATCTTTAATGCTAATCCACTTCTCATTCTACATTGTAGCTCATATCCTTGCGGAATAGCTACAAATAGACCAGTAGGGATTAAACATCTACCTCCAGGTTTGATTTCAATAGTCTTAGCTACTTGAATGGTTGGTAACTTCTCACCAGTGTAGTTGCCTTCCTTATCTACTACACCTTTGCTGTTAGGGTCTTCCATTAGACCAATACCAACAACGTCAGCATCAAAGAAGAACTTCTCTGGTTTACCATCTACTAACTTAATTCTGCTGAAATCTCCTCTGACATCCATGCCAGCAGAGAATAAGGTTTCATACTTGGGAAGCTCCCATTGAGATTTATTTATTACTTGTACTTTCATTCTTCATTTCTTCAAGAATAGGACGATAATCAATCTCTGTAAACTCAAACTTGTATCTTGAATTTAAAGTGGTGAACTCACCTTTATCCCAGTAAATCTTCTGGATTACAGATGTTCTATACCACTGTTCTACGTCAGCTATGTAAAGACTAAGACCCTCTCCAAATGCAGCGGTAATGCCTTCCTCAGACTCACCTGTGGATAAATACCCTCCATTGCTAGAGACTTTAGTAATCTTAATGTAGCCAACCTTAGAATCCTTTATAGCTCTGTGAAGTTTGGGGCTTCCCCCTACTTTCACAAAGTCTTTAAGGCTTGCTTCTCTATGTTTGAGAGTAGCTTGTATAAAGCTATCTCCCCACATTATTGCTTCACTGAACTTCATTCAAATATTTAATAATATTATCCGCTGTACAATCTCCCACCTCAGAATAAAAAGCTTTAACTAGTTCTTTGTTGTTATCATAGACAGCAACGAAAGGAACTAATCTAGTGCCACATGATGCTTTAATCATAATAGCCTTCTTCTTATCTTTATAGTGTAGTTCATCGTAAGTTTCAACTTCTATCTTAGGAAATTTCTCCCAGATATAAGCTACTACCTTATTCTTCAAAGGTAAGCAAGTTTCACTATAAACTATTTTTACAGTCATGTCTAGTCGGATTAAACCAATATATAAGCATCTGTTTTAGTTCTTGACAATGATACATATTGCATCTGTCTAATCTCGTCAACATTCTTACAAACAAGAACGTTTGCCATATCAATGAACACTGTTCCAAGAGAGCTTCCTTGAATCTTATGAATGGTTGACGCATACCCATAATCGAACGTTTTCTTTTTAATAACTCGGTTGTCCCACATTATATCTTTAGGAGTTGCAAAGCTCTTTATCATTTCAAAGTACTTCTTCCATAAGAATGTGGACCTAGTTCGGTTGCCGTTCCTTTTAGCTTCAATAGCAGATATTCTAAAATTCTCTATTGTAGCAGCAAGGCTATCTATATAGTCTTTATTGATGTCTCTTTCTAATATAAATACAGTTAATAACTTCTTATACACTGTATCGTATAGTTCAAGCTCATACCCAGGCATCTTCATGAAATGTGGAATATGTCTTTCTACTCTCTTAGGAGTATCTACTATTATATAGTCCAAAGAATTGTAAAACTGAGTACCATTATACTCAAAGTTCTCATAACCAGTCAAAAACTCGAACTGATTATACTCATTGGCTACATTATCCTCCCAAAGCAGCTTCCTCATACATTGATTGAATCCTTGTACTCTAGCATTAGTATATGCTATAAGCTTCACTTCGTTAACGTCCTGCTTCTTAATAGCTTGCTTAAAGAAGCCAGCACTTCTGACCATAAAGTCTTTGGCTTGGTCACATATAATTAAAGACCCTTCTGGAGCTTCAATAGGTTCAAATCGCTTCAGGGGTCTTTCTCTCAGTCTTGATAATAATGGTAACAGACCATTAGTATCAGCTTGTCTATGAATTTGAGTTAATGTAATAATGTTCGGACAATTAAATACTAAACTTGTACTCTTACTACACACAGGCTGTATTTGAGCCTTATCTCCAATGAATAGCAACTTAGTTCCATATTGATTACACATATCAAGTAGTAACTTGTATATTTCGTCATTAATCATAGATGCTTCATCTATAATAACAATACCATTATCAGGTATTTCACCAAACCCATTACACTGGAATTTTAAATCTTTGTAGTCTAATTCAAATATCTCTATATTAGGAGCGAGAGATAACAGTTTATGGACAGTCATTGCATCTTCACCAGTTACCTCTTCTACTACTAACTTAGCTTTATGTGTAGGGGCACACAATATGAAGTCCTCCCTAGTAGACCTTAGGAATTGTATATATTCATTAAGGATAGAGGTTTTACCAGTACCAGCATAACCTTGTAATACTAGTACTGGCTCCTCTGTATTTAGAAAGTCTTTCATCCTTTCAAGAGCCTTTATTTGCTCCTCTGCTAAGGTAATACGGGGTCTACTTGGTTCTCTTACCTTCCTCAGCGAGTGCCCACTAAAGGGTAATTTGGCATTCATTTCCAGAACGAACTTGTTATGTCTTCTAGTCCATATACAGGATTACCATCTTCATCTAACTCCCTGCACATCTTAACCTCATACATTCTCTGGTTAGTTGTAGGACTCTTCAGACCACCTAATTCTTCAATATAAGGACCTAACTTTATAAAGTTGAAGTTCTTAATATCAACATCCTTAGATAGTTCTTGCCTACCACTATACCAAGCTACTAGGAGCCCCTCTCCGCCATAGCAATACCATATATGCTGTGCTAGCCTATTTATTTCCTCTGGGTCCGAATCTCCACCCATGAAAGAGATACAAGTAATTCCCTTGTTCTCTCTAATAAGCTTCTCTAATACCCTTTCGGTTAAAGGTTCTCCAATATCTTCTGCCAAGTAAGAACTATGACAGCCCTTACAATGACAAGGGCAGTTTGAGATATTAATAGCAAGTGTAGTTTCATTTGGTATCTCCTGGAAGACTATATCATAATTAACATACTTCAGCATCAGATGCACAGTAAGAACAAGATTAGTAAGAATACCATCTGTAATACCCACCTATCTGGAAACTGATACCTAATATAGTCCTCAATATTTATTCTCATAAATAGGGACACTAGCTTATCTTGAAGACCATTGTAGTTGTACTTTACTGCCAGCCCTACCCCTATTTCTAGGAGCAGGATAGCAATAAATATGATTTGAAATAGAACCATAATTTTTATTGTTTATAGTAATAACGTTTACTAGCTTCTTTTTGTCTAGCTTCACTAAAGTTGCTAATTCTCTTTAGATACCCAATAATCCTGGTAGCATAGTCTATATTCTTGCTTCCACACTTAGGACACTCATGCAAGTATCTCTTATCAATGTGTCCACAATCATTACAGATAGTATTTGGAATATTAAAGGTAAAGTAATTAGTACCATTGACAGCTGCAACCTTTAGTAGGTTTCTATACTGGTCTTTAGTAAGGTGTTCTTCCAAGTTTACATGGCAGGCACTTCCGCCATCTAAATTAGTTACATACTCCTTACCATGAAGTTTAAACTTATCAAGAATAGTTAATGATGTATCTTCTACTGCATAGAAATAGCTATTATAGCAATCTCTAGGTACAAAGTATCCATCTTTCCTATCCCAGTTAGCGTGCTTAACTCCTAGATTCTCAGCAGGAACGAACTCAGTATTAAACATAAGTTCTTTGGTCTTAGCTTTCCTATTCTCATCACTGATGGTCTTTAGAATAGATTGCATAAACTCTCTATAGGTATCATTATCACTTACCTCAATTCCTAAGAACTCGGCAGCTTCAATAACACCATTTACACCTACAGTTAGGTATTGCTTCTTCAGATTAATAAATCCAGCTGTATAAACTGTCAATAGACCATCTTTCAGATAATCCTTTAATAGCTCATTATATGCTGTTTGGAATTTATGAACCTTTTGAACCTGGGAACGCAGATAATCAATCATATCATATCCCTTATTAACTGCATCCTGTACTAACCTATTGATATTTAAAGTCATTACTGACTTACTACCAGTAGCAATACCACCTGCGCCTAATGAATATGAGAATTGGTTATCACTAACCTCATTCCTCAACCTACAACATGATGATAATGAGTCTGCACTATCAGAAGTATAGGTAAAGAACGAATGTCCCTTACTATACATTTCAGCAGTGAAGTCAGCCCATTCTTTGTCACGAATATCCTCACCATCAGTAAGTAACGCAACAGTTTCCACAGGGAACGTTAATATGCACTTAGTCCTCTCCTCGTTAAACCACGACATGAACTTCTTCTGCAGCCAGTTCAATGAATCCCATTGAGGTTTACTTCCGTCAGGGAATACAAACTCTCCGAATAAACCTTCAAAGTAATACTTGTCAAAGTAACTGATATTCCAGAATACTGATTGGAAGTTACGAGCAGCAGCAGGCTGATTGATTGAATATACAATCTGCTGAAAATACTGACTAATCTGCTTCTCGATACTAACTCTTGACTCTACTAGTTCATGTATAAAGCCATGCCTATCAGTAGTTACGCTATTGTCAAACACTTCGTCCTTCTTTATAAGGAGAGGATTATATTTAATTCGTGCTATCCTATCAGGATTTTTATAGTAATCTTCACCCCATTCTTTACGGGCAAAGTAATCAAAATACATCAAGAACTCACCAGTAGCTACAGCACCTGCAAACTGAGAACTGATTGCAAATACTAGATTAACAAACATTCCACAGAATGAATCAAGATTCTTAGGTGCCGCAGATAATCCACCAATAGGCTGTAAACCTTCTAACAAGAATGGATACATAGTAATAGCCACACAATATGGCATAATACTTGTCTCATCATGTTTATATAATACGTGTGATTCTAGCATCTGGATATACTCCTTAGCTAAATCCTCGCCATACATTTCTCTAATCTTATCGGTAAGTATAGTGCGATTCACCTTAATAATATCACCCTTGAAGAGTTCACCATTAAGAGTTACAATGTTCTTTTCAGTAACATTAGCGTTAGAATCATATTTACTACCTGTGGCGGCATTACTAGCCTTAGCATAGTCTTTAATGAATTGTTTCTTACTCGTTAAAGTTCTAAGTTCAGCTTGTTTCTGCCTATACAAGATAAATGCTTTAGCAACATTGTAATAATCACAAGCCATAAGAGCTTTCTCTATTTGGTCTTGAATCTCTTCTACAGAGATAATGTTGTTAAAGTATAATTCATCTTTTACATCACTAAGAATATCCATATCAATAGGTTCATTAACAGCATGGAATGCTTTAGTGATTGCTAAGTCAATCTTACCCCAGTCAAAGGGCTGTACTGTCTTATTCCTTTTTACTACTAGCATTAATTAAAAATTAAAGAAGTTTTAGCAGTTCATCGCACGCTATATCTTCCAACTTCTTCTCAATAGAATGGAAAAGGTACTCCGTTTCAATAGCCTCACCATCAGTGATAGGATATGTTATTGGAGCTACTCTATTTATTGAGAATCCTGCGCCTTTGTCAGAATGTTCATAATATAGACATCCGTATTCTGTATTATCAGGATTCTTAGATGTAGGTCTAGGGATGTTATAATGAAGGCAAATATAAGAGCCTTCAATACCCTGACCTTTATTCAAGGATGCCTTATATTCTTTAAGTACATCTTTGTCATTAAACTTTTCTAACACCCTAAAACATATTTCTTTCGCTTCCATAATTAAAAGTCTAAAATTGTCCTCAATAATAGCGTCTTCTCTGCTTTATTTATAATATCTTTACCACCATCATTGCTGATTAACTCAGTAAATGCATTATAAACCTTAAACATATTGACATCTTCATCTTCCTTAACATAATACTTGGACTTAGTGTCCACAAACAATGATTTATAAGCGTCAATGACTTCTTTAGTTCCCAACTTCACTTTACCATAGCCTAAGTCACAAGATTGTGAAATTGCGTTACGCATCCACTTACCTAAGTTAGATTCAATGGTAGGAACAGTTCTCTCCCACTCTGTATCGTGAAGAGTTTTCAACCATAGTTTCAAATCAGATGTCTGTTCCATCAGATTTTTAACTGGTTTATAGTTTATAGCCTTCTCTGGCTCTAATTCCTGAATATTAATGAACGAAGGGTCAAATACACATAAATTAGTACAAGCCCTATTAAGTCCACCTCTATACATCTTACATATTGGCTTACGAACATCTAGTCCATATAAGAAGCCAATAACTTCATCATGGTTATCCCATGCGTATTCATCTGGCAACACAGCTTCAATAAGAACTCTGTTATAAGTTACATCATCTGTGTTATATTCACCAGTAATAGTTCTGGTGATTTGGTCAGGGAGTTTAACTTGTACCCTGAAATCAGAAGTAAATTTAGACATAGTTTCCAAGAAAGGCTCTACATAAGCTTCAGTTGGAAAATATGCTCTCTCTTTAATTCTTGTTGCCTTTCCTTGTAGTAATTCGTCTAATGTTATTTCCATACATCATTTTCATTGCAGTAATATACGCCCATCTAGCATATTTCCATTCTCATCTACAATAGAATAATCACAAGCAGCTGGTGTATTACCAAAGTTCTTGTGAATCCATTCTGAACTACCGAATAAAGAGCCCACTGATTTATAAGTAAACCTCCTACCATAAGTAGTTGCGGACTGATGTAAATCGCCCTTTACGAAGACTACATTGCCTTTAATTCCTTTGTTATCAATATACTCATTGATAAAGTTCTCTGTCTTGACATCTAATGTCAGCGGTAAGTTCTTAAACATGTCCTTGTTATCCTTACCATGACACAGAATATAGGTAGTAGTTCCTAACGTGAACTCACCTATGAACTTCTCAAAGATTGTAGCTTCAATATCCATACTTTGTAAGATATATTGAAGTGCAATATTAGCAGAATATCCGAAATCTCCATCATGGTTTGATTCTCCAACACAATAATAGGATAGACCACCACAAGGCAGCTCTTCTACTATAGAAGTCATAAACTTAGTCATTACTTCTATAAAGCACTTTAACTGTTCTTTATTGTTCATATTCTGAGCCAACTGATGACCACCTCTTGTAGTTTGACCATCATATCCATCTAAGGAATCTCCTAGATTACACACAATTATGTTAGTGAAGTTACCAAACATTAAAGATTCTCTCTTTAACTGGTCTGCCAACTTACTAAGTCTAGCTTCAACTTCCTCTTGGTCATAATTATTAGCATAGATAGAATATCCAGACACAGATGCACCAATATGCATATCAGATAACCAAATAATCAAATCTCTATCTTCCCTACCTTTAACAACAGGAGTAAATTTAGGTAGATTTGATACATCAATACCTTCCAACATTCCAGACATATCCTGGAGCTGTTCTTTAAGGTCTTGATTCTCTTTCATGTACTTCCTAAGCTGGGACTCAGTATGCTTAATCTTCTCAGCCTCATAGCTTCTTAAGAAGTCATTCTCTTTCTCCCTAAACTGCATTTCTAACAGCTTATCCTTCTCATTCTCTTCAATTACATGAGGAGCAAAAGGAGCTGATGCCTTAGTAATGCTAAATGCTCTAAGTATTCTCTTAAAGTCAGCGAGAGAATAATCTGGGAAGAATCTTGATACCTCCCTTTGTGTAATACCACTACCATAGTTAGAATACAATCTATAAACCATGTTCATTTCATCCCTATTGAATGAACCTAGTATAGGTTGCTTGTCTCTTACATAGATAGTGAATAAATATTTAACTATTTTGCCTTCTTCATCCCTTTCAATAGTAACCTTAGATGTATCATCCGAATCTAATTCAGAGTCACTATAAACAACTTCATTCCCGAATAAATCTGGAGTAGGTTCTTTCTTAGTAGCTCTAAGTCTAGGTCTAAGTCTAGGTCTAGCATCAATCTGCCTAAACAAATCCATAATAACATTATAATCTTCATCAGAGATTGTTCCAGCTTCTTTAGCTTGTTCTACAGCTTTCCTCTTCATACAGAAGTAGCTGGTAGGTAGACCTATCTTCTCAGAATAGGCATTCATACTAATGTTATCTGCGATTACCGTTTTAAGGTGATTAGTAAGTTTAATAATAGTTTGTTCCTTCATCGTTAGATGTTTAAAATTAGATAGCAGTTACGCCTTTAAAATACATCATCTTGGTAGTTGGCAATCTATTACAAAAAATAAGGGACTACCTTATTTTCATAAGATAATCCCTTTGATATTTAAAGTTGTAGAAGTCTATTAGGCTTCAACTCCAAAGTAGATTAGGCTTCTACACCAAAACAGATGTAAGTTCCTTGTTTAGCACTCTTAGAAGGAGTGTACTTAACTTCAAATGCACCAACTTCACCCTCAACTACATCCTTGATGTATTTGCAGAAGACGTCGCCTTTGTAATCTTTCTTAGTGTACAATTCCTTAGCTACTTCCTTAGCCTTGTTCTTTGTCTCGAAGTTAGTGAATAGAATTTCACCAGTTGCAGGGTTAATACCTTGATAACCAGTTTTATACTTTCTCTTACCCTTCTCGTTCTTAATATCCTTTACGGTATAAGGACGCTCACGTGTATCAGCAGAACCTGCTTCAAATGTGATAGAACAACCAATACCAGCAGCATACTTAGTGTGCTTTGCTAGGTACTCTGCACAGAACTCTTTCAATGCTTTCTCAGCGATTGGTTTACCAGCAGTCTTCCATGCCTGAGTTGCGTCACGGATTACTTGGAATGGTGCTTCTGCGATAGCTTCTTGTTTAGTGAAACCTTTTACTTCTACTTTCTTAAAATTCATTGCTTGCATAATTCAAAATTGTTTAAACATTATTTCATACGTCTAATCTTGTAACTTTCTATAGTACAAAGATACTACTTTAAATCAGATTGACCAAGTAGTCTTAGTATTAAATAATCTAAAATTTGAATTATCATCTCTATACTTCCTTCGGAAATCGTGATACAAAGATACTACATTTCTTTTATCCCAACAATCAGTTTGACTTAAAAAGTGTTAATTGGTAGTATGAGATAAAATTGACCTAACTATTGCATTATTGGTCATTGTAGTTAGAGTGTCATAACTCTCTTCGTAGAACAAATCCTCTCCATTCCTGGATGCAATATCTACATTCTGTAAGATTTGTTGGAACCTCCATTGGGGAAACTTCTCCGCCAACTCGGATAAAATCTCAACAATCCTCTGATTTGATTCATACCTCTTAGCAACCTTATCGCCCCAAGATATTCTTACTTCTTCGGCCATTAGAAAGGTAAATAAGTGTGTAGAATTTCCTTAATCTTCTTAACCATTTCCTTAGATGATTTCATATCAAAGGTTAGGAACTCATTACAGTGCTTCATCATGTCTGTACAGACAACAGACAGTCCTCTAATGAATTTTAAGTCATGTTGTGACTCTTCCCCATCAATAATCTTCATTATTACGAGATAACAAGTTGCATCGGGATTCTTAATCCTTGCTTGCTTAGTAAGGAAACAAATAAGGGATATGAGTGCAAACTTACTCCCAATATCACAATTTAAGTTACCCAAACTATAATATTCTCTGTAATAATTTTCAAGGTCTTGGTAAGATGGTTCCCATGCTTCCATAAGAAAAGATTCAGTCATATAGTTCGCAGTATGCTACTCTCTGCAGCAAATCTTTAAATTCTAAGAAACCTTTACGAATTTCACCATTAGTTACTCTAAATACTCCAGCTCTATAGTCTGGAACAGTACATACTAATAGCATATTCGCCATCAGACTAGAAGGCTTTATATTGTATTGCTTCTCTACGTAAGAACGTAGCATCCAAGCGTACATTGCCATCTGTCTATTATAATGGTATTTCTTGAACGAATCACCAAAGTCAATCAACCAATGCCCAGTGGTCTTAAGGTCATTAAGAACTACTTCATTAGTTTCAATATCAATGGTGAAATTATCTAGCTTACCTTTAAGTTTAAGGATTGTCTCCTTACCCTCATGTTCAGCCTTCACATCCATAAATAGAGCTGCTTCATTCATGGAGATAGGCTCCTCGAATACTCCTTTTGGATGTAATAAATCCTGTACCTCTTTATTAGCCTCAACAGATGCTAAACAAAGCTGTAACTTCTCTCTTGACTTGGGGTCTAAATAGATTGGCTCAATCTCTGAGTTATTATGCTCAGATTCCCAATCCCTTCTATCCCACCAATAGTTAATGCATTTGTCCTTAACATTCTCAATCTTAATACTATCCATTTTTCCTTTATAGTAGTCAATCTTATCTGATGCAGCTATAATATCCTTATCGGATACAACACCCTTATTACTAAGGAATGTCTTGTATAACTCATCTGCCATAGCTCCCATCTTAGCAGTGGGTCTATCGACATTATTAACTACTGCAAATTCTTTAGGTTGTAGTACTAATTCATGGACTGCTGAACCAAACACAAGAGAGTCAGAATATTTAGGATGTTTGCTTAGTCCCTCTTTATAAATTTGAGGACTTCCGTCTTGGTCTGGATTTATTAATGCAAGTTTTGAGTTGCTTATATATCCTGCCCATTTATCACTAAAATATTCTTCGTCACTCATCTCAATGAGTTGTATAGTGTCAAGAAGTGGTATCAGTTTTACATTTCTATGCATATTTCTTCATAAACAGATATGAGTCAATTATCTCATCCTTATTTAGTGAGAATACTTTGAACATAGGAAAGTCTACTGTCTTCTCTGTGTGGAACAATAGTGCTGGTAATCCAGAACTCTGGCACTTTAGCACATTAGACAGTGAATCATCAATAAAAATATCCACTCTACCTTTAATCATATCAGCTTTGTTACCATGCTGATAAATCATTTGATAGACTGGTCTGTCAGGGAATCCATTACGTCTTAACCATTCCTTAGTCCATGCCTTATTGTTTACTCGCTTAGTGCAATACAATTCAGGTATGAAGTCTGGTCTGCTCTTAACCTCAAGATTCAACCAAAAATCTCTGTCTTTACTTAAAATCTGCTGTACATTACGTGTTATAATGTGGTCTTCCAGCATTTTAGGGTTATTGTCTGTATCGAAGTACTTACAATATGCTCCCCAAAAGTCTGCAAGACAATCGTCAATATCAAGCCCTATTCTTAAACCTATGTTCATTGTTAATCTCCTTTTAATGACTTAGAATTCTTCTATGTCATAGATGTTTCCAATTACTATATCTGCTTGAGTGTTTAGAATAGTGATTAAATCCTCCCAATCGGATGGAATATCAATATCCTCATAATCTTCTGTAAAAGCATTAATAAACTTCTGCTGAGCATCAGAGAAGTTCCTTGCACGCACCTTCTCAATCCAGCAATGACCATCCCCATAACATGGGAGTAGGTAAGTTGTCATCGAATGTTATGCTTAATTTTAAGTTTTCTTTTATCTTCATCTGTGAGTATAGTCTTTCCTCTACCTACGTGCCACTTATGACATACGCTACACTTATAAGCCTGTCTTTTATGTATAGTCTTATCCTGCACATTGATAACCATAGCAGCATGGATAGCTTCCTTCTCGGTTTCATATGTAGTCTTATTCCTATACACTGGTTCCTTAGTTTCTGGGCTAATATAGAATAAGGTTCGGTGCTCACCCATATTAACACTGGCTACAATAGGAGGTAGTTCAACTAGCTTTAGTATATAACGCTTATCATCGTCAGTGGCTACAAATAGTTTACCATCTTCCCTAGAGATAGATTGTATTCTATCTGTATTGAAAGGGAATAGACTCTTCACATATGCTAACAAACTCACATCAGTTGTTGTCATACGTGAATAACTTTTATAGGTGTCAGATTAAAAGAACTCGGAGTTATTTGTACCTTATCCTTAGTAAGAATTACATTCTTACTTAACGACTCAGGTGGATAGAGATGTGTTTTTATCTTAGAAGTCTTCAGATACTCTACAAAGTGTGCTCCAAATGCAGCATTCTTTATATCGTGTTTCTGAATTATTTCCTCTAAGTATTCAAACACACCAGGTTCAATACCCTTATTGCTTCTACCAGAAGGCATTAAAGGTAACAATACATGATAGTAAATACTATCACCATATCTAACTGCAGTATCATAGAACTCGTCTACAGAAACCTTATCAGATATAATGTGATGAATATTTACATTCGTATTACCCCATGTCAATAGCTTATTAATAGCTCTATGTGCTTGGAGTCTTATACTAGGATTACCTAGGCTAACTGCAACTCCACCAACATACTCTTTAGTATAGGCAAGGATTTCTCCTCCCTTAACATTGTCTCTCGCTAAGATAAGACCATTAGTGGTGTAATTAGGGACTACTCCAGTATTATATACTGTTTCGAGGAACTCACAGAAGTCTGGATGCATAGTTGGCTCTCCAGTAGAACCAATAGCAATTTGGAATGGCTTACTTGTGTATAGCACTCCATCCTTTAACTCGGATTGATATAAACGCATCCATTTCTTCCATGTCTCACAGATGTCAGGGTAGTTAATACCACCATGTCCTGCTGATACATAACAGAAGTCACACTCAGCATTACATACAGTATTAATACCAACATCATAGAACTCAGCCATATCAGGAGGTAATTCCTTAGCTACCCCAGTACCTACTCGGATAGTCTTTAGATTTGCCCATATAGCCTTATAATTATGTGCAGGGAACTCTCTTACCTTAGTTCCCCAGCTTGTCCAATCTTTCATTCGTATTCTATTGTATAATTATCTTTAAAGTACTTGTCAAGAATTGCTTCTAATCCCGCCTTGTAGAACTCTGTCGGAGAATCACCGTAGGGAAGCCATAATGTTATAGCATTCTCCTCCATGTGTAGGGTAGGTTCCATTTCAGAATCATACCCTGGTAACAGGGGCTCTAACAGTTCATAAATTCCTACCAAATCATCCCCACTGATGGTGCAGAATATCTCCGAAGAGCTATTAGTAATTACATCAGAGAATGACTGAATATTAATTCTTAGTTGTAGCACGCTTCAATACAGAATAAGTCATTTATTTTGTTCAATATGGCAACATCAGCTGGACTTGCTTCACCTTTAGGAACTATAGATACTTCGGTTGATGGATATCTCCAATCACAATCAAAGTTTCTAACATATTCCTCAATAGTAGGCACTATATCACCTACTAGACCAGTCTTAACTAATTCAGCATATGCTTCAGAATCACTGATAAACCATCTAGAGTCATCTTTACGACTTCTGATTTCTTCAATCATACCTAGATATTCTTCATCAATATCGGACTTATCACGGATGTCTTCAAAGTATGATTCTAGCATATCCTCATAGTTAATGCTAACGGTGAATAAGTCATCACAGGACTTATCTGAACCACTAATCTTTAAAATTACATTAATAATATCTTTTACAGCATCAACAGTGTATTGTGTAGCCTCTTGATAGACTTCCATACTACTGTTAGTCACTACGTCGTTTAAAGATTGTAGTTTAAATTTCATCCTAAATGCACATTCCAACCATTGAATAAACTATTAATCTTGTCCCAAGTATCATATGGGATACTGTTATCGTCATTGCTTACAACCAATACCTTACCATCCAGCTCTCTCACATCGTCACGCTTACCAGCATTCCATACTGTAGGTTCAGGACCATTATAGTTCTCTAGGAACTCCTTCGCAATATTATCAAGAGGGTCCTTAAGAAGGTAATTGTTCTTAAGTAGAGTGCTCCAGTCCATACTATCAACAGTCTCTTCCCCATCCTCTTCGAGAGTTTGGTTAATAACTCCACCAACCCTATTCCAATTGTTATTCAGATATTCCACAAAGGCGTCATGGATAGGTTCCCTATATTTATTACTATAAACATAGGTTCTGTACTTACTCTGTGGGTCAATAATCTGGTATGGTTCGAATAGAAAGCCCATTCGTAAGTCAAGAAGGTCCTCCTTATCCTCTGGGTCAAAAAACCATCCATTAGCTATACTGAAGATAGAACCTGGATAACTCCAGTCCTCCTCAATTTCACCACTGCGGAGTTTCTTTCTCCACTCACGAAAGTCCTTTAATGAAAAAACCTCTGGATAACTAAACCCAGAGATAAATGTGTTGAGGATAGTATTGACTTCCTCACACGTCTTTCCAGTCTCCAAGATAAATACCTCGGATGAGCTATTAGTAATCAAATCACTAACCGTCTGTACTGGTATAACTAATATGTTCATAATTAATTCTTCCTTATTAAATCATAAAAGAATTCTTTGGACATCATAACATACTGTCCATCAGAAGCCATGTTGACTTCTTTATCAATTTGCTTATTCCATACTATCACTAATGGTCTGTCCTTACGAGGACATGATTTAATGATTTCTGAAATGGAAGGAGTATTCTTGGTACACTTACATTGAACATAGCAAGGTAGATGGTCTATAGTCTCTGCTATATCAATCTTATCATTATCCAAATTCTTGGATTCAGACCTAGCTGACTTTAGCCCAGCATATCCTAGCTCAGTAAGTTCCTTAATAATCTTCAACTCATAATTGTTTCCCTTGCGTCTGGCATACGCACCATTACGCTTCTTCCTTGGTTTCTCTACTACTTCTTCTGGCATATTCTATCAATTCTAAAGTTTTCTCTCGTCCATACATCTTATGAAAGTCTGATATATCTTTGGCTCCATAACTACGAGGGATCCACATACACTCTACATCAAATGACTTTCTAATCTTATTCATATTATGAAGACCAGTTAAGTCATTGTCATAGAATACAATAATCCTCTTAAATCTACTCTTCAATTTAGAGAATTGACTTTCAGTTAGGAATAGATTCTCAGAATTTGGAGCAATAGCTGTAATTCTGAGAGAATATAATGTCATAACATCCTTTAGACTCTTAGTTATTACTAAGACATCATCCTCCTTAGGGAGTTGTTTAGCACCTTGTAATAGAAAAGACTTCCAATTAGATAGGAATCTCAACTCGTGCTTCTTATTAAAAGGGAAGTAGATTCTCCACAATTCTGTTTCATTCTCATTCTTGCCTCTATAATATCCAAATATTGGACAACTCTTAGTAGATGTTGTAAAGAAATTACCATTTAGAAATACAGTCTTACAAGAGAAGACTCTAAATTTCTTCAGAATCTTCTCTGTAATACCAAATTGCATCCACCATTCAAGTTCCTCTTTAGAGAACTCTTGAATTTCTACCTGTATATTAGCCTCCTTACACTCTTTAAGTTCATTAGTACTAATAGTAACAGGTTTGGGATTCTTTTTAAGTTTCGGATGTTTAATGTAACCAAAGTCATTGGCAATCATCCTTAGTGCCTTATAATAGGTCAAGCCATATTTGTACATGACTACACTAATGAAATTGCCATAGAATGCACCACTAAAATCCTTCAAGACAATATCTCCACTCTTATTCCTGTAAAAGGAACAAGTGGGATTATTGTCTGCTCTCAAAGGTGATTTAAACAAACCCTTCTTAACTGGTATGCCTAAATAATATTCGAGATATGTTTCTTGAGATGCTCTGTCTAATAAATATTGTTTAGTAATCGTAGGTTCAAATTCAAGTTTCATATTAATTCATATGGTTTGTATTAGAACCACAAAGTTACTAACTATTTATTATACTTCAAAATCCAAGTCTTCGTTACCTGCTGCTGTATCGTCAGTAGCATCTATATCATCTTTTACAGCTGTAGGTTTAGCGTTCTTCTGCTCGTTCATCTTCTTAACTTCATAGTCAGAGAATGCTACAGTATCACCCAACCAGTTGTTGTTGATATAAGCATCACCTTCCTTGTTAATACCAACGAAGCTAGGCAAAGATGCATAACCCTTGCTATTTCCAATTAACTTCAACTTAGTCTGTTTGTTTACAGCCTTAGCCAAAGCCTTATTCATGATTTCAATCAGTTTCTCGAAATCGTCGGGCAATGTAAGACCAGATACAGCCTTAACAAACTTCTCCATCATTTCAGGAGCAAGATTTGTCATTACGTGAGATACAGTAAACTGAAGTTGTTCCAAAGCAGAAGGTAACTCCCACTTCTTACCACCAGTTTCACCAGTTACACGTTCGTTACCACCGTCACCAGGACAGAAGATAAGAGGTTCAAAGATTCCTTCCTCGCCAGAGAACTTAATCTTCATTGCTTTCCACTCGTTACCTTCTTTGTTTGTACCCTTAGCCAGCTCGATACCTTTGAACACTACATCATAGATACCCCATGCTTTCAGTCTTACTACTGCTGTACCTTTAACGTTATTTAGATTGAATGTCATTCCTGCCATAATATTAAAATTTAAATTTCAAATGATAAGTCGTCAATCTCATATGCTTCATCATTATCTAGGCTTGTGTCCAATGGTAAATCCTCCACTGGGTTTTCATCTTCTTTAATTTTAATATTATTATCTTTTATTTCTTCTTCGGACCTGTCCTTGTTACCAACTAACACGAACAAACCATCATGTCCCTTCCACGGAGTTACAGTAAATGTATCTCCATATTTGGACAATAAGTCGTTTGCATTGCCTCTGCAACTTACTGTAAGGCTCTTAGTTAATTTGTTACCAGACTTGGCCTTCCAGGCTGTATCAGTTCCTATAATAGGGAACATCAATCCACCCTTCTCAATAGGCTGATACTTAATATCTAACCTATTCTCCCATTCTACACCCATTAAGGATGCAGCTGCCCTATTAAGGACATATTTGTTAGACTCCAAGGTAATCTGAGGTTCAGCAGAATCCTCTGCTTCCTCAGCCTTAGTGCTCGCCTTCTGAGCTTTCTCTTTAACTTGCTCCTGCTTTAGAAGTACACACTCCTTAGTATCAGGATTATAGTCAAAGGTAATCATCATTTTTATAATCATTCCTCGTCGTTGTTATAAGCATCAATTACCTTAATAATCTCGTTCAAATCATTGTCAATTAACAAATCATCGAACATACCCATCGGAGTCTTTGCTACACACTCTCCGTCAGTATTAGTAAGGAACTTATACTCCATCCTGCCAGAATCGCCTTCCTGTACCTTAGTAAAGAATACATAGGTGAACAGACCTTCCAGAGTTACTTTCTCTGCCAATAACTTACCAATAGTCTTGATTGAATATTTAGGATTCATGGCATCACCGACATTCTCACTGTGAGTAAGGAATATCATTTTGCAATCATCCCTCATAGATTCTGAATACCTAAGTACTTCCATAGCGTGCTGAGCTAACTCAGTAAACTTAGTATAACCTACTTCGGTTGCTCTATCAACAAACTCATAACTCAACATATACTGCCAGTCATCAATGATAACCTGCTTAATATGAGGCATCTTTAGATTAACAATCTTCAAGATGTTAATGATTTTGTCATATTTAGAACTAACATAGTAGTTACCAACCCATTCAGAGCCTTCTTTCTTTATCTCCTTATACTTCTTCTTATATCCTTTAAAAGGTAAGGGCTTACCAGTAGTAGAAATCAAGAAGGTTTCTTCTGGGTTTAAATTCCTTAAACAAGTACTCTTACCAGTACCACTTTCACCAACAATCGCAATAGTTTCTGCTGCCATTTACTATAGAACTAAAGTCATTTTTGAACTAGAATCTTGTTGTTCTTCTTGAGTAATCTCTTGGCATGAATCTTCTAATGAATCAGTAATTAACCAATCAGGGGTTAAATACTTGTCATAGTTTGTAATCTTGGTTGCAATCGGAAGTTCTCTAAACAAGCCAGTCTTACCATAGAATCCGAGACCTACAGCAATGTCTGCTGCACCCCATCTATTCTTTAATACTACTGCACTTCTAAAGTTCTCTCCAATTTGTTTTATGTCATATCCTCTATACGAAGACATCTTCTCTCTAAAAGGATAAAATAATGCTAATACTATGTTGGCATCCTCTGCTGGATTACCAGTTCCCTTTAAATCGTCCAACTGAAGTTCTTGGAAGTTTAACTTCCTTCTCTCCACATTAGAGGAACCTCTATTTACCTGCATTACCACTACAGGACTAATCTTACATTTATTTCTAAACGAAACTAATGAAGAAGACATAGCATCCATTTCATCTTTCTTAGAATTACCAATAGAAGGTCTAGCTAAACCAATATGGTCTAAGATAACCAATATGATGTGATTGGGTCTAAGCAGAGTATATGTATCACCCTGGAACTTACCAAATTGCTTTAGAGACTCCATAAGGAAGTCTACCATTCGCTGGTTGTTCAAAGGTTTATCATATATTATCATGTGAGATTCAATCTTATCAAGCATCTCTAAGGATTGACATACTAATTCATAGTCCATATCGGACAGAGTTGTGTCTTTGCTTCTGGAGAGTAGCTCCTTAAAGGATAATTCAACACCAAATGTTTCATATATATAGATAGATAGAATCTTGCCAAGCAGTTGCTCAGCAGTCATTTCTAAACTGAAATATATAATATGAAAGTCTGGATTGTCAATATTCTCCATTATAGGCTTATAGATGAATGAATGTAATGCAAAAGAAGTCTTACCAGAGCCAGTACCACCAGCTATTAAGTAATATGTCTCTTGTGCCACACCATCCACAAATCTCTCTAGTTTAGGAAGACCCATTGATAAGGCATGATTCTCCCCCTTCCTACCTCTATCGATTAACTCCTTTAAATTCTCAGTTATCCTACCCATTAAATACTCTTGATAGTATCAAACCTCATAGTCCCATCTCCGTTCTTAAGCTCTGCAATGTTCTGCCAGATTTTACTTATCATAAAGTCGGCAATATTCATGTTAAGAAGATTACAGTTGTTATCCTTAGCCCACCTAATGAGTTCCAATACTTCATTGTGCTTATCCTGCTTCCAGCCTATAGATTTACCATAGGCATAATAGAACTCTTCTTCTGTACTAAATTTCTTAGCCCAGTTGTTTAACGGAACTTCAACTCCATTAATTAGTCCATTGTGAGGATAGGTCATTAAGAACTCTGCGCCTAAATCACCACTAAACTTCCTATAATTATTAAGAAAATTCTGGTTGAATATAACACATTCAGGGTCAAACTTCTGACCCTTATCAGGAACCTTATACTGTTTAGTAATGATTCCCTTAGCCTGGAGACTTAATAATAAATCTCTGAGATTGGTTCTAGTTACAGGCATAGTAAAATACTTAACTAGATATTCTTTATGCCCTTCTTCTATACTAGCTAGAAATAATAAGTCAATTAGTAAGACCTCTTCTGCTGTTAGTCTATACTTCTCCATCATTACTAATTGATTGTCTATTGTTAAACTTAGTTTTTCCAATTAAATAAATCATTAGCCAATAACTAACAATCTACTAACTGTAAAGTGTTTATTCTGATTTCTCAGCGTTGCCAATTACATACGGGTTCAAGAGTTCCGATTCTAACTCACTTACTCTATTTTGAATACCATCCATGTTATAGTACCTATTTAGCACTGTAGCGTAGTATGGATTGTTACTAGCTTGAGACAGCGCACTTTTTAAGAAGTTCGTGAGGCAAATCAACTCTAACATTCTCTCTGTTGTCATCTTATTACCGTGTTAATAATACAAAGATACTAAAAATCTCTTAAATTACCAAATGAATCTTACGTAAACTTTAGGCTGCGTAATAACCTATCACAATCGATAAATTTACCTTGATGGCTTACACTTAGAACTTTAAAACTTATATCTGTTGAAAACAACTTTAATAGATGTAGAAATTGTATAACATCTACTTTTGTTGTTGTAATTTCATCAGAGAAGTTACAATAAGTTACTTCAAACATTAGAACCTAAACATCATTTTAGTTTGCTTCTTCTTCTTAGGATTAAATGGTCTTCCCTCAAGGACATCTATAAGATTTTCCTCGCTAATAGGGATATATCTTCCAGTACTGGTAGACTTCCTAAACCATTCTTCTTCTACAGTTCCCTTAAGAACTAAAGTGAAGACTTCAGCAACTTTGCCCTCCTTCTGACGGATAACTCGACCCACTCTCTGTTTCTTAGTAGTAGAACTACTATTAAAGCCCAATATAACTGACACACTGATGTCGGGACAATTAAACCCTTCATTCAGTTTCATAACAGTATTCAGTACGCCACCATCCTGCTGTACAAACTCTTGTAAATTCATCCTGCCTTTCTTGACAGAATCTTTACCAGAATACACAGCACCATACTTAATCTTTTCAGCCATAGCTACAGTAGCACTAAAAGTTATACACTTCTTGTCCTGTCTATTCTCCAAGATTAAGTTAGTAAGTTCAATTTTCTTAGGATGATTATATATGTATTTCTTACGAGCCTGTAAGGTTCTACTAAAGCCCATAGCATGAACTAAAATCTGCTTATTAACAGTTTTAAAGTCTTCACTCTGGTCTTCTCTACATCTCTCTTTAGCTAACTCAGACCTTCTCTTCCAATCAGTTGCACACTTCATGGCTAGATTAAAGTCATAGTTAAAGTAGGAGAAATGTTCATAAAACTCTTTATTGACCTCTTTATAGACATCAATATCTTCTGGCTCAATAAGTACCTCATATTCTCGATAATCGGCAAGCCACTTATTCTCTATGGCTTCTTCTACAGAAATGGTATCCACAATAGGACACTTCTTACTTATAATTTCATCTTTACCATCCAATCTCTCAAAGGTCGCAGTTAACCCTAAGATTATTGTATATTGGACGTTTTTAAATATGTTCAGCAGTGTAGGTGCTCCCACTTTATGGATTTCATCAATTACTAGTAAAGTACAACTATACTTATTGACTGATGTATCATTCATGGTCTTAACTGAGCACTGTTGGAATAAGTTCCAATCAATTAGTTCTTGATTCCATTGTCTTTGAATAGGTTCACTTGGGACAACTATAATAACAGACTTAGTTGGATTCTTCTTAAGAAATCTACTTATAGCCATTAGTCCGCCTCTAGTTTTACCTACTCCAGTAGCCCAATTCAAGGTCCCACACAACTTGTTATCTACCCATCGTTGAACACCTTGTTCTTGGCGTTCAGTTCTACTTAGATTTCCAAACAAGTCCGCCATATACTATCAATTTTACCCTTGAATTTACTCTCTAATTCTATTGATAGTTATGTAAACAAAACTCCTATAATGAGTGAGTAAAACTCAGGAGTATATATGTAGAACCAATATAGATGAGTGTAAGCATTAAAGAGTATATCCTTTAGCTTCACAAACCTTCTTAATTTGGTTCTTACGAGTCTCCCACTGGTTGATGTGGAACTTAACCTCATCCTCCAAAGAGAATAAGATTCTATTCCTCAATGTTTCCAGTTGAGAAGTAGTAAGTTCAGAGTATTTCTTACTCTTAAGGTTTACCATAGCACGCAGTTGAGTGAATGATAGACCTTTCGGTGTCATATACAGGTTTGCAGTAGGGTTAAGACCGAGACGTTCTTTGGCTACTTCAGCCTTCTCACGGTATTCTCCACTTGCAGTCTTCTCAGTCAAGTCTTTGGATTCCTGCTGAGTAAACCATAGACCTTGTTTTAAGATAAATGTTAATGTAATATGCTGCTTGTTAAATTTACCCAACTTATCAAGACAGCCTTCGAGGACTAGTTCAATAGGAAGTCTCGCGAACTCCACAGGACAGTCCCCAACCAAAGCCTCCGAGATGAATGTTTCCTTGGTATCAATACCTTTGTTGTTATCAAGGAACACTCTCAATGAGGGCAAGAACGTAAATCTTGGAATACCTCTATCTTGCTCTAACCAGCGAAGGAATAACTCAGTATTACATCTTTCTCTTTGGTCTTTAATAATGTCCAACAGAACATATCGACCCGGATGTTCTTTGCTGTCATTATACAGCATTGATTCACAATGGTTATAGAACGTTCTTAGTTCTTTATCGGAACAATCAACAAGTCGTCTTTCTTCTTGTATGAATTGTCCATTTACTTCAACCTTGCGACCTTTCCATGTGAAAGTGTTAATGTCATTATTCTTCTTAGCAATAGCGGCAGCCAATTTTTCCTTCATCATATTGTTATTCTATATTATGTCTTTATCATATAAAATAATCTCTTTATTCAAATTCATCTTTTTATTACAGTATTAGATCTGATTCTGCTGGCTTCTCATAAACAAAGTCTATAAAATAAACTCCAGTAAAGCGGTAAGGTACTTTCTGACCTATTGTAGAGTCATACCAAGTATCCTCACCAGCTATTACCTCATTGTACTTTAAAAACCCTACATCACCTATCTTGAGAACCGGAGATTCCCACCTAGGTAATCGGGTTACCATTTCATAAGTCCCATTAGCTAAATTTTGGAAGACATAGATTATATAGCCACCTACATCTTCTCGTAAGGTTATTAACTTGGCATGGATTGTTTCCATTTACAGATACATTACTCCTACTCGTTCGTCGTAAGGAATGTTATCAGTAGCAGTCTCTACAGCCAGCCATTCACACTCTTCAATAGGATAACCATATTCGTTGGCATCCATTTCAGAGATTTCCTGAGCATAGAGTTCAGCTTCCAATAAGGATTCAAAGTTACCAGTTTCCTGGTAGTCTAACCTTCCCCTACGTCCAGAGTAGATGTTACATTCTATCATAATGATAAGAATTTTATAGTTAATCTTCCTTATCTTTGTATTTCCTACAACCGTATTTGGCATAATCACAAGCCGTGCCCTCTTGACCTCTGAAACAGGGGTATTTAGCACACTCCTTGCACGTACGCTCTGGATGTTGATATCTAACTCCATCCTTGTCTTTATCGAAGGAACTACTTAGTTGCTTTGCCATTGAATACCTAAGTCTAAGTATGAATTGGCAGACTCTTTAGCTATACCAGATAAATACGATTATACTAACCTCTTAAATGGGATTATAATTTTGTCCTCGACCCATTGTGCAAAGTTCTTATGATTACAGCCGAGTGCAAACATAACTACATAAATAGCTATCTTAGGCACTCCGAATGCTGAAAGAAGAACACATATAACAACGGCAGCTATTAAAGCTATAAGGTTCTTACCCTTAAAAATGTCTGTGAAATTCATACTTGTCATTTTAACAGTTAATAATCTTGTTTGATATCCAATCTAAATTCACCATTACGTTCAGTATTAGTAATACTAGTAGAAGGTCTGGGATAGTAAATAAAAATTGTATAACGGCTATGAACGATAAGACCATTACTCCTACTGTAAACTTCACTTTAGTAATAATGTTATTAGAAGGACCACACTAACAGTAACTCCACCAACTGTTAAGCTCTTATAGAGTTTCTTCTTGGATTCGAGTTTATCAATCTCTTTAAGCTGACCCTGTATTACTTGCTCAGAGACTTGTGCATGAAGCATGAGTCTGTTAATCTGTGCATTTCTAACTGAATCAGTTCTTTCATAAGAGTTAATCAAGCCCTCATAAGATGTTAATTGCTTTTTAAGCTCTGGAATCTCCAGTTTAAACTTCTTATGTTCCAAGAATATTAGATTGGTGGTCTTTAGCTGTTGAGGTGTAATTACTACTAATGAATCATTTACCAACTTCGGATAGGTATTCTGTGAAGAACACCACATCATCGGCAATAGACTGATTAGTAATATCAGTAAGCTCTTTCTCATACCAATGTTCGATTACATCAACTTTAACTTTAGAGGAATCTATTACATTATGTAATGAATCTCTCTCAAGTTTGAGCAAACTTATTTTACTATTTAGAGAGTCAATACGATTGACTAATTCTTCGTAGTTAGATTGTGGTTCCTTATTTGGAGTTAACCACGTATATACTAGTATTCCTATAAAGCATAGTGCTACTAGCCACAGTAACTTCTTACTCACCAAGTACGTAGTTTACTGCCTCAGCCATCTTCTCCATTTCCTCATCAGATGCTTCTGTAAGGTATTTGAATGTAGTTTCGGCTTCTCCACTGAGAGTATCAATATAACCCTCAATTCTTTCACTTCTGTGATACTTTTCAGCATCTCTGTCATATCCAGCCAAATAACGACCTGGATTTACTTTGAAATACTCAGCTTCTTGTTGAAGCAATGCCTTAACCATTGTTTCATTAATCAGCCCAGCATCAACAGCATATAGTGCATGATTACGATATTTCGTAGCTTTACCCTCAGCAATGGTCTTACCAAGAGTTTCATTGAACTCATCGTCAGGACGGCATACAGACACACCGATGGACAATACTTTCATGTCATTATCAATGGGTTCATCATCCTCTTCGATGTAAACTTCTGGCTCACCATGTAGGCTAACAGCAGCCATCACAAATTTACGTTCTTCACCAGTAAAGTCCTTAAAGCTGTCTACAATATATTCTACCTTCTTCATATTAAATGTAAATTATAAGATATTTCTAAAGCTAATCTCTGTAGTTCAATAATCTTATGCTTTACGAGATGGCTGCAAGCTATCGGGATTACGATAGAAGGCTAATATAGTGGACTGCTTACGCAACCATGAACCTTCTTCTCTAGCCATATCCAGAATAGTCCTACTAATGGACTCTTCTTCTACTTGTTCTTTAACAAGGCGACCTTCGTCTTCATCCTCACCATTTAACCACTGGAACGTAGCCCAATCGCCCTCTTTCTGAGCTTGGTCTACAATCTTATTAATACCCATAGTAGTTTCAATCTCCCTATCTACAGTAGCAGCAAAAGGCATAACTCTATTAACTATGTTTACTTTAATAGCTGGAACTGGTGGATATTGAAACAGGGCATCATTAGTAGTTAGATACTTATAAATCCACTCATGGTGAAGATACTCCTCAGCTGCTCTACCAAGCCAGTAGGTAGCTAATTTCGGTAATCCTTCTACATCGAAATAATTAGCAAAGGTTCTATACAGACTATGGTTAGCTAATTCAGCAGACATCTGCTTTACTAACATTTCTACCATAACACTTGATAATGTACACTTACGTCTACTTTCATCAATTACCTTCTCTGTATATCGCATTGTAGGCATTGCATCTACGGTTTGAACACCCTGCTTAGTTTCTTTTTGTTCTGGATTTCCTTGTGCGTCTAGTACTCTCATCAGTAACTAATTTAAAGTTGTTTTGCATCAAGTAATCTAGAGGTGCTGATAGCCAAGTAATAAACTTAACTAATCTATAATCTTCCACCTTCTTACTAATAGTTTCCTTCTTAATAGTTAAAGGTGTGTCAGCTGCATAGAACTGACTTCCTATACACTCAGCCCTATCTTTCCATATCTTATATAAAGATACTTCATATAGGAACTTAGGATATTCTGTCAGCTTATACTGCTTGTTTGAGTAGACGTTCTGGGTCGATTTCTTTACCATTCCAGAATGCTCTTATGATGGAGCTGTGTTCACTCTTATACTTACCTAACAGATAAGGTATATCTGTTTCCGGGCAGTTATGGCTATAGGTTGTCTTATCCAACCCTTTAACATTAACGGTTAGACGACCTTTAAATTGTGATGTTATTACAGGAGGCATCCAACGTGAATTAGGAGCTGGGAAACGGCGCTGCTTCTTCCAAGCCTTACGTTCTTTCTCAGTCTTAGTCCATACTGACGGGTCACGTGGTTTAATATGAGGATTACGAATTCCTAATGCAACCATTTCTGCATCATTGTTTACATCAACTCTCTTATCCTCTTCCTTCTTCTTCTCTTCTTTCTTCATTTTATTAACGAATTAGAGTTACACATTATAATTTAATTGTACTGCCACAAATAGTACACTTGTAGACTTTGTTTTCAGTGTCATATAAAGTATGTGTGGTTGGTAAGCCACATCTACTACAGGTTAATACCCTAACCGACTGAATACGTCTTGAGCCCTTCTCTGGGGCCTTCTTAGTTGAAGCCATAATTATGATTTTAAAGATTTAGCTAGTTTGGAGTCAGCCACCATCTTCTCTACTAAAGAAGAGTTTAGCAATTCTCCTAATCTCTTTACTTCTTCCTTATAATCTTGTACGTACTCTGAAAGAGTACCAACATCTCTCTTATTAGCTATTCTGTGATGAACTACTCTTCTAATACAGGTTTCTAAAGGCATACCATATCCAGCGTTCTTAAATTCCTGACGCTCTGGTTTACCTTTAGGTCTAACTGTATATAGTAATTCTAAATCCCAGAAATAATCACTAACTTCAGATGTTAACCTAAAATCAGCTTCCTCGATAACCATATTTATTCTACAGGTTAAATTGTTTCATTATCATGTCCATATGGGCATAATGTACATCTCTGAGAGTTTCCTTCTTGTATTCTAGATATTCCCTTGCACTCATAGGTTCTTGAGGTTTAGTTAACCGACAACACTCCCAATCAATAACTGCTTCTTCATAATTACATTCCCAAGCAGCTTTATGGTTTTGGATGTGATGTTTGTTGATAGCTCTATGTATCTTCTTGATTCTCTTAGTGCCTAACCAAGGGATAAGAATGTACATAAGAACTTTATCTAAATCATGAAACTTATACTTATAATAGCCAATATACTTCTTCTCAGTTCTGAGGAAGGCAGCATAATGTCTAAGAGTATATGGAATGTGTTTCCAAGAGTCTATAATATTCTGTATAATCATTGCAAGTTGTTCATTTCGACTACAATGTCATTGTTCACTTTCTTAATAGCCTGACTAAAATTATTCATTTTATCTTTCATCTTAGCTTTAAGTGCCACTATGGAAGCCTTCAGGTTATTAATCTCAGAATTTAGACTTGACTCCTTTTGTTGAAATTCCTTTTTCATTTCCACTCTAAATTTGAGGTGGTCTGGAAGGATTGAATAAAGGGAAATAAAGCTCTCTAAAACCTTTAACAACTCTTTATACTTAACAACTTTAGTAGTCTTATCTATTACTAGTACGTATGAATCACAATCGTTACCTGGTAAAACATTGATATACTTATCAGAGATAGTATTCTGCCTGCCAAGATGGTCACCCAGTCTAACTGTAATTGGAAATCCAGTCAACTGAAAATATTCTGAATTTGTGTCTCCAACCTGTTCTACTTGAGTAAATTCCTTCTTAGTTAGCCATGCCTTAACTTTACTTAGTCCTTTCACTTATTGACTTTTCAGTTACATTACCACGTATCTACAAAAAAATAAGGGTCAACCCATCTACATATGTAGACAGCATTGACCCCTAGTACTATTGTATGGAGTCGTTGGGAGCCAGAGACTCCAAGTAGCGATTTACTGCTTTCATTGCATTGTCAGGGATTCTTTGCACTTCTTCACTATGATTTACATAATGTAAAGTTGCACCTACGCCAAAGATGGCATAGCATTGGTTTGTTGAAGGAGTAAGTACACACAACACTGCTGCTATTGCAGTAGGTATTACGAAGTGTTTCCTCTTTACACCAGATTTCTTTACACCTTTAGCCACACAAGTTCTCGTTCCGCACACATCGCACTGAGAACTACATACTGACATAAAGAATAAGATAACTGATACAATTAAACCAACAATTGAAAGAACCATTAACAATGTATGAACAGAGTCAGCAATACTACATAAGTATAATACCCAATATTCCATACTATTTGAAAATTTTGCTTATTTGATAAAACAATTCTCTAACAACCGTAACTATAGAAGTACCAGCTAAAATCAAACCCCAAGTCTCCATAGAGAGAGGTTCAGTTCTAAACATAGCACCACCATATTGAACGATTAAGAATTGACCAACGAGAATAACTAAAGCTATGCCAGCAAATGCTGGATTCTTTAGTAAGCCATCAAAGATACTTCTCCTTTGTCCGAACACTCTTGCATTAAACAGATTCCACCATTGTAACAACACAAATATTGTGAAGAACTCTGTTAGAGATACTGCTTTAGTATAGAGTAAAGTGACTAAGAATATGAAGAATATAATACCAACTCCAAAGATTTCATACCACATTTGTTTAGTGATAATGAATGCTTTAGGACTTCTTGGTTTATCCTTCATAACTGCATCGTTGGCTGGTTCAGTTGCCAAAGCTAATGCAGCGAATGTATCCATGATTAAATTAACCCATAACATCTGAGTAACAGTGAAGGGTAGGTCTACTCCAATAAACGGACCAATACAAGCTATAAGAATAGCTACTACGTTAATGGTCAATTGGAATAGAATAAAGTGTTGTATGTTCTTATACAGACTTCTTCCCCACTTCACTCCTAGAATGATAGATGGGAATGAATTGTCGAGTAGGATAATATCAGCAGCTTCTTTAGCTACATCAGTACCATTGTTCATGGCTATACCTACTTCGGCATGGTTTAGGGCTGGAGCATCATTAGTTCCATCACCAGTCATAGCAACCACTTCTCCCATTTGTTGGAAACGAGTTACCAGAGTTTGTTTATCCTCTGGTTTGGTACGAGCAAATACATCTACTATTCGTAGAGGATTCACTTGTTCTCCAATATCACTGCCCAACATTGCTACTGGTACAAAATTGTCACTTATTCCTGCCTGTCTCGCTATTTCAGCGGCTGTAGCTGGATTGTCACCAGTAATGATTTTAACTTTGATGCCAGCTTCTTTAGCAGCTTTGACTGCATCTGGGACGTCCTTACGGATTGGGTCTTCAATAGCCATGAATCCGTTATAAGTGAAGCCATTCAGTTTCTGAGCATCTTCCAAAGTCATAGATTCTTTATAAGCAAAGCCTATAACTCGTCTACCTTTGTTCTGCTCTTCTACTTCTCCTTCAATGTCAGTAGCATTGCACATACCTCTAACTACTTCAGGAGCACCCTTTACTAAGGATATAAAGGCATCACCTTGTTTAATAATGGACATCATGAACTTAGTCTTACTTGAGAAATCCAGTCTGAATACTGGGGAGTTATCTCTCCTTATATCATCAAGTAAGTCACCTGCATCCATATGCTTAATTATAGCACCTTCTGTAGGATTACCAATAGTCTTATCTCCATCTACATATGCTGTAGAATTTGCTAAGGTATTAATAGTGATATATGCCCTATTAGGCATTACCTCATTTACAACCTTCATCTTATTCTCTGTTAGAGTGCCCGTTTTATCGGTTAGAATAAGAGTAGTTGCTCCTAGAGTTTCACAAGCGTGCATCTTACGAACTAAGTTATTAGCCTTAGACATTCTCTTCATGGAATATGCTAATGCTAAAGTAACTGCCATAGGTAATCCTTCTGGTACTGCAACTACAATTAATGCAACTGCAATCATTAAGAAGGATAACAAATCGTTAGTAATCTGCATCCAATCTTGTCCTACATAGGCTTGTTCTATAAAGAAGTATCTTACCAATAAGGCAAGAATAAGGAAACCAGCAGCACCAAATGCAATCTTATTGATAAGGTCAGCAAGACCATTTAGCTGCTTGTTTAGTGGAGTCTCTGTATCAGTAATCTCAGCAGCTTTACGAGCTGTCTGTCCAAATGCAGTATTATCACCTACAGCATCAACTACACCTACTACAGAACCTTCTTCGATGATAGTTCCTTTCAGTAATAGCCATGATGGGTAAGTTGCATTCAGTTCACCTTCCTCTTTAGGTTGTTTAGTAACAGCCTTAGATTCCCCAGTTAAAACAGACTCGTTGACTTTTAGATTGTGGGATTCATAAGCTGTTACATCAGCAGGAATTTCTTCACCAGCTGCTAGCAATACTACATCATCAACAACTAGGTCTTTACGAGCTACTTGAGTTACTATACCATTTCGCCTTACTTTGACAAGTGTATCATCAGAACTTGTAGTCAGCACATCAAATTTCTTAGATGCACTATACTCATTTATAAAACCGATAGTTACCGCTAATAATATAGCAGCTATGATTCCTATGGGTTCAAGGTATTCTGATTTAATAACCCCTAGTATTAATGCAATAACTGCGGCAACACTCAATATTTGAATTAAGGGGTCTTTAAACTTTTCAAAGAAAAGCACATACCAAGGGTCTCTCCTAGGTGGGGTTAGTATATTAGAGCCATGACACTCTCTACTATGACTAACCTCAGCATCTGTCAAGCCCTTTAACAATTCTATATTCATCTTTAAGTTATTTAATTATTAAAAGGTGGACAGTTATGCCCACCCGTGAGAAGTGTTTTAGTCTTCGTCTTCGAAGTAGTCGGGGAAAGCATCCACAAGGATACTCGGAACTTCATGTCCTTCTTCTGAACCCCACTCGTTGATAGATTCCAACAGTTCAGATTCAGCGTCGTCGATGTCTTCATCCTCGTTGATTTTGTCAACCAGGAACTGAGCCTCTTCTTCGTCAATCTTACCGTCTGCTAACAACCAAGCCATTACTGCTTCAGCAAAGAATGCATCAAATTCAGATGAAGTGTTACCTTCTTGAGAGTCTTTCTTCTCCCACAGCATTTCCACTTCTTCCTTTGTTACCACTCCGTCTGCCATAACTTCTTTACGAAGTTCTTCCACGTTTACACTTTCTTTACACATAATTGTAAGTGTTTAATAATTAAATAAAATTGGGTAATACCCTTTCGATTTCTCCTATAGACTGCCAAGAGCCTGTGTTACCAAGAGCCTTGAACTTCCACTCCCCATCCTTACGATAAGCATATCCTAAGATAATAGCTTCACGACCAACGAATGTTGTATCAGGGTCTTTACTATCATTATCCAGGTTATACTTAGCTAATACGTTAGGATTAGAGTTTGGACGGGTTACAGGACGCCCGTCAGCTGTTGTATAGATTCGTAATCCCATATAAGGAATCTTATCGAATCTTTGGTGACGATATGAATTGAGGATGAAAGCAACATACTCAACTTCAGGTCTGATTCTATCTAGTTCTACT